TTAATACCCCCCCCCCCCCCCCCCCCCCCCACTATAACAGTTCATCAGATGAAAAGAAGGTTCTAAATTACTGTGCGGAAGTGGATAGGTTTATCCCATATGTATATCTAAAGCTTGGCGAATCGAACATACCTGAGTGGTGCCCACTACCTGACAGTAAGGAGGAGAAATGACAGTCAATAAGGAAGGTTACAATGAAAATTGAAAGAGCTATAGAAATCAAATCTCTTACAAGAGAGGAACTTCTCAGTATTGACCCTGATGAGATAGCCGAAGCGGATAGACTAGGCATTGAAGCCCTGAAGCGTACTAACGCCCGCCGTGAAAAACTTAGCTGGGAATTCGAGCCACTATTACCTGGAGAGACAACTGATGTTTAATAACAGTAAGGAGGCTGAGAAATGAAATTTAGAGTAAGATGGTTTTGGAGGAGCATCATCTGTCTTATAAAGGGGCACGAGGATATTGTTGCCCTATACAATCCAATAACAGGTAAACGGGATATGGGGTTTATCTGTGCTAGGTGTGGTAGGATAAGATTGCAAAATGCAAAATGGTTGATGTGAGGAGAAATGAAACAGTATAATTTTGTTGCAGAAATTTCGTCTCAATCTAATCCCAACAAGCACTATACTATTAAAGTAGATGAACATGGTATGTTTAGTTGTAATTGTTTTCCAGAAGGTACATTTATCCTTGGGGCAAACAAGAACATTGAAGATTTAGTTGTCGGGGATAACGTAGTCAATATTAAAACAGATATAATAAGTCAAGTATTAACACGACAAGTAAATGAGGATTTGCTTTGCATAAAAGCCACTGGGTTGTTGCCAATTAGCTGTACATGTGAACACCCATTTTTTGTGGTAGAACATTATAGATATGGAAATGGCTACAGATTTAGCGAGCCATTGTGGAAGCTTTCTGGACAATTGGAGTATCATAATAGGAAGAAAAGTAATTATCTTTTGATACCACGACTTAAAACTACACACGTGGTCAAAATGTTTGATTTGACAAAGTATGTAAAAGCACCAGAGTGGCGGAATCGTGGTACACGACAAATAAAACTATCGCAGGATTTTGCTATGTTGTGTGGTTGGTATGTTGCTGAGGGAAGTAAAAATAGCAATGGGTTTACGCTAGATTTTAATAACAATAAAGATAGAAGTGATGCTTTACAAGTACAATCTTATGTCAACTCTATGGGTATTGGCACTTCAGACGAAGTTGTAGGTAACTGCTATCGTTTAACAATACACAATGAACCATTAGCACGATTTATGAGTGACCACTTTGGTCGTGGTGCAGAGAACAAGAAAATACCTAATTGGATATTGATGGGAGAGGAATTATTAGCTACCTCATTTTTAGAAGCATATCTTAAAGGGGATGGGTCAAATTCTGGTTTTAGGTTTTCTACTACTAGTAGGACACTAGCGTTACAAATTCAGTTACTTGCTGCAAGATTTGGCAAGTTGTATACCTTGTGTTTAAGTAACAGTCGCAATACTTATATTATAAATGGAAGAGCTGGCAACGCAAAAGTTCAATATTGTGGTAGTCTTGCAATAAAGGGGGCAAATACACATTATTACTCTATGCCTGATTGGATTGCAACATCTATTAGGTCTATTGAACGTTACAAATATATTGGAAACGTTTATAATTGTGAGGTCAATGATAAACCACACTATATAATTTCTAATGCCTATGTTCACAATTGTCCATCTTGGATATTTAATACTCGTAGAAACAGAACGTGCAAACATATCATAGCTCTGCGGGATGAGGGTTTGACTGTTAATGGTCAGGGTCGGCTGATTATGGCGGTTGAAGAAACTAGTGATGTCTATGGAAGGGGTACACAAAAGATACCCATAATGTGCAAAAACTACCCTGAACAATGTGATGCTTGTAAAATGCGGTTTATTTGCTGGACACAGCGTGAAGCCGAGTTCGATGTGAACAAGTTACGTGAAGCTGGAATTTATAAAGATAGATAATGATAAGAACACTTAAATGTGCGACAAATATCTCAGAACTTCTGTTTGTTTGCCAACAATATGGTATTCTACCTATATTAACGGAGTCTGTATTCTTGGGATTAACGTTGGCAAGAGTATTATATGAAGAATACCCCGACAATAAATTAGCATTACTTGACAGTGATACTCTACTTGAGGTTATTTCCTACGATGATGAAACAGAGTTACTTCTTTATATGAAGCAGAAACAATTCAATTATGGCTTCAAGGTTGGAAAGGATGGAGAGGGAGTACCAATAGACGAAAACTTTGTGAGGGAAGAAAAATGAAGAGAATAGATAAGGGGGTATTTTTGCTGGTTATCCCATCATTTATATTTGGGCATGTGGTGGCTACATTCCCTGTTTCATGGATAGCTGGTGCAACCGTAGCTTGGGGAATTTGCTTCATGTGTGGGGTATATTTTCTATATCAGGGTAGCTATAGATAGGGGATATTTAGATTAATCTAAACTGTAGAGAAGTCCAAAAAGCTAACGGCAACAAAGCTTGCGATAATTGCAGGTTTCGTTACGAGTGCTTTACCTCGACTGTTTTCTCCTTTTATACTGATACTCAATGCGGTGCTTGTAAAGGAACAGGTATCTATGTAGGTATGGGTGAATTGGATGGAGCAGGAGTTGTTTGCAACAAATGTAAAGGAACTGGCAAGTCACATATTCATGTAGAATGGATTGATTTTAGAGGACAGCAAATAAGGGACAAGATTAAGAGGGTATTTCAAACAAATCCTGGCATTGGGGTTGGGGAAGGGGGTAAGGGTGGGGAAACTTTAAAGCTTGAGGATTTTGGTGGAATACCTTATAATGAATGGCTGAAAAATCCAATATTTCCACCAAAGTCTGAAATGAGAAACTATGTTTGTCCCGCATGGTGGTATCAATTGGCAGATTATAGTAAGAAACCACGTTGGGATTGGTGTAGGATAGGTGTCAGTTCATTTACATCATGTGACCATTTCAAAGACAAACACGAATGTTGGGAGAGGTGGGATAAGGAATATGGTTCACAAAGTGTGTAAATGTGGTGCAAGATTGATTTTAATTTGGGTAGGTGGTGGCAAAGATTGTGGAGAAGGTATTCCTTGGTACGCTTGCCCCATATGCGATAAAGAAGAATTGAACGTCAATAAGGTGAGAAGTGATGGGATACACAACAAACTTTAGGGGTGAAATAGCTATTGAACCAACCTTGAACAGCAAGGAGATAGAGTATTTACAGAAGTTCTCCAAGACTAGGAGAATGTTGCGTAAAAATGGGGAATATTTCGTTGACGGTACTGGTGTGGCAGGGCAAGGTGAAGACCCCGACATAATAGACTGTAACACCTCGTCCCCTGAACAACCAGGTTTGTGGTGTCAGTGGACACCAACCGAAGATGGCAAGTATATTGAGTGGGATGGAGCTGAGAAGTTCTATTGTTCAGCCGAATGGATGTGGTATATTATTCAAAATTTCCTCAAACCTGACCCTGTTGCTAAAACCAGATTTCCAAAACAGTTTGCTTTCTTAAAGGGGCATATTTGTGATGGAGAGATTGAAGCACAGGGTGAGGACAACGAGGATAGGTGGAATTTGGTTGTCAAGGATAATGAGGTCTTTGTTGAGCAAGCTCATTGGGAATTTGACAGACCAGAACGAGTTGTGAACGAGGCACTCGCTATAAAATACTGCTACGAAACCAATAAACAAAGCGAGAAATGTAATAACTGTGACTTACGATTTAAGTGTTATACAGGAGCACCTGAGCCAAAACCAAAGTATGGTAGTTGGGGGAATAATTCTTTTTGGGAATAATGTATTTGAAATTTGATAACAAGCAATGGAAAGTAGAGCATAAGAATGAACGAGTAAAACAGCAGGTGGTTTTGTGCGGCGGTATGTGGAGCTTGACTTACAAAACGGCATGTGTTATAATATAGACAATGAGTAGTAGAGGGGTGACTACCAAGAGGCAAGTTTGAAAAATTGGCTTCAACATTTTCTGTCAAATAGAACGATGAAGAAACTTTTATTTAGCTGTGATGGTAAGGAATACTACGCTAACGGACACACTAATCATCGAATGAAGGTCAGAAAAATTATGTGCTCAGACATTGAAGCTGTGGTATTAAAACCTGATAAGATAGAGGAAAAAGGCTACGGGACATTATTTGAGGGGTGCGTGATACAAGGGTTATTACGAGTTTATTGCAGAGAAAAACCAACAGGATATGTTGAGACATTACACATTGGAGGGGAAATGGAATTAACAAAAGCGGAACACAAGAATAACTACACTTGGTTGGGGTTGACACTTGGTAAATTGCTTGCAATTCAAGCGGCTCTAGAAGAAGCGGAAAAAGCAGGAACACTTACTATTGTTGGGAATGACGTTAAGATATTCCTAGACCGTCAAGTGTTAGGTCAGCAAGAACCTTTTGATTAAATGAAAACATTTGTATCTACGCATCCTACATATGAGTGGAGAAATCCTCACTCAACTGGCAATGGAATGTTGGCGGAGGAAATGTGACAACTGTCCAATTTACGCCGAATGTTCAAGGGTTGATGGGGTAGCTCTTGGTGATGGTGGTGATGGTAAAGAGATTAAAGTCTCCCATCGGTGGGCATTAATTAATCTGGAATACCATAAGGGTGGTATCTGGTTAGTATGGAAGAACAGCAGGGCAAAGAAAAAAGATGGGGAGTTTTTAGAGATGTTCTTTCAACCATTATGGTGCGAGAACAAAGTTAAATGCGATGAATGTGAACACAGGTTCTACTGTTACACGAATAAAGGGGCTATTGTTTAGATGAGACTCTACACTCATTGTTTGAAACAATATAGTAGATATGACAAATCAGGAATAGCTAAAATTAAAAAGTCTCTTGAGAAAGCAGATTTTTTAATTGGGGAGAAAGAAGCTAATATTTATTTTGCAAGGCACTTTTTCCCTAAGCTTAATAAAAAGGATGTTGGTTATAAGGAAAAGATTGAAGCCATAACATATATCTCAAAACGATACAGAGAATTACGAGATAATTTAGAGTATGCTAATAAATCTGATTTAGAGCTAATACAAGTAGCTGACGAGGAAGTTACTGCATTACGGCTACATCACGGTCGCAGCAATAAAAGTAAAAACAAACTTCCAGATTTGAGTAGTAGTAAGAAATATAGAATAAGAGATTTCTTGAAGCAGATGCCAGTTTATAAAACATTATATTTGTTTTGTCTTGAAGATTTAACCCGTGAAAATGGGTATTTAGTGGAAATGGAAACAAAGATGCTTATTGATTGGGGTAGTGTTAAAAAGAATATTCTACTCAATAATTTGAGTGAGTGGGAAAAAGTTGAGCGTGTAAGACAGTATTGTGAGGAACAGGGGCATAATGTTAAGACGAAACGTGGTAATATGCTTCAAGTTTTAGCAGAATTGAAACACAGCACAAAAAGATGTTTAGTATACATCAATGGTGCTGGATATGAAACCCAACGCCCACGTTTGATATTAGCGATAAGAGAAAAACTTCCAAATGCTACTGTTGTAATGGTAATGGCTGATGTTTACAGATTTGGTCAACAGATAGAGTTCAGGATACTTGCTAAAGAACTAACATCAATTTATGGAATATCAAATATCTATAAGATAGGTAAAAAGGGGAATAAAAAGCATATTCGTAAAGACATATTCAATCTTGTTTTACAATCCATCCAAGCACAAATTGGCAATATATTCTTTGTGAGATATGGATGGGGAGGGAAACAAAAGAAATGCCTAGCTTTTTCGCCATCAGAACGAGATAGAGAATACGTGCGAATAGGTAGACATTATCAACCATTTATGAGGTTTAAGAAAGTATGTTCTGGATAATATTTGGCACAGCAAGCTTTACAGCTTTGATAATCAGTTGGGGAATGATGTTCTGGTTCTCCAAAGGTGCGATGAAAGCAAGAGAGGTTGCCAAGAAGAATGGTTTCTGTCCTGATTGTGGAGCACCACTTCTACACAAAGGTAAGCACCTAAAAAAAAACAACTGATAGGATTTAAGAAACAACCAATGGGGTTTAAGAAATGAGTGCGATAGTTACTATAAAAGGTTACCGTCTCAAACTAGAGACTAGCGATGAAGTAGAAATTGAATGTCATATGTGTGGTCGGTGTGGATATGAACACACCAAGCTTATCGTAATACGCAACGGCAAAGATATTGCTTGTCTCGGTGACCACATTACACTCCATGGAGAAGATGAAATCTATGGTGGAGTGTTGGTAGATGAAGATGACAATGCTTTGCCAGACCCTCATTGGGTAATTCACATCCTGCGTAATAATACATCCTGTATGACAGAAGATAAAATGTATTATGTGGGACTGTGCGGCAGAGTTCTTGACCATACACTTGAGAACAAGCACGATAGAATTACCTTTATAACTCGCTTGGGAACAATAGATTCCACATTACGTAAGGAAGAAAAAGATAGGGTATGTCTTGAATGTTTGGAGATTTATAGTGGGATGGAGCGATGAGATGCCACCAATGCCACCAACAGCACCAGGGTACAAACCAAAAAGCCTCTGTAAATTTAGAGGTAAGATTAGTAAGTGTAACAAATGTAATCATAGATTTCAATGCCTCACTGAGAGAAATTTTGACTATTCCCTCAAATTTGAAAGGGACAAGAGGTATAGCTATAAACGGTTGTTAGGAGTTTTGAAATGATAGAAACACTGGCGTGGGTTTTACCACGCCCAAATAAAAGTAAATACATAGGGTCATTTCCTCTCCACTTCGAGCAAAAGCTCTTAAAGGAATTAAATATAGACCCTGCCATACATAAGATATTACATCCATTTGGAGGGCAAGCGGAGTTCGGGTTACGAGTAGACATAGACCCAGAGGTCAACCCCGATTTTGTGGGTGATGCTCACGATTTACCATTTGAGGACAACACATTTGATTTGGTCATACTAGACCCACCTTATAGCGAGGAATATGCTGAACGGCTCTATGATACCAAGAAATATGGTAAACTTAGGTTCAGAACATATACCGCAGAAGCCGTCCGTGTTTGTAAAGAGGGAAAATTTGTCGTCATGTACCATTGTTTGGCGACTCCCTCAATTAAAAATACTATTTTGGTGAAAAGAATATTGATGGAAACTAGGTCCTGGCATAAAGCGAGAATAATACATATCCACAAGAAGGACAGTTTAGCTTGGAAGAAATGAACAGAGACAAATTAGGGAAATTTGTGAAGGGACAGTGGCTACTCTATACGAAATATAGTGATAGCTTGTCACAAATGTAATAGGGTCAAATGGGATGTATTTACTGGGATGTATTTACTGCAAAAGAAATGCACGAAATTGCTGAGAAATATCTTATACCAAAAAAGCTAGTAGGTAATTATTGAAATGAAACCAGAGTGTAAGCTAACAGAAGAAGATGGCAACGTCTTCAATCTCGCTGGGATAGTAACTAGAACTCTTAAAAGGGCTGAACATAGCGAAGAAAGATGTGAAGATTGCCACCACAAGTTCAAATGTTACACTGAACGGGATGGGGTTTGTTACTTGGTAGAAGAATTTCAAACTCGATTACATGAATGTAAGAGTTATGATGAAGCCTTGCAACTTATGATGGAGTATGTGGAGGTCGTTTAAATGCCTACGAAAAAGAGTGAAGAAGAAGGAGTCTAGCTCTGTGGTAAATGCCATCACAAGGTTGAGATGTATGAAAGAAAAATAAAACCAGAATTTGTAGAAAAATGGTTGAAGCTAAAAGAAAAAATTGAGGCTGAAATAAAATGCACATGATTGTCAAAATATTAGTTTTTGCAGAGGATGAGGAAGATGCAGTAAGTGAGGCTCACTATGTCTTGGATAGGTTGTGTGGAGAGGGTGAACCTTTTGATTATTTTAGCACATTCAATGATAAACATGCTTTGGAACGTTGGGGTGAAATGCCACCAGCAGTAAAGGTTTGTGCTGATTTGGGGTCAGACAAGTGTGACAAGTGTTCTGAACGTTTTAAGTGCTATACCATTCAGACGAACTCCATGATAGAGGAAGCCATGCAGAAAACTAAACAAGAGTTCCTTGAAAATCTTGCTCCTATGAAGAAACTCCTTGCCACGCATAATGATGACCAGCTTTTTGAAGACCATAGTTTTATGTTCCGTTGTTATCAGATTGGGCAATACAAAGGACCTTGTGTCTCTCTTTATGACCAAGATGGTGAGGGAATAAGGGATAATGAACACCTAAACCACGTTTTGAGTAGGTGGGCTTGTAATCACGAAGGTAAACCAGACCCCGAATTGCGGGATAAGAGTATATTTTGTGTACCTGCTGACGTACATTATTGAGGTAAATATGGTAAATCTAATCCAAGTTGGATAGGTGGAAGGAGCAACACAAGACTTCGTTTTACTTGGGATAATATGAGAAGACGATGTTTTGAAATAACAAACAAAGCATATAAATGATGGTGATTATGAACCAAGTAATTGTCAATGGATACCATTAAAAGAGAATTGCAAAAAAGAAGACTTACGTGGAGGAAAAAAATAATGTCAATCCGTGCCCAAATCGCCTTCTATGAGGAAAAAGAAACAAATCTTAATAATTGGTCTCAACTTTTATATCGTCATTCTGACGGGTATCCTGGCACAATGAACGGATTGGAGTATGGTGTTCTTCCAGATATTGTTCCTTTCCTACTTTGGTGGAGCAGGGGGAGAGGACTTGGAGACTGTGAGTATTGTTCTGCTAGATTACTTCAATATCTGTGTAACAAGTATGATAAGATGGTGGATGACATTGAGACAGAATGGAATACTGATGTGGTAGTGACAGAAAAACCAAAATTTACAGGAACTTTAGGATATGGCATCAGTACAGGCTTTCATGGTGATATTGAATACTTTTACGCTGTTCATCCTGATAAGTTAGAAGTATACGAAGTACCTCACGATGAGAACTGTGCGACTTGGAAAGTGATAAAGACGATAAAATTAGCCACAAAAAGGGCTTGACATTTATTCTGGCTTATGGTATAATTATAGAGGATGGGATATAAGGAGGAATAATCTATGGTCTGATAAAGAAAATTTTGTAATGGGATATATTTATTAACGTATTGGGGAATGTCCCTCAACGCAAGTAGAAAATGAGTTATATACAAATTTGGATTACGCTTTGAAGTAATGTGCTTCAACGCACCTTTATGTTAGATTATGTTAGATACTAAGACTTGAATAGGTGAGAATGTGAAAAGAAAATTTCCTTAGAGGTTCTAGTGGGGTGGATAAAATGCGACACCTTGCCAGTGGATACCAATTTCTGAGAATTCTAGTAAAGGCTTAAAAAAGTGCCAGTAAATCAACATTATCTTGACGGTACTCTCATTATCTATCCTTCAATATCACAAGCAAGCAAATTTACTGGCATCAATAGTGGTACTATTTATAATGCTTGTAATGGTAAGTGCCAAACGGCAGGAGGGTATAAATGGAGTTTAAAGATAGATGAGAATTGAACGTGTGTGGAGTATGCCAAATAAAGAAACATTTAAGATGAAACCCATTGCAGAACTTCTAAAAGAAGAAGTTGGTGATGGTTTATGGGTAGATCCACTCTGTGGAGAGAATAGTCCCGCACTCATCACAAATGATTTGAACCCGACAATCAAAGCGGATTGTAATATGGATGCAGTGGAGTTCTTAAAAATGTTTGCTGACAAAACTGCTGATGGTATTCTCTATGACCCTCCCTACAGTGTAAGACAAGTATCTGAGTGCTATAAACAGGTGGGTTATCCTGTAACACAAGCAACAACTAGAGCAAACTTTTGGTCTGATATAAAGAAAGAAATTGCAAGGGTTGTGAAACCAGGTGGCAAGGTAATTTCATTCGGTTGGAACAGCGGTGGAATAGGAAAGGTTTTGGGATTTGAAATAACAAGAATATTGCTTGTTCCACATGGCGGAATTCACCAAGATACGATTGTTACGGTGGAAGTAAAAAAATGAAGAGATGTCATGGGAAATCGAGAAGTATTTTTCACCAAGAGGAAGTGAATGTCTTATTTGATAATTAAAACCTATGATGACTTAGGAAGGTATGTTAGAGCTTTTAGACGAAAGCATATAGGTTTGCTTATAATTGTATCAAGAGCAGGGTTGGGTAAAACTTCCCTAGTTGAGGAAGAACTAGAAATAGAAGCCCCACTTGTTTTTAATTCTCATGTTACACCTCTTTCCTTTTACCAAGCTTTAGCAGAGAGGACGGCAGAGGAAAGTGATTGCCTTATTGTTATTGATGAGGCGGAAATGATGTTTCAAAACAGCAAATTAAAGACGATGTTAAAATTACTTTGTGATACTAGGAAAGAGAAAATAATTAAATATATGTCAACAACTCCGCTCCTCAAAGGGTTGCCTAAAGAGATAACCTCAAAAGCTAAAGTAATTATGCTTATCAATACTCTCATACCTTCCGATGAGAACATTAGAGCAATAATGTCAAGAGGACATACAATCAATTTTGAACCCCCAGACTCAGAAATCTTTAACTATCTTAATATTGGCAAATGGGCAGAGGATAAAGAGGTTATAAATTTCATAAGAGGATATGCTCCGCTTTCCAGAGCACTAACATTGAGAACATACGTTAAAGCTGTTGAGAGTAAAAAATCCAATCTTGATTGGGAAGCTGAAATTATGACTGAGTTAGAACTAGACCATAGGCTGCTCACTATCCAAAGATTGTTCAAGAATTATAAGAGGGATGGTGAGAGGTTAAAACAATGGATTGCGGAGACTGGTGAAGGTCAAGCAACCTATTATCGTTATAGAAAAATCTATCTAAGCAAAGTGCTCGGTAGAAAATCTCCAGAGGATGAAAAAGAGGAGATTACATAATCTACGCTCAAAATTTATCATTTTATCACGGTTTTGGAGATGGGGAACTTTAATGACTTTTTTTGTGTCTATGTTAATAACCTTATTAATAATACTTATTGTGGTGAAAAGGTAATGTCAACGGGAGTTACTATCAAACTTGAGGGTAATCAAGAATTTAATGGGTTTGATTGCAGGGGTAGGCGAAAATCACTGTGCGATGGTTGTAGACTGAGGTTTTTATGTTTATCAGAACGGAACGAAATACAAATTCCGCAAGATACTATAAAACGATATAAGATAAAAGATTTAAGGAGCGTGGCAAAATATATGTTTAGTGAGGGGAAAATACCCTATGAAATTGAAGAACAGCAACGCACTACTCCTTCTGGCGAAACTGAAACTAAACTTGTAATGAGGGTGAAGGTATGAAGAAACATTACTATGGTGACGTGTTTGAGGGTATGAACTTTCAAGAGATTATCAATTATTGTTGGGGTCACATCGTAATTGGTATTGGAAAAGGAACAGGAAGAGATGAACTTGCATCCATGATGTTACTCTATCAGGCATATTGTGCAGAACAGAGAAGTAAAAATGAGGATAAGAAATGACAGAAAGACCAGAGATACAAAGGAGTTGTTATGAAAGAGAATATAGAACAAATGAGAGAAAGACACAAGGTAGAAATTGAGCAGTTGCAAAAGTCGTGCCATCATAACAAGCACCATAGGTCTGCTTTTACATGGACACCAGGGCATTATGGTAATGATGTAGAAGTGTGTGATGATTGTGGTAAAATCCTAAAGAAGTATCCTAAGTACCAGTTACCTAGCTGAAGAACTGAATATGCTGGTGTCCCTTTGACGAACTAACGTAGTCACCATAGGGGCGAGTGATACAGGTCTAGGCATAGCACGCTGGTCACGAAGTGTGTGGGAACAGCCAGCAAGCCAGCTACCCCGACAGGGGAGGGTAATAGGTCTACAAGGGAGCGATAGTATCAATCTAGCCGACACTAGCTGGCAAACCTGAGCTGAAAGGCATTGATATTCTAGTTAACTAGACCCTGCCAAGTAGGCTCAGGCAAGAACCTTGTGGGGTGAGAGGCTGCACGATAATTCCTCTTAATGGGGACGTTACACCAGCCTCTCAGGGAGAAAACAAAGAGGAGGTGAAAGGAAATGAATTGTCCGCACTGTGGAGGTAAGTTATTGGAGCTTTGGGACAAAGACAAAAGGAGTATATGGATTGCTTGTCCCATCTGCGACAAACCTGAACTTGACGAGATGAAAAGGTTGAAATTGGAAGATGATATAGATAAAGTAATGGGAGTAAAGAGGTGACATAAAATGAAAATCTATCACCAGGAAATAATCAGCTGTTATGCTTGCCCCAACTATAATAGACCATTTGACAATACAATATCTCTGAATTTCTGTCGAGGAGCAGGTAAGTTAATTGAGGATGAATATCTAAGTTTTAGAGATGCGAAGATACCTGAGTGGTGTCCACTACCTGACAAAGAGGTAATAAAATGACTTACTTAAACTACGAAGAGGATAGAGTTTGGTGGTCTTATTGTCCACGTTGTGGAACTAAATTATTAAGGGTGAAAGGGGTAAAGAATTTCAAGGATTACTACGGCTTTGATATTCCCGAAGCTCCCGAACTAAAGACAAAACTGGAGTGCAAAACAGCACTTCTATCTCACAAACTCTGGTTAGAACTAGCCCTGACTGATGCTCTCACAGGAGTAGATGCCTTTATAAGAGAGAAAAAAGATGGATATAATAAAATGCGGGAGTTGCATAAACGATGATAAAAGCTACATCAGGTAAATGTGAAGAGTGCCCACTAAAAAATAATGTTTATGTACCGTCTGAATTACACGACTCAAAGGTATTGTTTTTAGCAGAGGCTCCTGGATACCATGAAGCACAAGAAGGTAGACCTTTGGTTGGAGTGGCAGGTCAAGACTTTAATCGAATCGTTGAATCTTTAGGTGCAAAACGGGAAGATGGAAACTATATAAATGTTGTTACGTGCAGACCAACTAAAGTAGTGGATGGGAAAACATACAACCGCACACCAACTGATGTAGAAATACGATGCTGTAATGACCGCTTGTACGCTGAGGTAGAGGCACTTCAACCAGTAATCATTGTTTGTATGGGTAAGATACCTTACGTTGCTTTGGGTGGTGATACAAAGGTTGCGATGAAAGATATTGTAGGAACTAAATTTACTTGGCGACAGAAGTATAGTGTGATTGTAACATACCATCCAGCGGCAATTGCACATTCTGGAGGTACGGGTACTGAACGGGGCAGACTGATTAGGGATGAAATTGAGAAAACGGTAAAGGAAGCATTAAGCATTAAACATATAGATAAACAGTTACGACTTGTTGATGCACCTGTTGAATTTAGTGAACATCTTCAACCAATTTTAATTGAGTTGGAGCAAAGGAAAAGAGCTTGTCAGAGGTGGTGGGGAAGTTCTGATAAGTGTAAAAATTGTAAGCAAAGGTTCTATTGCTTTAGATGAAGGAGGCAAGTTTGAAAATTTGGTTTCAACATTTTTTGGATATTTGAAATATGGGAGGTTAAAGTGGGAACGAGGCATTTAATCTGTGTAGTAAAAGATGGTGAATACAAGGTTGCTCAATATGGGCAGTGGGATGGTTATCCTGACGGTCAGGGCTTAGACATACTTAACTTTTTGGCAAATGAGATGGACAGACAAGCTTTTACCTCCAAAGTTAAAACCTTGACATGGATAACTGATGAGGACTACAAAACCCAATGGGTAGAATGTGGTGCTAGTAAAGACTTAGATTTGGTATCAATGGATATTGCTAAATGGCACGCTGCAAAACATCCAGAAAATAACCGTGACACGGGAGCAAAAATACTCTCTATTATCCAAAATTCCGACAAACCAATAAGGTTAATCAATCAATTAGAGTTTGCTGGTGACTCATTATTTTGTGAGTGGGTATATGTTATTGACTTGGATAAGAATACCTTTGAAGTCTATAAAGGATTTAATAAAGAACCACTCCAAAGCGATGAAAGATTTAGTATATTTGAAAAACGTAATGAAAGCATTGAACTAAATGGACAGGATATAATCAAATCAAGGCAAAACTACTATCCTGTAAAGCTTGCGAAAATATTCGAGCTAAACAATCTTCCTTCTGGCAATGAATTTCTCTCCTTCTTCAAAGATGACGAAGCTAAAGATTAGGCTTGACATTACTTACGGCATATGCTATAATAAGGATAATGAATAGTTATGGATTGGATTTATTAAATAAAAGATTTGGTCGTTGGTTAGTTATAGATAAGACGACTAATAAACATAAACAACCTGTTTGGCTTTGTAGTTGTGATTGCGGAAATGAAAGACTATTATTAACAAATAAAGGTTACATTATCGGCAATGTTCAGTGGGTACATAGAGATATAAACAGAATGAAATGGGGGATGACAGAAGATGTGTTCATTAGGTGGTGCAAAAGAGTTGCTAGTAACTGATACTGTAGATGAAAAAATAGTTCGTTCCGAAAATTTTAATTCTTATTTTGATAAGAATACTGGTTTCTTTGCTAGGTGGGGGAAGAACAAGAAAGATGACCCCGAATATTCGCCATTCGGTAATGAGATATTGGACATAGAGGTAAGTACCATTTGTTCTAGAGCGTGCCCCTGGTGCTACAAAAGTAATGGTACATACAAGGGTAAGAACATGTCCTTTGAGACATTCAAGGTTATTTTGGACAAAATGCCACCGACCTTGACACAAGTAGCATTCGGAATAGGTGATATTGACAGTAATCCTAACTTATGGAAGATGATGGAGTATTGTAGAAAAAGTAATGTTATTCCAAATATTACCATAAACGGTGAGCGAATGACATCTGATTTGTATGATAAGTTAGTGGAGCTGTGTGGAGCTGTTGCGGTTAGTAAGTATGATAAAGATACCTGTTATAATGCTGTTAAGGAGCTTTCAGATAAGGGAATGAAGCAGGTAAATATACACTCTCTCCTTTCAAAAGAAACTTTTATGGATTGTTATACTACACTCCTTGACAAAGTAATAGACTCACGACTTGCAGGCTTGAACGCAGTAGTATTCTTGTGGTTAAAACCAAAAGGTAAAAGGAATCACTTGAATCAACTCGATTCGATGAAAAGGTTCAAGGATTTAATTGGAACTGCAATGGAAACTGGTGGCAAGTTTGGGTTTGATAGTTGTTCTGCACCAGCTTTTCTGAAGGCAGTTGAAGGTGATAAAAACTTTGAGACATACAAAACTATGTCAGAATCCTGTGAGTCATTTGGTTTATTTTCTGGCTATATCAACGTAGACGGAAAATATTTCCCCTGTAGCTTTGCCGAAGGTGTTGGGGAGTGGTCTGAAGGATTAGATGTCTTGAATTGTAATGATTTTGTTAAAGACATTTGGAATCACCCATTGCTTGATAAATATAGAAAGAGAAGTCTCGCAGAAATAGATTGTAACGGTTGTCGCAAATGTTTAATATATGATTTAGGGATAAAAAATAGTTAGCAATGTGAACATAAGTTTGCATCACTACCAAATTTATAAGAAACACTATGTTGATAACAAATAATGAGCAAATTATAGCCCATTATAGTAAAAGAGGTTCAGGGTATTGGTTTCAGGCAAGGTGGTCAGATACGATATGGAGCTAAAACGAATAGAAGCAAAATTTGGAATAGATTTTAAACCGATGAAGATACGAAATGGATTTGTAAGTAATAGTAGCAGTTCGTCTTTTGTGGTATCATTACGCAAGTTATCACTCGAACAACTGTGTAAAATACTCAATCATCAGATATGGGGTGAGAGGCTTGGTATAGAATACGCAAAAAGTGATGCTTGGGATATTACCATAAGAAAAGGTGTGCTATACAGTAGCACTTCTATGGACAATTTTGATATGGGAGCATTTATGGAAAAACTTGGTGTTGAGAACGTAGTATGGGGTGATGGGATTCAACCTACTGCCGAGACCGATGATTTAGAATGTGACTTAATGTGTAATGAATGTCAAATGAGGTTTATATGCTATACTAATAGAGGTGAAAAAAGATGAAAATTAGAAGTGGTTTTGTAAGTAATTCTTCTTCCTGTTCCTTTGTCCTTGATAAAGATGGTATGACAAAAGAACAGATGATAGATTTTCGGTTTGTTTATCATGAAGCTGAGGCAAAAAGCGGTGATACCTATATCTATGAAAGTGAGAAACATTTTCATGGTAATCTAAGTATGCACGATAAGCTAATACCAGCGTTTTTGGAAAAGCATAACTTACAAGCAGATATGACCATGTAATATGGGCAAATATAGAAGGTGGATAAGTATGCAGGGATTTCCTACTGTTAGGTGTAATGGAGAGTGTACTAAATGTCCTATTAAATTTCATTGCTATACTACAGAAGGGTCGGAATATTTAGAAGTAACTCTGAAGAAAGGTTTACAACTACCCGAAAGGTGTATGGTAATTGGGGTAAAATGAAAGATAAGGTCAGAAATATCACTAGGAAATGAAAAGTTCTGGTAAGGAAACAACGTGAAGATACGTACAGGTTTTGTAAGTAATAGTTCTAGCTCTATGTTTGTGGTGGCTTTTCCACGTGAACCAAAGAGCATCAAAGATGTGCATGAAATGATGTTTAATGGTCATCCATTTCTGGGCAATCCTTATGATGATGGCAAAACTGAAACGAAGAAGATTGCACAGACAGTGTGGGGGGATATAAAACCACAAAAACGGTGGAAGCACACAACAATGCTAAATAGAGTTAATGATGCTGTCAGGGGTGGTTGGTTGAGCGGACAACCAAATTACGATGATTTCAAGATAATACCACATCACATTACCGAGCTAGAATATGATAACAAAACTATTATTACAGCTAGAGTTAGAGAGCAGACCGATTGGAAAGCATACTCTAAAGCTTGTGATGAACACACACAGGTAGTCGTGGACGAGTTACTAAAAGAATTTAAAGGGCAGAAAATTTACATATTTAGATATGGAGATGATAGAGATTATTTCTCTGTGCTAGAACATGGGGGGATATTCAATAATCTTCCCCACAAACAAATAAGCTGTCATTAGGAGGATGAAGTGAAAGTAAGAATAGGATTTGTTAGTAATAGTTCCTCAGAAAGTTTTTTGCTTTATGGTATTCAAGTGGAGAAGGCAGACATTACTGAGGAAATTGAGCAAAAGATACGCAATGCTGACCTCATCATTGAATACGCACCAGATTTGGATGAGCAAAGGTATGTTGGGAGGAGTTGGGACGCTATTCTGGATGACGAAACTGGTCGAGAGTTTAGGGAAACTATAAGACGCAATCTTATTGAGATATTTGGGACAGATGTAGTGTGTAACACACACTCACAAGCTTGGTACAATGGATAAGGAGAGAAGATGAAAATAAGAAAAGGATTTATCAGTAACAGCAGTTCAACTTCCTTTATCTGTGAGGTCTGTGCGGAGACTGTATCTGGTTGGGATGTTGGGTTAGAGGAAGCAGAAATGTATAAGTGTGAAAATGGTCATATATTCTGTAAAGACCACGCTATCAATGGGGAAGAACTTGAGGAAATGTTAAACAAACTGGCAGAGGGTAGCGAAGATACCGATGACTACTGTGATGCAATCCATGAAATACTTGCGAAGCATTGCCCTTGTTGCACCTTTACTACTGTCAGTCCTTATGACCTCACTGATTATCTCTTGAAGAAAGTGGGAATGGATACGGAAGCCGTTGCTAAAGAGCTTCGAGATAAGTTTATAGATTTTGGAGCTTTTCGAGATTACATAGAAAAGGAATAAAATGAGTACCAAAGGAACTTTAACGTGGGTCGCACCAAATTGGAAAGGAAGACTCACGAAATTATCCAGAAAAGTAATGTGGATGGATGGCTATGATGCTTGGTTATGTGTCTTTCGTGGTGTTGGTAGTGAAGTTGGGTGGGGTCATCGAGAATTCAAACCAACATCTTATGGATTTACTTATGTCCAACCTCAAAAGTTACTGAAATTAAACCCAAAATATGATGATGAGTTCGCTCGTGAGCATGTTAGGGAACGAACATTAAACCGTCATAAGGACAGTGCTGGACAACTTATCAATGATGGTTTTATTTTCGCTTGGTTAACACCAGAGGAACACTACCAGTTGAAGGAACACTACTTGTCCAGCCAATAACTAGGCTTGACATTCCAAATGGCATATGATATAATGGTACTGTGAGTAAATTAGAGTTCAATTGGGATGGAAAAGAGCTTGTTATAAAGCAATGCGACAAAATAAAAACCGCACCACAAAGTTGCAATGCTTGTAAGTATAGGTTTCAATGTTTTACTGAACGCATTAAAACGAATGATGCAAGGGTGTCTTCGGCTGAAGTTACTAAACTAAGTGATATATTAAAAGATATACAGGTAAAATTTGATGAACCAGACGGAATTACCAATAATTGAGGTTGATTATGATGTAGCCCATAGATTAGATGAAGAAAAGTGTAACAAGTGTGACAAGCGTTTTAGATGTTGGGCAAGTAGAGGTGGAGCGAGGATGCGGATTTCTATGGGACAGCATAGTAGTGAGTCAAGATATACACTTAGAAGTAAATAAATCAACGCAAATAATTTTAAAAGGGTATTTGTTCAGAACCACTATAGGAGAGGAAAATGAAAGACAGGGCTATTTATTATGTGGATGGGCGGACTACAGTTTGCTTACTTCAAGAAGATGGTGACATCGTAGCAAGGGGAATTTCTGTATGCTCAAGGTTAGATTCCCTTAGCAAAGCAGAAGGTCGAAGATGTGCTCGCAATCGTGCTCTTGAAGCGAAAGGTAGGCAACAGGATTGTGCAGAAATTAGACTTGACCACCCTAGAAGTATCTGGTTTGACAAGGCTCATCTATCCCTAGCGAGAGATAGGTTTGGTGATTACAAGGGATATTATATGCCCGAACTAACACCAACAGAGAAGCTGATTTTTGACCTAAAGAATGGAAACCATTCCCTATGATTTTAGGCAATTGATGTTTGCTACAAATTAGTGAAGACTTATTAGAGGAAATGGTATGAAGACAAGTAAAAAAGTCAAGAAGGCGATGGAGAAGGCTGAGAGGGAAGTACGAAAGGAAGCTTTGAAACCAAAGAAGAAACGGAAGATGAAGAGTACTGAACAGCAAGCAAGTCCATCGGGCAGGTGGATTAATGATGAGTGGGGAAATCAGGAGCGAGTTTTCTTTAATAGTGACAGGTATTGGGGGACATTTATTGAACCAGGTGAAACACCTGGTGTTTTGGATATAGTATCAAGGTATTGGAGTGCTAAAAAATGGGAAGAACGAAAGAAGCAAGAGAACACCGCACCGATCTTAGAAACTATGGGGATGGAAAAACCATTGTCCTCTACACTGAGGATAACGAAGTCTACCAAAAGCTCAAAAAGAGTGCTGAATGGGAAGTTCCCTACGAAATCTGGAAAAACTGCGACCCCCGTAAAGCAAAGAAAGTGGCGGTAGACCTTTACTTTCCTAGAAGGAAAAAAGAGTCAATAAATAAGCGTATTTTACGCATACAAAAAAGAAATGATTAGAGCAGATGAGGTTGGACGACCTCAATCTATATATACTGACCCTAAAACATAGGCATAAAGGATTAGCAACCCAAATAGTAAATTATCTTATAGAGAAGGTATTATTGGAGACCAAGCTAGACGAAATATTTGCAATTACGTGTCCTGATACCGATGCAGATAAGATATTTATTAAGCGTGGTTGGAAGCAATATAATAAAGGGGTTGGAGACCAAATGAAAATAGATAAATTTGACAGCAACCAAAAAATAGGAAGAGTTCCCTTGGTGAAGGGCGGCGGTAGTAATGGAGAGAAGTTCGTTCTGTCAGTTTTAGCTGATGGTAGCGGGGTTGTGCTTGAATTTGAGGATGATGAAGCTTACTTCTTATCAACACAGGAATTGGTAAAGGAACTCTTGAGCGGGAGAGAAAAGAAATGAACAACGACTGGCAACTTAGAGGATTTCCTCTGATGAAGGATATTATACCTGAAGGTAAGTCAGGTAAGTTTGCTATTGAACATTATGATATTCCCAAAGACAAAGCACGACTAGCAGTAACAATGGCTACATACAATCGTGACTATCTTGGTAGGGAAATATTCGCAGGCAGTTTTTGTAAGCTTACACATAATGGCAGTATAATAATGTCAGACTCAGGTGGTGAACGATATTCTAATACGGAAATTCTAAGAGAAGCACATGGTAATATCCTAATCGCTGGCTTAGGATTAGGTATGATTCTTTGTAGCATTTTACCTAAACCAGAAGTGGAAAGTGTTACTGTAGTAGAAATCTCACACGATGTGTGCCATCTTGTCCTCCCACACTTGGCAAAACATCTCGGTAGCTACATCAACAAATTAAGGGTTGATGAAGATGATATTTATAGTTATACACCAGACCGCAAATACAACATAATTTACTTTGATATTTGGGGCAATTACTCTGGGGATGAATATGAAGACACCAAAAAATTACACAGGAAATTTAGTAGATACCTTGACAGGTCAAACAATCCTTTTATGGGTAGCTGGATGCGGTGGCACATGAGGGAGTTACATTTTGAGAGGTAGTTATGGGTTATGGTGGTACATGGTTTTATATCTGAGGCTACCCAGAGAATATCCTTAGCAGAATCATACGTATCTGAAGCTGGACAAATAGGTAGGAGATTATACTGGTGCTCCCGTAAGGCAGCATCCTCAATACAATGGATAAAGAAATAGAAACATATAATTTGGAGAACAGTAAGGTGCAAAGGACTAGTGACTTAGAGTTCTGGAAGGGAATGGTTAGACCTTACCTTATAGTATTCTCATGGACACTATTAGGTATTATGTGGCTATGTGAAGTGGATGTTCCCTTACAGCTACAGGCAGTAGCAACTGCTATTGTAGTAGAATACTTTGGTGAAAGAGCAGCAAAGAGGTTTAAGGAAAAGAAGTAATGCAGGATAGCATACCCAGACCCGACACTAAAAGAATTTACTAAAGACCCCGATTACTGTTGGCGAAGATTAAGGGAGTATGAAGCTACACCTTATTGGTGTCACCACTTTGGGATTCCTAAGTGTATGGTTCGTCTTTTCAAGAGTAAAATGGCAGATAATAAAGGTTTGACTTAATCTGTGGCATGTGGTATAATTAAGGTGGAGCTTATAGGAGAACAGAAAAGGGCAGAAAAAATTTAAGTTTCTCACTCAAAAACAAGCAGAGCATAAAAGAAAATTATCATTGCACAAGAAACACGGTTGTTATCGTATACTAAGCTCTATGCTGTAGGTATGGTGGAATTAAAGTTTGAACCAGGTAATTGTCAATGGATTACATTGTCAGCCAACACTAAAAAAGACTATAAAATCGCTTGGAGGTAAATAGTGAGCTTTTCAGATGTGGACAAGAAATACGACAAGAAGAAGGTTTTTGAACTCTTAGATGTTATTGGAGAAATCCAGAAGAACAAGTTCTCCAAGGTTAGAGTTGCCAAGGTAAAATGTTGGGGAGCAGAGTTCATACAAATTCAAGTGTGGAAGACCGAGAACGATAAGAAATTTGCGGCAAAAGGACAAAATATTATAGTCAAATCAGAAGTTGCGAATAGTATTGGTAAATTATTGATAAATGTATAGGTAGATTAGAACATGCCAAAACTGGGTTATAAACAAACAAGTGAAGCACATAAAGGAAAAGTTGGTAGTCGCAAGCATCCGATGGCGGACGTGTTTCAAGGCTTTATCGAATCTGGTCAGGGGTAACTTCAACGATGCTTTGATAGTAATTACTAGACGTATGATTTGTTACAAGACTGATAGAGTAGGATTGTTGGAGTTGGTGTGTTAAGGTTACCTAAGTTACAACTTGATATGATTAAGAAAGACAGTGACTACTATATAGATAAAACCACACCCGAATGGAGGTTTGAACAGTGCAGAATAAAAGAAAGAGAAGTTGACCACAGGCATTGTAGCAAATGTGACCAAAGATTTCAATGCTGGACTGCTGGTAGACCGCAATCAATGAGTGTCTTTGAAGATACCCATATAGGACTACAGAAGCTACAGCAATGTATGAAAGCACAAATGATTACAGTGGATGAGGCATCAAAGGCTTTTACGAATTTAACTTATCAGATGTGCAAAGCAATGACAAAGAAATTTGATGACGAAGCGATAAATGTTTGACTTCTTAAAAAGAAAACGTAGAATAATTGACACGGAAAAGATGCCAGCAGAGGAACTAGCTTGTCTGAACTGCGGTAGTAAAAAGTTCTACGAGGGTCGTCTAAGCGGTGGACTAATCGTTAATGTGAAGTGTGCGGGTTGCGGATTGTGGTGGAACAATACTCCTTTTGGGCTTGACTTCATTGGTATAAAAGGAAACATTGGTGAGCAGAAGAAGATAGTATGGTATTGTCCTACTTGTGATGTTTCTATATACAACATGGGTGAAGTTAGAAAGTATCCCACCTGCTCAACGTGTGGTAATCCATTTAAGGTTTGTTGGAGCTATGGAAAGTTCCCTACAGAACACTGTGAGAAGTGTGATGCACGATTTAAGTGTTATACGACAAGAAGGTAATTTTGAATGAATCACTATGATGTGGTAATAGTTGGTGCTGGACTAAACCACGCTCTATTTTTTCAGATGACGACCTATAGCATCACCGACTTGCCCTTGAGAGAGTACAACAATGTGCGAAAATGAGGATATGATTAAAGCACTACGACAAGCTATACCAGTATCAACAGCTTGGAGGAGGCTACCTAGTAATCCGCAAATGAACGCTGAGGACTTATCACTCATTGATTTTATCCAAGAGTGTAGAGAACGAACTGCCGCTATGAAAGATAGGGAAAAATGTGAGCACTGTAAACTTCGCTTCCGATGCTATACTGAAATAAAAGTTAAACGAGAGAGAAAGACAAAATTTGAGAAGTAAATGTGCCAAAATTGGGCTTAACTCCAATAATTGAAGAGCTTTCGAAAGTACGGAGAATGAAAAGAGTTGAATCAAAGATAGAAACAACTTCCATAGCCATCGTCACTTGTGATTTTTGTGGCAAAGAAGACCAGTGGAGATGCACTGGAATTAAACAATGTAAAATTTGCAAGGAAGATGTTTGTTGGGAATGTTCGGAACATGTAGATATTGAATGCAACTTGCTAGAACCCTATTTCCATTCTGATTACCCTGAGTATATCTGTAAACCTTGTTGGGAGAAAGGGAAAGAAATCAGAAAGAGAATTATGAAAATCAGGGATGAGGCAGAAGAAAAAGAATGTGAATTGTGGGAACAATGGAAAAAGATAAAAGCGTAATACCGAAGGGAATGTATTGCTACACAGTATTTGACACTGGTGATGTAAGAGTGTGTCCTTATTGGAAAACAGACAAGCGTCACCACAAGCACGAGAACGGGTACTGTGCCTACTTAGAAAAGGGTGACTGGGACTTAAATAAAGAACCAAGCATTCCTTGGATAGTGTATGATGGTAAGAGAGAAAACTTTAATCCCCCCAAGTCCTCCGCAGAACTAGGACTTATGAGTTCTCTACTTTGGGATCAGTGTAAATGTGGAGACTGCCCTAAATATGAATAATTATTATACATATACATAATATGTTAAAGAGAAATAAAAGAATCTATCCTGAGCAACTTACTGCATTTAAAAAAGAAGGATGGAAGCTTGGATTTAGAGATAAACGGTATGGGTGAAAGAGAATTAATCAAGAAAATAGCTAAAAAATTCAACAAAGCTGGTTTTGAGTTATGGGAAGTGGGTGGTGATGCCATTTTGAGGGATATGAAATGAATAAAAATACAACATAATATATGCCGACCCACCGTGGCAATTCTCTAGTAAGCAATTGCAAAAGTATGATGGTGAACGTTTTGCTTCCTTAGATAGTCGAGAGTATTCCACCATGACTATAAAGGATATTTGTGGCTTACCAGTAATGAGTATTGCTCATGATGATTGTGCCTTATTTCTTTGGGATGTTAGAGAGAACGGTGATTTAACAGAGAATTGGTGGGTTACTTTACCGAAAGCAATGCAAGATACTATTGACCAAATGTTAGAAGCAAGGCGGAAGGTAAAGAAATGACTGATGAAGAGAAAGTTGAATTGTTGAAATTGATTACTGATTTGTGTAGAGAAATAAGAGGAGTGTGTGGCGAAGAGGAAATATGGTATCAGGCAAATCGCCTATGGTGGGCTATTGATGAGCTAGAAACCAAAGGAGAAGATAATGACTGACAGATGGAATCACTGTCTGTAAAAAATGGTATTGTTTTGCTAGTTTCCTACAGGATATGTCTATTTTAGAAGGATGGGATGAGGTTAAATTTAATGAGGATTCAATTTAGACAAAGATAAAAAAACAAATAATAGGACAAAAAATTTATGCACCAGAATTTTGTTGCTGGTTGTCTATGAAAGAAAACGCTAATATTAGAGGTTAATTGTGGAAGATATTGTAAAAAGAATAGCAACCAAGTTTGCTAAAAATAATGCCGAGTTGTATCTAGTGGGTGGTACTGTTCGTGATATTATTCTTAATAGAGAATCACACGATATTGATATGGCAACTAATATTCATCCAGATAAGATAAAAGAACTATTGGATGAGTTTGGTAGCATTTATTCTATTGGAGAAGCTTTTGGAACAATTGGTCTCAATACAGCAAGCATAACCATTGAGGTAACTACATACAGAGGGGAAAAATACACTTCTGATTCTCGTAATCCAACAGTGACATTTAGTGATAACATATATGATGATTTGAGTCGGCGGGACTTTAATATTAATGCTATGGCTATTGATTTGATAAGGTCTATTAACCATGGTGTAGACACCATTATAGACCCGTTTAATGGGCAAGAAGATATTAAAAATAAAGTTATTAGATGCGTGGGAGATTTCAACGAGAGATTTTCATCCGACCCGCTAAGAATGTTAAGAGCCATTAGGTTTGCTTGCCAATTTGGATTCTCTCTAGGTATAAGAATTGAGCATCCAGAACGACTGGAAATTATCTCTAAGGAAAGAATACGTGACGAGTTTACCAAAATTATTCTTTCATATAGAGCTTCTTTTGGTGTCAGAAAACTATGTCAGACTGGATTGATGTATTATGTAGCACCTGAGTTTATGGATCTAAGGTATATACCACAGGGAAAAAATCACACGAAAGATGCTTACGAACATTCATTGTTAGTTCTACACAAAGGTAGTAAAGTAGATGCTGGCAATAGAAATCTAATCTTCCGTCTTGCTTGTATCTTCCACGATATTGGAAAACCAGAGACAAAGATAGAAGATGATGACGGTGTTCACTTCTATGGACACCACAATGTGGGTGCTAGAAAGACTAGAAAGATTCTACGTAGATTACGTTACAATAACGAAATCGTAAACAGCGTATGCCACTTGATAAAGTATCATATGACTCCTATTGTTTTGCAAAGGGAAATTCGAAATGGTAGAATTAGGAAGCGAATCATCATGCGGTTGGTGAGGAAGGTCGGGGAGGATAATATTTATCTGCTATTAGATTTAGTGAGGTGTGATATTCGTTCTTCAAAGAACCCACGTTACAAGTTTATAACTATCTTAACAAGATTAGTAAATAAGTGTATGAAGGAACAACCAGAAACTTTAACATCACCTATTAGTGGTGTGGAGATTATGGAAGCGTTTAACCTTAAACCTAGTAAAGCTATTGGTGATATAAAGAATTATTTAACTAGCTTGGTTATAGATGGAAAATTAAATAAAGATGATAGAGAATCAGCGTTTGCCAAAGCTAGAGAGTATATTAAGCATAAAAATGAAATTAATGACATGTACAAAATGCAATAAGCAAAGAGAACACCACGCAAATGGATTGTGTAAATCTTGTTATAGCAAGATATGGAATGCTCTTAATAAAGACAAAGTAAGTTTGTGGTGTCAGTGTTATAGGGAGCAACACAAAGAGTATTTGGCAAATAAGAAAATTGCTTACCATCTCAGAAAACCTCTTATGACCACATGGGTAAACATGAAGCGTAGATGCTATAATCCTAGTTAAAAGGTAACTGTGCAAAGGAGTATGAATGAGCGAAGAAAAGGAATTGGAGCAATTTAAGGAGCAATTTATCAAAGGTTATATTAACCTCTATTTAGATAGATTGCTAGACCTAAGAAATGCTCTCCGAAGTGCTAAGAGTTTTGATGAAGTTCATATCCTAATGAAGAAAGAACAAGAATTCATCAGAGCAGAATTTGGAAAAGAGGAAGAAGATGCCACAACCACCAAGTAAAAGAATTCAACCTCTAGGTAGTCCACCAAAACCACAAATACCAGAACAACCAGTAGTATCACCAGAGGAAGTGGAGGTCTTAAGGAAAAGGGGTAAACGTGAAAATAAAAAGCTGAGGATAGTTAATGCCTAGGTGTGAAGAGTGTGAGTATCGTTTTATATGTTTTACCCTAGCAAATAACGAGAGACCAAAACGGGTGAAAGTAAATTGGAAAATTCAGAACACTTGTGGTAAGTGTCAGAACGCCAAATTTGACATGAAAGCACAGGGATACAGAACAATTCAACGTCCTGTAGGTTTTTGTGAGGTTACAGGGATGCTTGTACACAAAGATTCTGCCGCTTGTGAGGAAAACTACAAACCCCGAAGAATGTCACAAGTTGATAAAATTTATAAGGAGATAAACGAGGTACTTAGTTTAAAGAATAGAAAAACTAAACTTCCTAAATATTGCGTAATAGAGGAGAATGTTTTTTAAGAATGGCAGATGATAGAGAGAGATGACTATTGACGACATAGAATTTTTCGGATTTGTTTTTAGAGATTAGTAGGCAAAAAAGAAGGCTCAGGTTAATCCTTGAGCCTTCTTTATGCCCTTGGGAGAGAGGATGATTACCTGACTTACCAAGTTCGTAGATATACCCTACCCTAATATTCTTTCCCGTTTCTATTCCACCTTTGTAGCTCTGTTCCAGCTTCCTTATCAAAAAGGATTAGCGTACCACAATCAAAATCATAACACTTGTATAGTATTGTTCCATCAACCTCAGTTACCATTCGCATATCTTTTTTACAAGCGGGACACTTTCTCTTACAGTAAGTTGCCATTTTAGCCTCGTCATTTAAACCACCAAACCATTACGGCAAAACATCTTTTAATAAACTCCCTTGCAGAACTTGATGTAGAATCTTGCTAGTCTTAAAATCTTCGGGTAATGGAACGATACCTTGTGGAAGAACTGGAATCTTGTTTTCCCAAAAAGCTTCTGCAATCGCTTCGGAGCAAATCATCATCTTATCACGAACATAGTGGGAAGGTATTGGTAAGAATGGGAATTTCTCTTTAAGTATTCTCGGAATACAAGAATAAACAACCGCAAAATAATCGTAATAAGCACCATCTCTACTGGCTATTTCAATCGCTTTGGCTATAACTCTACGTTTAGCTTCCTGCCCAAGAGTGGAACGCATAACCAAAACTTGTTTACCTGTTTGGTGTGTTAAGTTTTGAATTACCACCCCTCGACCATCACTCTCGTAAACCATAGGGATGTCATGGAATTTTCCAATGTACATAAGAACATGGTCATATTTTCCTGCTATGACTCTGTTTAATCTTGACCATGCATCAGTCCTATCATTGACGCATATAAGGATATCACCTAACTCTAATTTAATAGCAACCCCCTTGATACAGCAGTCAACCCATTGGTTGCCGAGGGTGGATTCGAACCACCAAACTCCAGCTTCAAAGGCTGACGTCCAAACCAATCTAGACTACTCGGCACTTAAACCTTTTTTTAAGGTTGTTTCTATATTTTATCGCACTATGATAATCGGTGAACTCACGTTTAATCTTAATTACGGTGTTGGTGGTATAGCAAGCAAAACGAAACTCACAATCACTACACTTTCTTTCACCTTCACAAATAAAACTAGCAGTCTCTACGCCCCATGTATTAAATGCCAATCTCTTGCCCCACGATAATTCTATTTCTAATATCATAAGCAGACCCATAAGCCGTTCACTCAGTCTGCTTATATAACATCCATTTAGTTTGCTTATTTTTGCGTTTGTATATGTGTCTCCCATAATCTATTTTATTCCAGACTCTCTCAAACGCAAAATGTAAAGCGAAACAAATTCCCTCAACAGCCATTGCCAATACAAAGGCTATTGGTACGGGAATAAAGAAAGAAAGTATAAGCGTATCAATAGCAACTTCAATAATCCTAAACGATATTGCCTTTACTAGAGAACGTTTTTTAGTTTCGCAAACTTTTAATTCCATTTTAACTAGCGGAAGGTGTGGGATTCGAACTTTCGGAGCGTTAGCTCACTGGGATTCAAAGCCAGCACCATAAACCACTCGGACACTTCTCCAATACTATGAGCCACAGGTGAGATTCGAACTCACAATCTCCTACTTACGAAGTAGTTGCTCAACCTTTGAGCTTCAGTGGCGACTCAATGAGCCAGCAGGGGGATTCGAACCCAAACCTTCCTGACGATTACAAATCGCCTGCACTTCCAAATGTGCTTTGCTGGCGTCTATATCCCCTGCCATTTCCTCTATTCTTTGATTTATAGGTCGGTAAATTAGCATCACAATTAGAACAAACACATCTTAAGTTATTAGGTAAATTATCAAATGAGTTGCCATCAATGTGGTCAAGTATCAAATCAACGGCTATCCCAATCATGTTCTAGTTTTAGGAAGCTATCTATCTTCTTTGCTAGTTCTTTTCTCCAAGGCATTTCTATAAACTACTCCTATGTTTCTACCGTGTTTAGGTACTCTAGTTTTCTTAGCCTCTAATTTTTGTTCTCGTCTTTCATACTTTTCCATTATATCAATCCAGCTTCATGCTTTCTATGACAATTAGAACACATACAATCACACTTTGCTAGTTCAGCCAGTATCATTTTTCTACTTCTCATATTTGCAAGTAATGTGCTTACGTTGGCTACCTTTTCTTCTGGATTTCTGTGATGATAGTCTAAACAAATCTTACAAGACTCTCCACAAAATAAACAAACATCGTCCTTTGTGATTTCAGCAAACCACTCTTTAAGCTCTTTACGCCTTCTACGGTTGTTTTCACGGTAAATATCTTTAAGTCTTAGATATGACTCGTGTTGTGCTTTTTTCTGTTTTTCTTTATTTTTATACCCCACGATGGTCAGGGTGGGCGGATTCGGACCGCCGTCCTCCTAGGTCCAGGCTAGGTAGTCTGTCCACTGACGTACACCCTGTAGGGAAGCAAATGGCTTGGTATCGCTTCCTCTAAGTCTTTGTACGTTTGGTTGAAACTCATAGTTTCAATACCCAACACCAAATTCCAAGCAACGTGGTGCATGGTCAGTCTAGGTGGAATTGAACCACCAACCCCCCACACCCCAAACGTGGTGCTCTACCTTATTGAGCTATAGACTGTTTATTTATTCTATCCTCTTGCCGAGCTTTTTGAAGCAACCTTTGTTTAATACATGAAATAAAAAGTTCTTCCTTAGTGTATTTGAAGCAGTGCCAAAAGGCATCCCTAAAACTTATCTTTATTTGTGCTCATTTTTAGACCTCCGTCATTGACTGAGCCACACACCAACGTCAACCACAACTGGTTTATTCACGTTCTGGTAATACTCATTGAGGACAGAAACATTGATATAATGTACCCCACGATTATACTGTGACCCGTATGTTTCGTGTATGTGTCCAAAAACATGCACTTTAGGTTTAACTATCCTTGAGCGGTCAAGCAAGGATTGTGAACCAGCGTTTTCCCCACTAATCGTTCTGTCTAATATTCCTCTAGGTGGACCGTGTGTGATAAGAACATCAACCTTATCTGGAATATAACGCCAAATCTCTGCTAATTCATTCTCAGGTTTCATAAATGCCCAATTGAACTTGGTTAATGTATATGGTGATGCCCAAAATGAAACACCATCAATTACAATACCTTCGTTTATCAGTGTTGTAGCATTCTTTAATATATCTCTATTCTTCTCAAAACAGAAGTCATGGTTACCTGGTGTGAATAGAATTTGTTTAAATTTTAAAGTGCCAAGCCACTCATCAAACTGTTCAGCTTCTTCTCTAGTTCCTCTTGATGTGCCATCACCAGCATGAATTAAGATGTCTCCATCAGGAAGTTCAGGAGTGCAGTTATGCGTGTCTGCTATTAAAACTATCTTCATAACTTATTGGTGGAGGCTACGAGAGTCGAACTCGTCTTTACTCCTTGCAAGGGAGTTGTTCTCCCAATGAACTAAGCCCCCCCATCTGTACCGTGTGATATGCCTAATTGGGTATCTTTTCTTTCGTTAGCGTTCATCTTAGACCTCCGTCTTAGATTTATGTGCCGAGAGTCGGATTCGAACCAACAACGCATAGGGCTTCAACCTATCGCTCTACCATTAGAGCTATCTCGGCAAATAACCTGAGCTTTCGGCAGACTGTCTACCTTCCACAGAGTCTAGATTAACAGCAGGGTGGCTGTACCACCTAATCCAATAACTCTGGTTAGATTTTCCCCGCTCTGCCTTGTGGAGTTAACTCTTTGAGTTAAGGGCAAGTCCACACGGGCTAGTTAGACAATACCTACTTATTAGCTCAGGTTTTTAATTAGGAAAAATGCTTTAAGAGCTTCTGCAAACGAGCGATTTCCCTATTGGAATTCCCAGTCTCAACCTTTGAGACAGTTATAGACCGCTCACTCTTCCTCTTGGTAGCTTCTCTTTCAGCTTTTAAGCGTGCAATGTTCTGCTTTGTTGCTTCATCATTCCTAGCATCCTCAGCTCTAATCTTAGCAATTTGTATCTCAGAGGCTAGAATATCCTTATTACAAGCTGCTATGATTCCCTGAGTTTCGGGTGCGACAGTCAAAGGTAAATCCACAATTGCACACACACCCTTGATTGTCCGCACATCGGACTTTTTGAAGCCCACTTTTGCTTCATACCGTTCAAGTTCCACTAATCCAAATTTTTCAGTAGTCATTTTTTCCATTCCTTTCCTTTATTTGGAGTTCCCCAACTCTATTATTATTATACCATATACCAAAGTAGATGTCAAGCCTTTTTCGTGGTTCGAATGGCACTTACTAAACCATATATGGCAACACCCATACCTATAGAATTAATAATTATTATTGCTGGAAGGGATAATAGCATACCATATGTGAAAAATCCTATAGCCCCCGCTAACAAAAAAGCTTTAATAACAACAAGTCTTTTTGCAGCCATTGCTCCAAAAACAAGAGCACCAGCAGTTATCCCAATAGCCTCTATTCCCCAACTCACATTACCCCTCCTTGTGCTCGTGATAGGAGTCGAACCTACACTAAATGGAGTTTAAATCCATCACCTCTGCCGATTGGGCTACACGAGCTTAATACATTCCTTACAACGGTCTCGTCTGCGTATATTTGGTGCCCCCTCTTAATCCAACCATCCTTTCAACCATCTTAACTTTCGGTGATTCCAATGTATTTCATCATACTGTGAATCAGCACTAAGATGTTGCCTAACTTCTTTTATTGGTAAATATCCCCAATGCCGTCTAGGATTTCCACACATATAACAAGAACATGGAACTTTAGTTTTGCGGTAAATTCCTAACATTCTTTGTATCTCGTCTTCTGCCCACCCTAACCTGCCATAGTAACTATGCCACCTCGATTGTTTTTTATTACGTGGTGAAAATCCCTCGTAATTTCTGAAAGTCTTTTCAGCTTTACACCGAGCAACAATTAATCTAGCTCCACGCATACACATCTCCTAATTATTATCTAATTGTAACCTTGCCTCTAGATCCATAAGAGACTCCAATTCGAAAACATAAACCCAATCTATGCTATACAAATAGAGTACTGAACGTTCCACTACCCATGCTGAATATTCCTTTTGCTCAATCATGCGGGAGTACGAGGACTCGAACCCCGAAGTACAGTTTTGGAGGCTGCTGTTTTAATCCTATTAGACTACACTCCCTTATAAAATCTTTTTAAGAACCAATAAGGTATACCGTTGTGAACCTTATCTTTAGTCTGTAAGACATTATTGCAACTCCAACATTCGTGACCCCAATCTAACAATTCTTCTGGTGGAATGTGTGGGTTAGTTTCTTCATACCTTTTTCTATCACCACCAAAAGCGTGCACCCAGTTCCAGCACACCCAAATGGAGTTACATTTTGAACATCTTCTTATACACATGGTGCTCAGAGAGAGATTCGAACTCTCAAAACCACGTTTTTGAAACGTGTCCGTCTGCCTATTGCATCACCTGAGCTTTCGATTAAGTTTTATACTTCAGTTCCACCCAATAAGGTTTATCGCAATCAGAAACCATTAAATCAAAGTTGCTAGTAATCATAAGCTCAACCTTCTTAAACCCACCAGCACCACTTTTTCCAATAGCATCTAATTGTTTTTTAGTCCCAATTTTGATGAACATTCTGTAATTTCGTGTCTGTTTTCCTTCGTGTATTTCCATATATTCCTCTCCTTACTTTGTCATAAGGCAATCACCATCAGTGTTATAGAGGTCATTTCTGAGGTTACAATCTCTGATACAACTATCACATGTTATATAATGACCACAAGTGGGACAAGTTTCGCCAAGTTTACGTGCTACATCCTTCTTTTCTATTCGATAACACCAAGGACATAAAGTCTCTTGGTTGCCTGCGAACAAACCCACTCTAGCACGAGTCATCGGGTCTAAATAGGATTGTCCTTTTAAGTGGAGAGTATTACCATCTTTCCTGTGTGTCCAGCAAACATACCGCATCGGACAATTATCACATTGCTCGTTGCACTTATAACGGTAGATTGTATCTTCTTGGTCTATTACTATGTCCACACTATTATAATACCACAAGCCACGTTAAAAGTCAAGCCTCTGCTAACCTCCGCCACAATGCAATACTTGGGTGCAATTACAGGCTTTGAATCTCCCATCAAATTCATCAGCAAAAACTCCTGAGATAATAGGTTTATTATTGATTTTAGTTAGCTTTGAACGGTTAACAAGAACTGCTACACCTAGAATGTGAACTTTATCGAATAATTCCCTAATAGTTGCTCCAGTAGTCAACACATCATCTATTATAATAGCATCCCAATTTTTCATACAGGGAGCAAGGTGGTATTTTGAGTCACCATATCTAAGTTTATAGTGCCTACCAAAATCATACATCAATCTCTCTCCACCAGTAGGAATACCCACGATAAGGACATCTCTACCTCCTATAAATTTTAAGATTTCCCTGTGCCAAGGTCTGAGGTAAAACAATCTCTCGTGTAAAGCATAATCAGAATAAAGCTTTTCAATATCCCACTTTACATTACTCTTCGCACCAGAATGTAAAGTGAAATCACCTTCTATTCTGCAACCTAAAGCTTCTATGTTATCTCTTAGATTCATGGGGTGACGGGAGGGATTCGAACCCTACATTACCTCGGTCACAGCGAGGCTTCCTACCATTGAATGACCGTCACCATACGCAATTCTTTAACTTCTCTTGCGTCTTATCACCTAAGTCTAAACCTCTCTTGACATAACCATTTGTATCTATTTCATAAATACTGATACTAAAACACCTTCTGCACCATCTAGGTTTGACTCTATAATAGATATAACTACAATACAAACAAGCGTATCTTTTCATTCAACAAAGTATTACTACAGTATTTTAAGTTCCTCATCTATCCTACCTTGCCGATACACCTTATTTTCCTGTTCTCCTGTCAGGATTCGAACCTGAAATAGCTGGTTCAGAACCAACCGTCCTACCTATTAGACTACAGGAGAATCTATAATCTTGAAGAGTGTAAAATGGTATATGGTACATATTTTGCGTGCTTTGGTAATATTGCTAACATATTTTGAACTCCCGCAAAGTTTAAACTATGCACAATAATTTCTTTACCTTTAATGTCATGCTCTGCCATGTATTTAACTACTTGATAACCAGTATTAGGGTCTTCTGAATCAACATAAATCTTCCCACCCAAATCATGGTCTAAAAACATAATATCAAATTCCTTATGTTCTTCAAATACCTTGACAGCATTACTAAAACTATCTGCAACTATACAATGTGAATCACCACCGTATATTTTAGACATAGCACAAGATAAAAATTGTTGTCTATTAGGCATATCATCTAATATAAATATTTTCATGGTGGCGGAGGTGGGAATTGAACCCACGTAGTTAGCTTTATGAGAGCTAACGGATAACCAACAATCTCCCCGCTATTCTTATTATCATATTCTTTTGTGACGATTCGGACACACTGCCAATAAGTTATTTATATCATTAATAATTCTTATTAGAACATCATCAGCAATCTCATGAACTAGTTTAATATGAGCAGGGGTAGGGAGAATCGAACTCCCGTTTTCAGGGTGAAAACCTGAGTGCCTAGCCACTAGCAGATACCCCCATTTTGGCTCTGATGGTTGGATTCGAACCAACATATGCTCGGTTAACAGCCGATTCTACTACCAATTGTAGTACACCAGAAATTATATTTCATAATCTTTAGCCCAAGTCATCCACCTCTATGGTACTCAGAACTGACCGTTTTGAACACGATTGCTCCATTCCTTAAACGACTAGTCTTACACTGTATCCTTTTAAACGCACCATCTTTATCTATTACTAAATCATACCTATCATTATCACGTGGGACTAAAACAGTATATCCTTTGGAAAGTAATTTAACTTCTATATTAGCTTATGATATATCACCAATTTGTTTAGTATTCATCTTTCAATGTATTTCTCAAATTTTCCAGACTCTTTTTCTGTTCCTCGCTCAATGACCTTGGTAAATTTGGTTGCAAAGTAAAATAGTTATCAACACCATAAACTTTAATGTGAATTGTTTGCCCTGCTTGAGATAGTGGGGGAGCTTTCAATGTAATTCTTTCCCCATCCAAATTAACAACAATCTCACCACCTAAAATCATGGTTAACCAATCAACAGATAAGCTTATCCTTCTTGTTCTAATTACATTAATATTTTGACCACTGAAGATGCCACCAAAAGAACTAAACTCTCTGAAGAAAACATCGAACGGGTCAAATGTACCATTCAGCGTTCTCTTTGACGTTAAAGATTCGTAAGCTTCATTTATTTCTTTAAATTTCGCTTCTGCTTCTAGAGATTTATTTACATCAGGATGCCATTGTTTCGCTAGTCTCCTATATGCCCTTTTTATCTCCTCTGGAGAAGCGTCCCTAGCCACACCTAAAATCTTATAATAATCTTTCATTTATCTCCTTTGGAAGCACTGGTGGGAATCGAACCCACTTAAAATCGCTTTGCAGGCGACCGCCTTTGCCAATTAGCTACAGTGCCTTACCCTCATTCTTTCTTAGCTTACTCCCAAAGTGTTTTAACCTTCTCCATAACAGAAAGAAGTGGAGCAATTCCTTCTTTTATTTGCTCAAAAGTATGTCCATGAAATTTATACTCATCTAGTTCTTCCTTATCACCATTTAAAGCTTTTTCATACGAACTTACACAGTATACACCATTACAACACGATTGAAGTACAAGTGCTCCGTGTAACATATCTAGCTCATCATCTGTGACTTTTAATTCTCTCATGTTCCTCTCCTTTAAGGTCATCTATATTTTTCATAGCGGTCTATACGGGTTTCGAGCCCGTCCCTCATCCTTGACAGGGATGCATGCTCACCATTAACACCTATAGACCATTATCTCATTGTACCAGTTATAAACAGAGTAACTGGAAACTTCACCCACGCACGTTCTATATCAATATATTCATCTTCTTCTTCAATTATTGCTCCTAGTTTGAATCCATCACCGAAATTTTGTCTGTAACTCCTACTCCAAAAACCACAATCCGCTATTTGTTTATAGAGTCCAAGTCTTAAACACTTTGGTAAATGGAATTCCGCTTTGAATCTATCACACTGTTGGTAAAGGTGAGGTATCTCTGTAACATCCACCTTCACAAGTTTAATATGGATTCTATTACTAGTAAAGCATTCAAACCTATATTGACACCCATCACACTCTCTCCCACCAAAATGCCAGTGTCTTTTCATCGTTCTATTGTCAGTTGTCGTGTATAAATACATCTTATTCTCTTTTGGTACTGGTGGAGAGATTCGGACTCTCACTGAACAGCTTCTAAGGCTGTTGCCTCTACCTTATTGGGCTACACCAGCAAAACATTTCCCCCAAGAACCTTTTCTATGACAATTCTCACATTTATCTATTTCCTCTTTTATACGTTCAATAGACCAACCTGCTTGCTTGAGCTTTCATCATCCAAATGATGATAAAACATTGGATGTGGCTATCATGGTTAAACATGGGTGATTCTCTCCACATTCATGACAAAATAGCGTACTCTTATATTCTTTATACCATTATCTTGTCTTTGCGTCTATTCCTGCAAGCTCTAGCTTGCTTCTTATGATTATGATACCAATTCCTTTGGTATTCTCTCTTTTCTAAATCATTCATTATGACTTGCCTAATTCGACTACACTAGCATACGACTCGCTGATGGGATTCGAACCCACAGTTACAGTTCCGATTTACGGATAACGGTTTAGGAAACCGCCCCGACTACAGCGAGATAAAGGGTACTTAGGATAAAGGCTATCGGTTTTTCCTCTGTGCCTAGCTAATAGTTCTCGGTATTCCACACTATTAGCTTTTCTATCAAAGTGCTTTTGACGTTATTTCAGCTAATACCTATCAGTTTTCACCTTGTAAACGCTACCGCATCCTAAGTACTCTGGCACCCCTGCCGAGATTTGAACTCGGACTATTAGCTTAGAAGACTAATGTGTTCTCCATTTACACTACAGGGGCAATTTTCACTCTAAAATGAGTATAACAATAAAATCTTACAAGACATTTATCGCATTCTTCAAGGTCGTTCCAATGAGAACAAAGACAACCTGACACAAGAAAACTATTATCTAAATGAGGATTATTCTGAACAACCTTAGTTATTTGTTGTCTTAATGGTACTACCTTCTCCATTCGTAAACCTATTTCGGTGGGTGAGTAAGCTCTTTTGTTTATTGTCATACAATTAAGCGAACGCTTACTTCAACAGCAAGGCTGTCGTATGATAGTTTCGTAACATCAATGTACACTCTGTACACGGCTTCTCATACTCCCTACACGTATAGTGAGACTACTCACACCCCCGAAATGGGTTTACTGGACCCCCTAGCGAGATTCGAACTCGCAACTGTGGGTTCGTAGCCCACCGTTTTAATTCCATTAGACTATAGGGGGATGGTAGGAACGGTAGGATTTGAACCTACAACCTTTGGCATATAAGACCACTGCTCCACGTTGAGCTACGTTCCCCACCTATAAAAGCTTCATACCCATCATTTCTTGTTATTTACACCAAAGTAACTAAATAGTTTCATCACATAACCTCCTAATGAAGTTTCGCACTAATCTTTTGTAAATCATACGCTTTCCACGCTTTTTCATTAGCTTTTGTTATAAATTCTTGACTCAGACAAAGTGTAGATTTGCATTTTGGACAAGTACTTAGAAAATTACCTATCCAAGTCGTGCCACAATGGGGGCATACCCACCCATACACAACTCGTTTAATCTTATCTCCATAAATGTATACCCACATGGTAGGGGTAGGGAGAATCGAACTCCCGTTACCAGTCTGAGAAACTGGTGTCCTAAACCCCTAGACGATACTCCCACTTACCTAAGCATAGTTAATATGGTATCCTTTTCAAGCGTTTCTGGTGATAAGTCTATATCTGCTTCATCCCTGTCACCAACAAGTTTAGCACCAGCTTTAGTAAGAACATCACTTAACATAATAGTGTTTTCATAAAAGTCTAGTAGATACTTTCTGCTTCGTGTGGCAAATTCAGTACCACTTGATGTTATTGACCTGCCTATATTTGCCTCAACAAAATAAAACTTGCTTCCTGTTGTTGTAACGATTAGCAACCCCAGTATTTTTTGCTTCTGGTCAATTTTTGATTCGGTAATTGCTACAACATTATTAGGGTCAACCATATAATTTTTTCTAAGATTCTTAGTAGCCTCATGTGCAACTAATATCTTGAACGGTACTTTTATAGCCTCGTCAAAATTATAGTAATTAACGAATATTATAAACGATTTCTTAGTCTGCTTCTTAACATAGAAAAGTTCCGATGCTCCGTTACAAGCATCAGTCATATCACCAGAGAATAGCACATCACCTTCTTCTGTTCTATAAGAAGAATCCCAACCAATTTTACCTGTAACTGATAATAAAGACAGGTCAAGGTCAATCCTATTGTGTTTAACGTTATGCCAATTGATACCAGCAATCATATTATCAGTTAGTGACACACAAGTTCCTGATGGGAAATTACCAGTAAACTGCTTCTCAGTTGCGGGTAGACTATAATTTATATGCTCTGGAATGTATATTTTCTTGTCCTTTACATTCTTACTAACATCACGGGCAATTGAGTCTAATACAATGTCCAATACTCTTTGAGCTTCAGTCTGATTGCCGAAGGTGAACTCAGTAGCATATCCCTTACCATTCCTTATCCTATATAAAATAGAATCCACGTCTTTTGTCCTAAATTTTAGTGCATAAGCTAATCGTATCTTCCTGAAGACATTTACTCTCCTCAGTTCAGATTGTAATTTACCTTGGGTTATCTTCTCACTATTTCCTACCCTAGCTGTAACAGTGTTAAGGAAATCTTCTGGAAGAGGTTTGTGGTATCTCACAGCAAGTCTTCTTATCCTATTAACTACTACCTTGAGTCTTTCATTTGTTCTAAAAGCTAAGAAAAGTGGTTTGAACCTATTAAATATCTCAGCTAACCTTTCTAATCCATATTTCTTTTCGTAGTCATCAAATAGTTTAATTACATTCAAGTTATTGCTTTCCCTAATCGCTTGAATCAAATTATAATCTTTTATCAAAAGCGTTTTACTTGCTGCTTTGAAAACAATAAACCTTAAAAACGCAACTGGATTTTCTGGAAAAAGACCTAAGTAGTCATACAAGGCGGTATTTACTTCCTTGTTCTTAACCTTTTCAATATCTTTGTCATCAACTCCGACAAACGTGGCTACCTCTACAACAGCTTGTATCGTATCTTCCCCCAAAGCAACTCCAAGTCCTAACAAAGCAAGCAGCTTGCCCTTTAGTTCAGCTTTTGTGTATCCTTTGATTACGATAAGTTTAATCGTATCCAACTCTACATCTGGTATGTCAAGTACCTCGTTAGGGATATAAACATAGTTAGCATCTTGGACTTTATCTAATTCTATGTCATCTAGATTTGACACCTTATCAGAAAGGTCATCAACACCCCACTGTATACCCTTTTCAATCAGATATGCTTCAGGGTTCTCTTTGCCATAGGTAGTCAGATAGTGTGCTATCTGTTCTACTACTAATTGTTCCATACCTGTGTTTCTAACCTTAGCCCAAGCCTTGTGGAACGAACTATTCATTTGCTCAGAGCTTACCCCAACTAATCTTTCAACTTTTTCAATCAATTCATCATAGTTAGAATAGTTAGCAACAATCTCTGGTGCAAATACAAAGCCATGCTTAATGGTTGCTTCCATCAATTTTTCATCAAACTTCTTTTCCTTAGTTGTTATTGGTAGTGCTCTAAATAATTTAATTGTTGACTCCATGCTTTCCCTTCCCTAAATGGCGAGCAGTAAATTTGTTCAATCAACTTTTTAATAGGAACTGCTTATGCCATTATACCGATTATTAAAGGACGAGTAGTACTTTTTTCAATACAGAAGCCTACCGAAGTAGACCTCTGTGTTATTTAATAGGAACTACTTATGTCCTTTGGTGGGTGTGAAGGGGCTCGAACCCTTAATGTCTGGTTTAAGAGACCAGTGCCTTAACCAATTTAGCTACACACCCAATCTAATCATCTATTCTCTTTTTAATTTTATTCTTTAAATCAATTGGAAATCTAACTGACACATACTCATAAGCTATACGTTTATCTCGTCTCCGCAACCTAATATCACTTAATGTTATATCAACAAAATCAACCTTCCCCAAGAACTTAACAAAATCCTTCTTGGAGTCAAACATTAACCATATGTTACCATCAATCTCTTGGCAACTCATGCCAGTCATAATTTTTTGTCGCCACAAAGACTGCACAAGATCAACGATACCCTCATCAACATAACCATAGTAATTGTACGGAGGTATTTTAATTTTTACTTGTTTATGTTTGTATTCATCCATCGTGGATGTGATGGGACTCGAACCCACACCGTTCGGTTTAAAAGACCGAGGCTCTACCAAAATCGAGCTACACATCCTCTTTTATAACATCCTCGGATTCAAATCTTACTGTCGTTAACCCCACTAAGACAGAGGGTATTTCCTTTATCCTAATAGTAGCACAAGTGAACCTAAAATTACACTTCTTACACTTTCTAGCAAACCCAGGTGGTTTTTGGTATTTACTCAAGATACAAACACCACAAAGACCTCCACACTTATCACATTTCTCAACAGCCCACCACTTCTTTGCTTCTACTACACTATCTGTAACTCTGTAGACCTGAATATTTCTACATTTAACACAACAACCAAGTACCCAATGCTTATACTTAGACTTTCTATTAAGATATTCGCTGCTGACAGTTACCCACTTCTCTTCCATTATATCATAAGCCTTTAAGCAAGTCAAGCCTTTTATGTGGCGGAGTAGATAAGATTCGAACTTACGGGACATTTACGCCCAACGGTTTAGCAAACCGTCCCCTTAAACCACTCAGGCACTACTCCAATACTGCCCAATTTTCTTTATATTTAGAATACTTAGATTTAGAATCAATCATGTCAAGAAAGAGACGAACATTGTGCTTACTACCAAGGTCTTCAATTGGAATTATATACCAAACATCTAGAGGTATTATGCAACAAAGAACAAAATCTACTTTCCTAGAGGTTGAGGTTGGTACAGACACCACCTGTACAAATCCGTAGCTATTGGTGAGAATGCCCTGGATGTGACTTACCTCAACCTTGGGTAGAGGCGAGGAGATTCGAACTCCTTTTTCGTTGGGTGTAAACCAACTGCTTTACCTGTTAGCTACGCCTCTTAATGTTTTATTATCTTTACAGTGCATTTCGTAGTCTCTCAACCTACATTTTGCATTCGTAATATCACTTAAAATAAGAAGTCACCACTTTAATTGGTAGGGATGGGAGGTTTTGATCCTCCTACAGCAACTTATCAGATTGCTATGTTACCATTACACCACACCCCCAAAACCTTTAAATTCGTAGTCGTGTGCCCCCTTTAATGCCCTTATCCTGATTATTTTTTGTTGCTTCCACCCGAAGCGTACTTGTTGCCTCTTTTACAGATATTAGGAAAATCCTACCCAAATCTGTACAATATACCATGAAGTAATCTATCTCATTAGGAGCATACTTTCTTTTCAACTCCTTGCCATTTTTAGTAGTATTGCTTGTAACATTAAACCGCACGGCAGATGCATAAACAAACAGCGACTCTGAACCCTCTCTAATAATTCTATCATACCTACTTTATAGTCCAGCATACAAACCTACTAGGACACCTATCGCACTCTTTACATGCTGTCTTAGTTTGTCGTTCCTTACACTTTCTGTAAAATTCCGCTTTTGTTAGTGGTACAGGAGGGGGAGTATAAGCCATCTTAATCCTCTACTTGTATTATAGCATATAAAACAAGAATTGTCAAGCCTTTTTTAAGGTTTTTTCAATAATTTTTAAGACATTTCCCCACCAACTAGAATTACCCTCACTCCAGGTAGGATTTTTCTTAATGTTGCGACTAAAATTGGACTATTATCAAAATGAACAGCTATCCTTTGTTCCTTTATAACTATTGACTTTAACCTTGCAGACTCTTTTGCTGCTTCGTCATACGACCCCCAATTTATACAATCATCGGGGTCAACAAAATAGGTAGGTAAGTTAATACCGTACATCTTCAACCATGCACAAGTCACTGCCTGTGCTTTCGGTTTACGTGCCGTAACAATAATAGCCTCATCATCGGACGCTAAGAACAAGTGAGGATGATACTTTAAAGGACGAGATGAATAATATTCCAACTCTGCATACTCAGCTCGCTCTCGGTCAATCCCTCTAATTGGTTCTAGAATACTGAAGAACCAATGATGCCCGTCAGCTATAACACCATCTAAGTCAAAAGAAATTCTCACTAGTTCTTATCCCCTTTCTTTCTAATGACAATAGGTCTTTTAGTTTGAGGGTCTTTAGTTACATCATAATCAGGTTTTTTCTCGACAATCTTAACCTTGTACTTATCACTAGGATTTCTTTTACGGGGAGCAAAATCTCTCTTTATTTCTTTTCCAGTCTGGTCTTTCATTATTTTGTACCTAAAAAATATTCCGTAAAGTCCTCTTTAGTATCGGGGTCTTTTATTTTAATGCTCTCAAAAGGTTTCTGTTCATCAACAAAAGCCATTACACCCCGCTCTGAATTGACTACCATTTTGAATGCTTTCTTGTTCCTACTTAATGAACCGTCAGGATAGAACTTAACAGCATAAATTCCACTTATTTCATACACATTCCTCTCCTTGTAAATATTCGATTGCATGTTTTAGTAAATCGGCGGAATGCCTAAGATGTCCAATTCCAACATTGCAAAAACCGCACAGCAGTCCTCTAACCTCACCTGTCTCACTATCATAGTCTACACAATCTTGTTTTACTGTTTTGCATCCCATCAATCACTGTATCGTTCGGGTCTTTGACACTCCTTATCACCGAAAGCAGGTTGTCTACATCCTCGTCAACTTCTTCCCTTATTTCCCGTTTTATATAAGGTATCTTTCCTCTCCTTTCTAATCCTTCGAAGCATCGCTTCTCTCTTTTTCCTACGTCTTTTTAGAGATGGTTTCTCATAAGATTCGTGCTTTTTCAAATCTTTAAATATTCCCGAAGCCTGAATTTGATGATGAAACCTAGCAAGCATAGAACTTATCGCCCCCATCTTGTCTCCCCTGCGGCACAAATCTTCTTCTAATTTGTTTATCTTAACGTAAACCATTTCTTAAACCTTTCATAGTTGCACTACTACAAACCTATCATCTAAATACTTCTCGTAGAGCGGTTTTACATCAAACCAATTAAGACTACCGTTTCCACACCCCGCTCTTGGCAAATAAAACTTACCATGCTTTCGTGGTGGAGTATCCACCCAAGCAACAAGCTGTTGCAAGGATTTCTCAATAAGACCAAGATCTGCTTTTCCTCTCCAATGGTGCTTAACAGGTAGAGTAATTATTTTCAAATCATCAAAGACATAAACCTTATTTCCACTAGCTTTTAATGCGTTACCAAGCTTATATGGTAAATTGGGAAACCTTTCAGCTGCTTGTTTTGCAATACCACGCCCCATAATACAAGCTCCATCTTTTCTGACATCACTATTAGTAGTGATAATTGCCCATCTTCCAAGTTTATGCTGTTCCCAAATATCTCCTCTAATTTCTTGCACTTTTAAATGCCTCCACTCTTTTTATCGCTATATCAAAATAGCCTTTATCTATTTCATAACCGATACAATCACGACCCACAATCTCACAAGCAATTGCTGTAGTTCCTGAACCTAAGAACGGGTCTAGAATGATATCACCTTCACGACTGCCTAATGTTATTAAGTAAGACATTAGTTTGATGGGTTTTACTGTGGGATGATTGTTGCCCGATGGTTGTTCCCAATCTGGCTTCTCGCAATAGCAAGTATAGTTATCAGACAACCCCTGTTTGCGTTCCCACTTGCCACAATTAAGGCACTTGCGATTATATGTATTGCTACCTGAACCACCTTTTAACCCCCTATTCTTCTCACTTTTACTAGCTTTGGGGACTATTAGAAATGGAAAGGTCTGTTGAGCAGGTTTGGGGAGTTCCTTTACCCTTTCTTCCCACCATTTATCTAAATCAAAGTAGCGGGAAAATGAGCCTGAATCGGGGTAGGTCTGAGTTTCAGTAGGAGTGTTAAATCCACCATAAGAATTGGGTGCTATATGCTTCCCCTTCATAAATCCACTCCTTGTTACTCCCCCATCATTCAGCACATCATCTGAGACTAATAGATTGGCTGGGAAACGACCTACTGTATTTGGTGTATCAGGTCTGCCCTCTATTTTGAAGCCATAGGGTTGGTCACCACCCATCTTGGCATTCTTCCTGCCACCCATATTCGGGGTTTCACCACCGTACGGTATCCTACAATCATCCAGCCAAGTTATACCCTTCCTGTTCTTCAGGGATTGGTCAACAAAGGTCTTTTCAGACAAGGGCTTCATACAGACTATTATTACTTCTACTGCGGGTTTGGGTTGAAACCCACCATAACTACCATCTAGGGCTTTGGCTTGGGGTGTCAGTGGCATAGTATCTAATTCACCAAAAGTTTTCCGCTCATTACCGTCTTGCTCTTTGTATTCCTTAAACCTCTTTTCATTATCAGGGTGGGTTCTTTCACGCTCAGCCCCCATTCTCTTATCCACCGCCTTCCCTATATTCTTTGCCTTTGGAAATCCTGACGCATAAACCCAATATATCGGACTGAAGTCTACCCTAAATCCAGCATCCTCTAGGCTGATAATCATCCTGCTCAGACAGTCGCTTCTCGGTATGCTCATTACAAAGGCAAATGCTCCAGGCTTTAACACCCTCAGACACTCAGCCCATATCTCTTTATCAGGTAACGCCTTATCCCAGTCCTTACCCATAAACCCTATACCATAAGGTGGGTCGGTGGCTACTAAGTCAACACTGTTATCATTAAGAGTTTTTATTCCTTTTAAACAATCACAATTATAAAGCATTTATTCCCTTGTCATAGTAGCCCCACATTTAGGGCATTTCATTTGATTACAAGGAGTATTTACAGTATGTGCAACCTTTGCTCCACAATCGGGACAAACACACTTGCCACCAGGACCCACCCCTGGTTTATCTCCTTGATTTTTGCCTGTACCTTGAGAGAAGGAACACCTCGGCATACCAAATTGGTCTACCCCTTGTAACATAACCATTTGTCCTCTACCAATCCCAAATGTTCTCCTAAACCATCTATTTCTCATTTTTAATCTCCTCAAGTTTATTGAAAAACTCCAAATCTATCTCTGAATAGGGTTTTTTCTCTTGCCTATATTTACAAAAATCTAAAACCAAATTAGCTTTGTCTAATTTAGCAGATAAATGAGGTATTATTTGTTGAAGCAAATCTGCTACATTATTAGTCTTATTTAACACCCATTCGTTAATAGGTTTATTCTTGTACGACCTCTGCCTCGTTCTCCAAGTGCCATTAGGATAGATTGATGACACTTTATCAACTAAATTTTTGCTAGTGTTTGTTATAGTTATTACTGGACTAATAAATGTTCTACCTTTTCTGTTTAACTTAGACAACCCAATACTACCTTCCCCATCTATAATACCAGCCAAATAAGCAGAATCAATGTCAGATAAAATTACCTTCTTACCATTCCGCAGTCCACCACTGGAATTAAAAACCCCCTTTGGCACATACTTATATATTGTTGCTGTACTTCTGCCAAATTCTAATGATACCTCATCAATAGTTTTTCCAACACTAGCTCTATCAATCCATAAATCTATTTCATCTTGTTTTACAGGTTTGCCATTCATATCTACCTCTAATAATTCATAACCTACTCTACCATCCTCAATCGCTTTTCTCGTACTAATTTGGCGTTTGTTTGGTTTACCTTTACCAGTTTTAACTTCAACAAATTTAATACTATCTACTTCATCCTTAGACAACCCCTCGAAAACAACGTAATCAAGGGGTGATGCTAGAAATCTGGCTTCTGAAGGAACATATTTCCACTCAGGGAAATGCGGTACAAGTTGTTCTGCCACTTGCCCCTCGATTACTGAACGACTCCTCTTAACCGCATCTGTTCGTTGCTCTCTTATGTCAATCCGATGTTCTTGCTCAATAGTTCTTACCTTCGCAACTTCACGAATATACTTAATTGCAAAATAAGCAACCAACCCAAACGCTAAACAGAGAACTGTTATTGTACCTATTGCCCCGAACATACCCTCTCCTTACTCTTCCCCCTTCGCTTAGGTACTTCCTCAATCGTTGCCTCTATTGACCAATATGAAGCAGATTCATCATCATCTGCCTCTATCACCAAAACACTTCGTATAACGTAATCCTCACCGATCCCAAAAAAGTTAAGAAGTTCCTTATTAGTATAATGGTAACCAATTATTTTTCTCACGTCCTCTCCTCTCCTTCCTATGCCTATTGACATTGTTAGCATTAACATTAACTACATCTAATGCAAATTGTGGAATTTCAGGTAATACCACATACTTATTTTTTGCTACTTGTTCTCTCCACACCAATGAGCCATCTTTAGGATACTCCCTATTCCATCCTCTTGCCTCTACTTCTTTTCTAATTTTCTTATTAAGAGGATAAACATAACGATACATCTTTCCTCTTATCCTTCTTATCCCCTTCACCTGCATATACTCAGGAGTTAACCAGAACACCATATCCTTACCCACAAATTCAGCATTTTCTTTACATAATTGTCTTGCGGATCTAGGATGAATCTTTTCGCCATCTACCCCGATATAAACATCAGTCCAAAAGAACCCACCATAATAGAAATTACTAGCTTGATAAACATATCCTACCTTTCCAACAACCCCATCAGCTAACGTGTAAAGCAATTTCTTATCGGTGTTATCTTTCAACCATTTAATCAGAAGTGAAATATACTGACTTTCTGTATTGCGTGGCATTTTATCGTGAACACATAGTTTGCCAAGCTCATAGTAATCTTTAGTAGTGTAACCAGGAAATAGCTTATTAATAGTAGCTAATGGTTGAGTCCCCCATCCTAACGTAACAACCCCCACAAGCTCCTCACCATTGAACAAACCTAAATAGTGTTTAGTTAACTTTGGCATTACTTTTGAATAATGATGAGCCTGAACAAAATCAATACACTCAACTTTATCATGCTCTCTTATGCTAAGAACCATCCAAATATTCCTTTATAACATCTCCATGACAAGCTTGTGGTTTACAAACGAGAAACCATAAGTGCAAACATCGGGTCTTCAAGTTTACCCTTAAAGTAACTCCTATACTTCTCTATGACTTCTCCTCTTGTCCCATCTTTGCCAACAACAAGTGGGTTACCAAAAGGAGAACCACACCCTATGTAAATATAATTTGTCCTTACATTTGTATATATTAACTACTTCCGTTCCGTTAATCGTAGAAACCACATCTATGAGGTTCGTCAATTACCTCACCACGACCACAAACCGTATATCTGATAAACTGCTTTTCGGTTTCACCGAAAGTAGTTACTTCGATTTCTTCCTCACTCATATCAGCATATTTAGACTAATGCGTACCACGATGTGCTTGATGTAGCACTGAATTTTCTTTGGGGATGTCAACATAAGAAAGAACTGTACTATGTTGTCTGCCAAAGAGGTTACCTATCTTCCTGGCAGATAAACCCTCATCTGCTTTTTGTTGCCACAACTTAACTTCATTTTCTGTAACTTTAGTTCCATTCATATTTCGCCATTAACTATTCTTTGGTATCGTGGTAGCATCCATCTATCTTTCCAATAAATAAATAATTCTTCAAATGTTTTATGTTCAATCTTGTTCAACTTATCAGTTTCTTGCCGTAAGAATTCTCTATAGTTAAACGATAGAGGAATAACGTATACCCCACGAAAATTCTCTACGCTTTGAACCTTCCCATACTTAGAAAGTTTTTGGTAACCTTTTACGACCCCATATTTTTCACGGACTGAACCATCTTCATTGTAATAGATTTCTGAATATTTACCTTTTTCTCGTTTATAATCATCCCGCATTTGTTGTTTTACTTCAAGGGGAATAAGTATAGATGAATAACCTTTTGTTGTCCCAAGATACTCAAACCCTTCTAATCTATTATACATAGAACTCTTACCAAACAAGGAAGTTACCGTCATCATAGCAAGAGGGTGACTATATTTTTGTTCAAAATAACCTTGTACTTCACTACTCAAAACAGATAGGGCACACAATTTGCCAGTTAAATAATTGCTTAGTTCTGGAGTTGCCACGCAATGTTGGACATTCATTAGATAATTCATACGTTTACCCTTCCACTTGTTATCATTTGTCCAACCAATATATTTATCTCTAATAGGAATAGTTAAATCAGAGGCTAACCCAACAACCCCAAGGATAAATCCTGTTTTCTTATCACGAACAAGATAATGAATACGCCTACCCACCTCACCAGACAATGGGGCACTACTTACAGATACTCTACCATACCACCACAAATCATTATTAGTACAAAACTCAATATACGGCTCTAATGCCTCGACTTTGGGGACAGCGGACTGAACCTTATCCCAAATAGGTTTTATCTTGACCAATCTGTCCGCATTTTTATCTACGTACTGCCCCTTGGCAACCAGTAATTTTTCTCGCAATTTATCCTTATTCATTCATTTGTTCTACAGTACTTCCTGGCAATAATTATCTGTGTTTCATGGTCAAGTGGGTCATAATGTTTGATACCCTTTTTCATACAATCTGCACAAATTGTCTTATGACCATCTCTGGTACGTGACTTATCATTACTAAAATGGTCAAAAGTTAGAAGTCTTTGGCATACTAAACATACCTTTGCATCTGCAACCACTTTAAATAATACTTGGTCATAGTTTTTATTTTTGGTTTCCAAAAGTTCCATCATTTCCATTCCTTTCCTTTAGTTAGAATACTCTAATTCTACCTTTATTATACCACAAGCCAAGCAGGATGTCAAGCCTAATCACGGGCACATATTGGTTACTTACAACAAACTATCTAAGGTTTCTGTGCTTCAATTAACTTCTCTCGTAGCATACTTGTGAAGGCTTTTGAGCTTTTTATATTCTTCCTTAGCCTCTAGTAATTCTTGCTTTTTACACTTCTCACTTTGATAGCGTTGTTATAAAAATTAATTTTTTATTCTCACCCGTAGGTTTTACAAACAAAGTCTTTAGTTCCTTCGCTGAATTCCATTTCATCGAGCTACTTTTGTGAGGAGGAAGTCCAGATGTTTGTCCAATAAAGCTCCAATTATCAGCTCTATAGACAGCACCATTATGTCCACCACCAACAAAAGTTGTTAAATATTTCAAATCATTCCCATACTTCTTTTTCCACTCTATGGGTGCAAGTCTTCTTAGTTTCTTTAGTATAACTGTTCCAATATTCTTTATTTGTTTAATTAAACAAAATCTCCAATTATTAGCAATAGTATTAAATAAATTTCTATATTCAGACTTGGACACATTTAAATAAGCTAATAAATCCTTTGATGGTGGGTAAGTAGATGACCCAATTCCTATCATTCCTATAATCTCATTATCATATAAAATAAGCCAATCAATCCTTCTACCAACTGACTTATATGTTGGAATGTAAGAATGATAATTCTCAATAATTGACTTAACTAATTTACGTTGAACATCACCTTCTACTAAAACTAGACTTACCTTCCATTTATCCAACACACTTCTCTCGTTCCTCTGATGGTAAATCACTCACATTTCCAACTCTTATGTTCGGTCTACGCTTTCTACCAGTTATACCCCTAGCTTCTGTGGTAGCAAACCCAGAACCTCTGTAGATAGCAGTTGGAACAGACCATTTTTGCCTCAGTTTACTTCTTTTGCAGAATGGGCAACGACCCAATGGTTTAAATTCAGTCACTCTCTCCTCAAACTCTTTACCACACCCACTACAAATGTACTCATAAATAGGCATTACAATTTACCACTCTTTCTTAGCCTTTGGAAACCACTTCTCGAATTTCTCTTGCTGTTTACGTTCTTCCTCTTTCCAACTTTGCCTACAAGGGTCATTGTCATCAATTACTTTTATATTGTTAAAAAATTCATCAACTTTGCGTCTGTTGAACCAAAGCCTATCCCAAAACCACCATTGTAGCTCACACCAGACTTCCTCAGCCCATATACCCATTCTATCCTTTAGTATATAGCGGATACGAACAAAGCGTGCTACATCACGCTCAGTAGCATCAGACCAAGCAAAATGAGGGCAAACTTTAGTTCTCCCATTGCCAAGACAGAAAGATGAGGGAACACTCCTACCACATGGGTTATTCCCGTTTTTATCCTGTTCTCCAAAACAATGACCTTCAACGCAAACATTAGACCAGTATTTCACTCTTTACTCCTAAAATAATATGGGTCATCCATTCCCATCATTCCTTGGAATTGTCCAATTAAATCACTACGAGAACCTATTTCACATCCCCATTTATCAAAACAGATAATGTTGGGGAAATCTTCGGGGTAGTAATATTTCCTTCCATGGTTTTCTATAATCTTGGTGATTGTACCTTTTTCCACCAGAACATGACCACCCTCACGTAGAAGAACAGCATACCTATCCAAACCATAATCGGGAACAGCGTCTCCTACTCGTTTGATTTCCATCTCGCTAGACCAAAGTTTTACTTGACTACCTTTTGGTAACATATCATAAACACCCATAATTATCTTACCCCCAAGTATGGTCACTAGATGGTTTGTCATCTATATCCTCACTTTCATCTATATCCTTGCTCCCACATTTGGGACATTTAACAAATGCTCCAGGAAGTGATAGCAAAGCACCAGGTGATTTCACTTTTTGTGAACTACTAAAAAACTCACCACAATTATTACATTTATAAAAATACTGCTCAGATACAACACTCATAGCTTCCACCATCCACCAATAAGAACAATCTGCCTTACTAATTTGGCACTTAAAACAATTCCCAGGTTCGGGACAAATACTCTTATCTATTTCATACTGTTCGCAAGGTTTCTTGACCATTGGACACCAAAATAATAAAAAATCGGTTGTCCTTCTCGTGCCTTGCCTTTACCTTAGCGATATCCCTAGTCTCTTCGATAACTCTACGCAATAGATTAATTCCAATTTCGAGGTGAGTAAATTCCCTGCCACGAAAGAAAATTTGAACTTTAACCTCGCTCCTGGTCAAAATTCTTCTTATTGCACGAAGCTTAGTTTGGAAGTCATGTTCCGCTATTTTAGGTCGAATTTGGATTTCTTTCAACCTTTTAACCACTTAAACTCTTTACCATCCTATCATATAAGACACAAGTCAACGCCTCTTGAGCATATAGAGCGACATCCTCATGCGGATATGAAATAGTTACAACTTTATCTTTTTTTGTAATTACAGGTAAACCAGTTACCATTGAATCCGCACCAAAGAAATAAATTACATCTCCTTGTGGATGATTAAAATTATGGAGAAATTCATACTTGATATCTCCTGGAATTATTCCTCTGTGCTCCACAAAAACCCTTGTTGCTTGGGGATAAGTAATTGATGCTTCTTCTAATTTTTGCATCCAACTGACAACAACTGCACCAGATTGTACTGACCCAAGTGTTTTTGCTCCCTCAGCTCCAATTAGAAGCAATGCATCTAGCCCAAAGGCATACAACTGATTAACCCAACGTCCAAAATCCGCTATTCGACCAGAAAAGGGACTTCGCTCATTTGACTCCCAATAACCTACTGCTCCAATCATTTCGAGCGTCTACAGAGATTCGAACTCTGACTATCACGTTGGAAGCGTGATGTGCTAAAACCATTAAACACTATAGACGCATTGAGCCTACTGTGGAAAGAAGAGAGATTCTCGCTAAACACGAATACACAATTACACGCATACACGAGAAACCCTTCTGCTTCGCCTCTTTACCGATGTGCTACACAGTAGATAACTGTAACAGTGCAAAAATCTACAATTCCCCCATCAGTAGGCTGGTAGAGAAGTAGACTTTAGATCCACTCCCCCAGTTCCACAAGGTCCTTTACATCAAGACCAATACAGTCCAACTCAAGATTCGTTCTCGAAATTGCCTGTCCAAGCTTTGTGTGCAAACGGGACAGTTTCTTGATGGTCTCATGGTTCTTGTCAAAATCAAAATTTGATTTCATTTCAGCGTTAGGTGTCTCTAATGACCTATACGACCATGCTTTTTGGGACTCTAACCCTCTCAAGTGTGAAATCTCCGCATTGAGAGCTTTTTGTGCTTGTAATGCCTGACTAATTTTCACTTATTGTACCTCTTACCAAAATTATTTGGTGGAATCCGATTTGCTTTGGGATGATGCCCCAAATTATGAATGACAGCATGACCACCATTATCTGTCAATTCAAAGTTAGCCACTCTATTATCCTTCCGTAGCTCATTATCATGGTGAACCTTCTCATCTGGTCTCAATGGTCTACCAATAGACTCAGCCAGTAATAAACGATGCTCCATAACATAGGGAAATGATTCTGATTTTACCATACAATAAAACCTATCTTCAGGATAAACCCTAATCATAGTATAACCATCGTGTTCAATACGTCCACCCCTCCAATTAGGGTTACTCTCACCAAACATCGCTTTCAATTCGTTTGAACATTTACAACATCTTTCATGAACAGGTTTACCATTCCTAATTCTTACCAACCTCTCCACACCACAATCTATACATTTTACTAATTTCTTCATTCTCTACTTATATTATACCACATAAAAGACTAGTTGTCAAGCCTTTTTAGCAAAGAAAGGGCATTCCCAAACTGGTAGAACCATATCACATTCTTTACATACAGCAAACACTAGATTAGCAGTCACACAATTTTTTTCTGCGGGTTTAAACCTCTCGCAACTATGACAAAGACAATAATCTCTATGCTTACCTTTTAAGTCCTTTCTAACCCAAACAACACTTCCATGATGTTCGTATTGTTCATATAATTTATTAGTCAAAACCCTATATGCATTCTTAATATTATTAAACATTTACCACTTCTCCTACTATTGTATCATAAGCCAATCAATAAGTCAAGCCTTTTTTGTGGCATCGTTTGTGTAACATAAGAAACGGAATCTGCAATCGTTACATTCGTCAGTGAGGTCTCTATAACAAATATGGATAGAATAAAAATCCATCACAGTATCGCAGTTCTTACACTTGTAAAGTTTATTACTGTCCAAAACTTCAACAAGTACAGGAATCTTCTCTGGATTCGGTAAGATTATATAATGACAACTGGAGCACTCTATAAATAATCTCTTCACCCTTTATAGCACTCCACACAAATGAATTTCGAAGGTTTAATCTTCTTGCCTTCTTTATCCCTCACTCTACGTAAGGTAAATTGAGTTTCCCCGCACTCAGAACAACAAATAACTCTATGCATGAATACATTTAATGTTATGCTACTAAGGTCTATGTCTGTCTTTCTTAGTTTTTCAAGTTTATCTACTGGCATTATTCCTCTCCTTTAACAACAATCTCTGTTTCCCTCGGTGTCAAGCTTTAACTACAATGCCTGACTGGACAATCCGTACACATAATTTGTGTGCTACTAGAGCACATCTCATCTTCCCGCTCCAATTGTCTGTAGAACACTAAGAACTGCTCCGCCACGGTATTAGGTCTTACATGACACTTTGTGATAGTCCCTAGCATACTCATGAATCAGTGCTGGAATATATCCTTTAAGGTTTAGTCTAGCCGATACCATCTTTGCTAGTGTTGTTTTCCCCGAATGTAAATGCTGTTCTAATTATCATTATATAATTGTTCCTTATACTCTAATAAACTTCTTTCCCTTCTTCAACACTACCTCTAAATTTCTCAAATCTCTACCTTGAAAATACGCAACTGCATGACCTCTATGAATCATTGGTAGTGATATTACGAAGGTTTTAAGATGAAATCTCAGTTTGTATCTATGAATATGCCCACAAATATAAATCTTGGGGACGAGATAATTTAACATCTCTTCAAGAACAGCTTCACCTACTCCTCCAAATAGACCTGTTGGTGGTTGATGCGTAACCAATATGTCAATATCGTTCAAGTGTGATAAGTAAAGAACTTCACGAAATGAAATATTATTTAATTGTTCCTTGAGGAACGTTCGTGACTTTAGCATCCCATTTAATGCTGCTACTTGTACCCCATTTATAGTTTGCACAATCTCAAGGGGTTTGAAGAATTCCACATCATCGTGATTACCACGAACAAAGTACCCATTTTGCCACTTCTCAATTAGTGAAATGTTTTGTGGAGTTACGTCATTTAGAGAACCAACATCACCTACCGAAATGAAAAAGTCAAATGGTTCTTCAGCAGTCAGAACAGCGTCTAATTTCTCGAAATTGCCATGACAATCTCCAACCAACACAATCTTATTACGTCGTAAAAGTTTTGTGCATAGTTGTTTTGTTTCCTCTAGATTATCAAATGCCCACTTTAAACATTCCGTACAGAAGGTAATATAGCAATTATCAGTGTCAGCAGTAAGGTCAAACTTACAGAGAACCAAACCTTCAAACTTCTTCCCGCACCTTTTACAAACCCACCTATCCCTTTGCTTTATCCTTTCCTCTCTTTGCATACTTCCTAGCCTTAAAGTTAAAAATGTTTATCCCCTTTATTGGACGACCAGCCCGAATAATTTTCCAACAAAATTTTTCTTCGTCAGGGGTAAGTGCTCGACCTAATCTAAATTCAACTTCTTTTAAAATCTTTTCATCTTGGTATTCAGCACCTAAATAATCAGCAATTTTCTTAGCAATCTTATTAATCTTAGCATTAACAGCACTCTTTTGCCGCCCCACAACTCTAGAAATACCACTATGATGAACTTGCTCGATAGTAAGCTTAAGGATGATACGCTCATCTTCACTAAACTTGCCACTATCAATAAGAGCTTTTATTGCCATATCTAAGTCAAGTTTAGAGCTATCATCTATATTATAGTAATTCCGTAATAACTCTTTAACAAGGGTTGACATAATCTTATGCCCAACTTCTCCCAATTTTCCTCTCCTTGCCTAGACAGTGTTCAATAAAATAACAATTAGCACACCCCCTACCTAAATTCCTAACAAATATTTTACCTTTCAATCTTCTCTCAACCTTATCAACTTCTTCCTTGACAAGCTCAAAATCTTCTTCAGTACGTTTTGTTTTCATATCTTTCATAGTACCAAGATGCCTCAAAACAAGACCACTTTCTTCTCGGTCAAACAGTTGTCTATAAGCATAGCTGTAAATTGTAAACTGTAAATCAAGGTCTAACTTCGCTTGTGTTGGTTTAATACCAGTTTTATAATCAATAATTCTACTCCTGGCATCTATTTGGTCGAGGACTCCTATGATAACATGCTTTCCAAGCTTTACAGCTTTATCTCTCCCAAAAAAGTATTCTAACATTTGGGGCGGTTTTTTTTCTTTTTTTACAAATGTATCATAATAATCTAAAAGAAGTTGTTGCCCATCCTTGAACTTCTTCAGATATTCGTTCTCATTATAAAAAGCTATATCTTTGCTTGATGTTAAAACTACCCATTCATGTTTAAATACCTTTGCCCAGTCATCTCTAGCTAGATTATTCTCATATCCTGTATGTATAGCTCTGTGAACAGCAGTCCCATAAACTGAAGCTGACGACTCCCTAATAGGAACTCTCTCAACATATCTCAAGTAGTAACTGTATTCACATTCCATTAAAGAATGGAGCATAGTATAACTTATTTCCATAAATGTCTTACCCCTCTTCTGAAAAGAAACTCTTATCAGGTTTACCAGTAATCTGATGATAACTGTCAGTCCTATATAGCTCCTTCTTCGCTTTCCATGCCTCTATTTTCCCCCATAACATCCTTACCGCTTTTTTCCTGTCATGAATTGAATTCATCAAACCATCCATAACTTTTTGCTCTTCCTCGGTATTACCGAGAACTTTTACACAATCAAGCTCCCTAGTTTTTGCACCACGTTCCATAGCACTACGAACATTAGTAGCAACTTTCTTACTGTATTGATATTCCAGCTTGTTTAATTCATCTTGTATATCTGCAAGGTCGTCAACAAGCTTTATAAACTCTTCAATGTTCGGTCTTTCTGGTAACATTATTTTACCTCACCATAAACTTTGCGACCATCTGTTTTGCCCCCATTAACTCTACGCATATACATAAATTTAAAAGCATCCCATAACGTGGCTTCACTACGTATATAAGGTCTATCTTTAGATAAACACCGAAGTTCTTCACAAGCTTTAACCCAAAGGTCACTAAGATTATTTATCATCTTCATTCTCCTCAGTCACTTCGACCTCTACTTGTGACTGGGTAGCCTTATTATAAAGTTCCTCTCGAAGTGCTAAGTTATTTTCTAACTCATCTGCAAATTTGGCTATCCCTTGGAACTTATACTCCTGCTTCCCATCATCGTAATTATACCAAGAACCGCTCTTCTTAATTATACCTACCTTCTCACAGATAGTAATAATATCATGGTTAACACTAATCCCTTTACCGTGTTCTATATACAAAGTAGTAGCACCCCAAGGAACGACATCCCATTCTTTACCTTTGTTGACGGTCACTTTACTCTCAATGATTCCTGTAGACCTATCCTTACTACCCCACATTGAAATCTTAACATCCGTGTAGTATTGTAAAGCCATTCCACCAGAAGGCTTTAATCCCGAAGTAAATTTACCAATATTAGACCTAAGCTGATTTACTGTGACAAAAAGACCGTGTTTTCTTCTAATGGGGTGTTGTAGTTGTTCCACAAAATAACCAACAGTTCGGGCTTTTGCCCCAAGACTTGGACCTTTGTCCATAGCATCAGTAGGTTGCTTTTTTTCAATATTAGCTTTAGGTATAGCCGCAGTGATGGAATCCATAACTACTACCTTTAAGTCATAGTTCCGTAATCCCTCAATACACATATTGAATACCTCTTCAGCAAAGTCCCCCGAAACAGGGTGAAATTTATCACTATCTACATCAACTCCGCATGCTTTGGCATATTGCTCACTATACCCTTCCAAACCAATGTATAATGTGGGATACCCCAACTTAACCGCTTGTCCCGCAACATGATAAGCAAGTGTTGTCTTTCCTGCTTCTTCTGGACCATAAATCTGAACAATTGCTCCACCAGGAAATCCACCACCAAGAATACGGTCTAGTGATGGGATGCCCATAGGCAATCTCCAAGTCGTTTTACCTTCAGGAACAAATATTTTGTCTGTTTTCTTTAAGATTAGGTCAACAAGTTCCTTAATATCCTTAGCCACTATTTACCTCTTCTTCGGTAATTACATCTAATTTAACTCCAACCAGTTCAAGTATCTTCTCCGACAATGGAAAGTTGTATCCTCTCTTTGTGGGGTTATCCCCATCTTTTATTTGTGCATGAGAAGTTCCACTTTTGCCAAGACAAACTATTCTCGTTATTCCAGCTTGTATAATCTCTTTTGTACAGTTAATGCAAGGTGTACCACAATAGCAATAGAGCGTTGCACCTCTAGTTGAGATGCCCATTTTTGCCGCCTGCATAATGGGGTTTATCTCTGCATGAACAGCAACACAATGCTCCATACCCTCACCACTCTTAAACCCCATTCTTTGTCGTGGACACTTCTCCTCAACAAAATTAGTGTAGTATCCTTGATTATTTCTATGGTCACAATGGGGAACACCCATTGGAGGTCCATTGTACCCACTTGCTATAATATGCTTACCTTGAACTAAAACAGCACCGATTTGTCTGGAAAGACATTTGCTCCTCCCCATCCAAAGCTTAGTCTCTCTCATAAAATGTAAATCCCACTCATGTTGACTTGTATGTTCTTTCATTAACCTCTCCTTACTTACCCCCATGATACATGACTTCTACTCCTAGAAGAAGCACGCAAAAAACTAAATTCACATTTTTCGCACTCCTCCTCTAATCCTGGCAATTCTTCATTATGCGGGTATCTTTCTAGTATATTTGTAGATGACAGCTTGCCGACAAGTGCGGTATATCGCTACAATACAAGTAATAGCGTCATCAACTTTACTGCCCGTTACCATCCAATCCATACCTTTGTGGCATTAACCACAATTGTTGCCCACTTTCATCATCAGGTACATCGTCACTTACCCACCAAGAATCTCTTATTTTAACATCTACTAGGACAGGAACTTTGTGTAAGAACTGCTCTCCTGCATGAATCATTCTCTCTTTTACTATATGCGCCACCTCTATAGTATGCTTAATTGGTGTCTCAATGCAAAGTTCATCATGAATAGTATTGACTAATTTAGATGTAAAGTGTAACAAAGGAAAATAAAGCAGAACAATAGACGTCTTGGTCATATCAGCAGATGTCCCCTGAACAGGGTGATTCCTTCCTACTCGCTTGAAGAAGTCAACCATATTATTAAATTCTCGCTTCGTCTCAAAATCTTTCTCATTTAATGTGGGAAACCACCTGATTCTACCACCAATTGTTCTAGTCCAACCTCTCTTATATGCAGCATCACCCTCATCTTTTAACCATTCCATCAAAGTAGAGTATGTCTCATTATACCTTCGTAGGTGACCGTCTGCCTCAGTGGAAGAACAATTAAGACGCTCTGCAAGTGTCTTTATCATCATCCCATAAATAATACCAAAATTCAAGGTTTTAGCCGCTCTCCTCAATACCGTAGAAACGCTGTCATATGAAACTTTGTACATTTGAGATGCAGTAGCCCGATGAATGTCCCCTTTCGGGTCTTGAAGCATAGCCAACATTACAGGGTCACCACTCAACTCCGCAACTATTCTTAATTCAATTTGACTATAATCAGCAATGACAAATTTATAACCTGGTGCTGGAACAAAACAAGACCTTAATATCTCTCCTTCCTTGCCCTTCTTCTGAATATTTTGAAGGTTGGGGGCAGAGCTACTAAACCGCCCACTTTCAGTTCCATTCTGATGAAATCTCGCATGGATTCTTCCATCATCTCTAATACAATTAATAAGATTATCACCAAAAGTTTTCTTGACCTGATTAAGTCCCCTATATTTTATTAGGTTTTTAAGCGTGGTAGCTTTCACAGAATCACTATTGTAGACACTTTGAGCGACTTTTATAGTTCCACTATTAGTTGGACCTTTCCTCGTCTTCTTATTGACCTCCCGTAAGTCTACACCAATTTCATTAAAAGCCTGTACAAGCTGTTGCCAACTATCGAGATTAAGAACTGGTGGTGGTTTTGATTTGGGTGTATTGGCATATGGAGTACCATCCTTCTTCAATCTCACTAGTTTGGGAGGTGGTACTGGTGGATCTGGTAAAACCTGCCTCAATTCAGTACTTATTTTAAATAACTTCTTCTTAGTGTTATCTAAGCTTTTATTCCACATCTCAGAATCTAGAGTAATACCAGCAAGTTCCATTTCCGCCACTGATTCAACTAAAGCAAACTCCAATTCAGCAATTGGATTAAGCCTATACTGATTCAAATACATTTGTTGTCGTTTACGTATTCCTGGGAGAACAAGAACATCGCCAGCCGCATAGCGAAGTTGTTCCTCTGTAAACGGTGCATCATCAGGATGGTTAACAAATGTTAACACAATATCCTTATCCATCTTGTAGTCTAGGTACTTGAGTGAAAGATTATCAAGAGAATTTCCCCCTTTTCCTATTCCCATATGCAATAATGACTCCGCTATCTTAGTGTCAAAGACTCCACGAAGAGGAATTCCACGTAGCACTTTCAAAATTTTGTAATCATAGTTAGCGTTTTGGACAATTTTAATCCATCGCTTCCTGTTCATTAATAAGTCACTTAAAAGAGATATATCAACCTTTCGGGCATCAATAATATATGCTTTGCCCTTTATTTCAAGCTGAACAAGAAGTAGCTTAACTCCTGGTGCAAGAATGTCAAGTCCGCCCTTATTCTCAGTATCAAGACCTATATACTTGCACTGTTCCGCCTCTACCAAGATTAAAGGTATTTCTGCATTTTTCTCAATGAGTTCATAATTGTCTAAGTTTATTTGCATAACCAGCTAACTTCCTTCCCATCATACATAGTATAATTCACCTGCACTTCTCCTTTGTCATTAACAGTATCAGAATACTCGGAAATCACTATCCAAGGTTGTACATCTGGTTGAATATTTGGTGTGATAGCTGGTATTGTAGTTGGAAGTGGGTACATTGTACCATTACTTCCACCACCTATTTCGATAGGGTTATTCATCCTAAACTTAATTTCAGCCGTCACTTCGTCAAGAGCTTTTTCCCTAGACTTCCCTTGAGCCATCAATGCTTCAAACAACCCCTGATATATGGGGTCAGAGAACACTCGTTCCTCAGTAAAACAAACGAACCGTAAATGACACTTTGGACAAAGACATTCCTTATCTAAGCTATGACTTTTATGTTTACTGCTCATATCTGTGCTCCATAATCAATTGAACTCTACTATAAAACGTACCACTATCCATTTCAAACTTCATCCTGTTAACCCACCAAACACACCAAACCACGTTACCTTGAGTATAACCTTTTTCTGGTATCAATCTATCCTCTTTTATTCTTACAATCTTTACACGAAGCGGTATTACCAGAAAATAAGTCTAATGATACCTCTCTATTACAAGAAGAACAAAACTTACGACCATCGTTCCTAAGTTTTCTGTTCAGTTTTATTATTCCCTCCATTTAACATCTTCCTCACTAATTCTATGTCATCAAGGTCTACTGATAGAATCCCCTGTTCTATTCTATGCTCTGTTTCAATATAAGCAAGAGCATTCCAAGCAACAGCCGCAAGATGGTCTTCCTCTTGGCTGCCACCCAAAAACTTATAAGCATGCCGAATCATAGAATCCAAATATCGAGCCAGGGGTTGCCCCCTTTCCCAGTTTCTATCACCATATTTCTTAGCACCATTCTCATAGTGCCTAGCAAGCCTAGTTAAAGCATATGATGGGATAAGGTCAAAACGTCCCTTCCCGTCCCTAGTATCTCTTTTACTACCAGTTTCAAATTCTTGATGTTTGCCGCTATCTTTAACTTTGTCAAACTCTGCCATCATCCTCTCCTTGCCAATTTCTCCTTTTCTGTAACCGCTTGAGCTAACTCATTAGCTATTTCATTACTGAGTCTGCCATTCCAAACTATCTCCACCTTAAAAGACGCAGTTCGTATTAGCATAATAACCTCATTTCGTAAAATTCTAAGATGCTCAAAATTACATTTCCACCTTTTCACTACGTGACCGTGAACAAGGGCACTGTCTGTATATATTTTACAAGGTTCATTTGTAGTATTAATACCTTGCAAATACTCTAAAGCATATATCATAGCCGCATATTCTATTTGATTATTAGAAACATCTTCACCCCACAGTGAAGAGTATCTCCACACCTCAATACCATCGTGTTCTACGTAAACACCAACCCCACCAAAACCTGGGTTACCATTTCTTACAGACCCATCTACCCACACTTCAAACATTATTCTTCCTCAATAAAATTAGGTAACAATATAGTACCCAACCGTAGCTCAGGATGTCCCTCTTGCTTTATAATACCTTTCAACCACTGAACACCGTGAAGTATTTCTGTCATATAGAACAGCTTAGAATTGGTAAACTTACCATCGCTTACTATCATGTAAATACCAGTTAATAACATACGGTCAAGAGTACCAAATACACCATCAACAACTGCAACACATTCTTCCTCTTGGTTTATCCTAAATTCACATTGTTCATAGGAAATTTGCTCACCATCTCTCCAAATTACAGTATGCTGATAACTACCATCACCCTCTATTCTATACATTATATCTCCATCCTCACTCCTGTGAAGACATTTGGTGTATACCTCTCTGTTGGGAACACATACTCTCTAGTAAGATTAAAGTCAGTAACCCCATTTTTTTGAACCACAACAACATATCCATTAGTCTGAGGTTTACTATAAAACCCCATAACAGCATAATCTGGAACTCTGCAAAGACATCCACTTTCCATTACCTTCAGATTACCACTTCTGTAAGTTGCACCTACCATATGAGTATGAGACTCTATTACAAGACGGAAGTCACGTAAACTTAACGTATCTTTCCATTCATCAAGGAAACTTCTAACATTCATTGCCGCCTTCAAATCAACTTTTGAGAAGAACTCTGCATGAGCAAATACAGCATCATTTATCTGTAAAACAGGTGTCTCAGACACTATAATATTGGGGAAAGGTTTCGCTAACAGCTTCAGGATACTGCCTTTAACCAACCACAGTAAGGATGGTGGAACACCTTTCATGAAAGCCTTATCTATCCTTTTGTCATGATTGCCCGATGTGACAATAACTAAGGGAAAGTTCTCACTCAGGGTTTCAAAATACCTAACCGCATTGTCTATCTCTACCTCAAAAGGAACGCTTAGATTCTTATTAAACCTTGAAATAGAGTAGCAATCAATGACTTCAGTTGTTAGTACAACATCCGCAGACGCATTTCTATTCATAGCAATCTGTACCTGGTCATCACACTGAAATGGGATATGGGGGTCACCAAGATGCAGAATTTTTAAGTTTTCCTTTGGTAGTTCTAGGTACATTTGATTCGGTTGAAGCTCAAGTACCTTATCTGGTTCATCCTCAATACCTTCTATGATGTCCTTGTAAGCGGAATAGTATGGCATCCTATTTGGTATTGGTCTATCAAGAAGTGACCTCACACTAAGCCGCAAAATTTTATTATGAACAGCATCTCTAGAAAACTCTTCCCCGAACTCTTCAGTCATTATCTTAGCTATTTGACTTTCGCTGTATCTTTCGGGGTCACAAACAAGTTCGGTCAAACGTCTTGACTTGTCAAAAATCCAATCAATCATACACTTTCTTCTCCTCTGTGTTTCGGGCATTTACGCCACAACCTATACGACTCCTGCCTACACCTACTCGCAACTCTCTTGTCACAAATAATTAAATCAGCATAATAACAATTTACTGCTCTACGTTCCTCTTCTTCCTTTGTGAACAAATTATAGAAGCGATTTCTTCGCATTATTATTCTAATACTCCCACATCTTCAAATAGAACGGGTAACTTCTTCCTGAACTCTAATAAAAGTATATACATAAGTTGCCGCATTTGCGGATGACAATTTGGTTGCGTTCTCAAACCAAGAACATGTCTCCACTCTCTGATATTCATAGTAGTTGCAATTTCAGTCTTTAGGGAATTAGGTAATACGCTTCTAGCCTCTTGAGGTGTTGCTCCTAGCTTAATTAGTTTATTGTATCTAATCTCAGCTTCCTGCATTGCTCTATACCACAGTCCCCATTCCAGTGAACCCTCGTCCCAAAAAAGAGGACGGATAAACATTACACCCTTTTTACTGTAATTACAGTATCTCGTTGACTCTTGAGTATAAGAAGCTATACGATGTCTAACGAGTTCATGTGTCACACCTCTATCACATATAAACTTTACTGTGATATTAGTATGCTCTAAAACACTACCGTGTCCCGATTTAATTATACTACGAATAAACTTCTCCGCAGAACCTTTAGTAATTTTATCCTCTGACTTATAAGCAGTCCTACCGCACAACTCAAGCTTGGTGATAATTTGCAACTCATTTATATCGTCAATAATCTCAACAGATGGTTCTATAATCTCCATTATTCGTCCTTCCTTGTTTTAATTCCTTTTTGCCACATAACCAACTCTCTTTTTAGCTCTTCTAATTCCTCATATACATTATTAGCCTCACGCAGAACTCTCTCCATTACTGGAAATGGGATTACGACCATCTTACTCATACCATTCTGTTGAGTGAACTTAAACTTAAAAGCAAAAGCGGGATAAAAATCTAAAGATTTCGCTTGTGTTATATGCTTATCAAACCATTTCCGTTCAATACGCATTGATTTTCTTTCTTGACCTTTATCACTATAACCATGCTTACACTCTAAGTGTATTTCTGAGTCAAGCCAAGGTAACATCCATCTAACATCCCCTGCCAACTCGGATATTCCCTCTGCTGTACCAATTGCTCCAGACCTCTCTATTCTTCTGCCATAAATTTTCCCCTTGGGGGAAACACCCGCTAAAGCCGCAGTTTCACGTTCAAATACTTTACCCTTTTTAACTGCCACTACCTTGCTCCTTCTTAATCTGCTCTGCAACTGACTGTTCTGTTGGTCTACTCTCATCAGGTATACTATTATCATAGTCACCAATAAGTGTCCCCTGATCTTCTTTACCACTTTCTGGAATATCATTTTCAGTAAACTTGAGATAATCTTCCCAAAAAGTCAGGGCAACATTATCGGTAAGTGGACCGTGCCTATTTTTAGCTATTTTATACCACCCCTTATTTCTCTCACCATGTGTAGTTAGACTCAGCCTGTGCAATAAGATAACACAATCTGCCATGTTCTCGATGTCACCACTCTCCTTTAAATCTTCCTTCGTAGGCTCTCTACTATCATCAAAACGCCTAAACTGACTTAATACTATAAATGCGATGTCATTATCCTTTGCAAAAGCACAGAACCTTCTCATTATGTCAGTAATAGCTCTCCTGGTATCTCCTACATAATCTAAATCTTGTAGGTAATCAACCACTACAACATCCACAATATGGTTTAATAAATGTTTCTTGATACTGCTCAAAATAAAACTACAACTCTGATTTCCCCTATCTTCTACATAAAGATTTTGTGCTTTTTTAAGTAATTTATCCTGAATTACGCCATATCTAGTGTTATCCTCATCTGTAATAGCACCATCGTTCCACCTCTCTATTGATACTTTTGCCTCTCCACACATCAACCTATCAATGTATTCTCTTCTATCAAGTTCGGGGGTGAACAATAGGAGTTTCACATCATCCAGTATCATCTTAGTTATTATATTGGACACAAGTACGCTTTTACCAATATTAGTACTAGCCCCTATGACAGTTACATGTTTCTTACTAATTGCTCTATCCCTATTCAACCAGTAAAAACCAGTTTCCATCCCCTTATACTTTTGGGGGTTATTTCTCCTATCCATATAACGCTCATAAGCATCTGGTATAAGAACACCCAAAGAAATAAGACCACCACGTTCAACGGCACGGTCACTTACAACTTGTTCCAAGTCAGACAAATCAGTAATAAGTGCAGATTCATCATACTTTTTCTGACCACCAATCTTACGTGTTATCTCTTGAACCTTTGCTAACTTCCATTGCTTATGTATTATTTCAACATAACCTTGAGCAACGTTTAAATCAATAACTGCTGGACAACACTCTATTATCTCAGACAACTTAGAAAGTCCACCCACAAAACTAAGAACGGTCTGACCATCTGGCATCGTCTCTCCCTCAAGTTTGTCAACAACAAAGTCATAAGTACAAGCACTTCTCTCAAGCCTAACATTATAAATTAAGGGAAATATAATCCTATTTTTACGCTTAGAAAAATGAGTTTCATTTAAACCACTTTTAATTATGTACTCTGCAACATCATCATCTAGTATAAACATGGCAAGGAGAGCCTCTTCCGCATTCTCATAAGAAACTGGAAGCCTCCCATCATCAGCAGTTCTAATTACAGAAGCAGTATTACCAAATAGTATATCCTCATTCTCTGTTTTAAGGTCAATCTCGTCAATCTGCTCTTGAGTTAATTGTATCTCATTTACCATATTTCGTCCCCTCTCGCTTTAACCACCACCTGGCATCCACCGCACCTTCTATTGCTCTATTAAAAGTTTTCAAATGACCATTAGCTATCAACGAGTCAACATCAATTTTACCCTTCATGGTATAACTTGCAATTCTTAATATTGCCACCTTCAACTGTGGAATCTCCTTTAATAACATTTTAGTCATCAGATAAGCAGGAGAATATATACCAAAAACTCTATCAAAATCTGCCGCTAAAATAACTTCTTTACCTTTAAACAATGATGACCACCTCTTCTGCCATCCAAAAACACCAGGAGTAGCCACAATAGGGAAACCATGTTGGTGGGCTACAATGGCTTTAAACTCTCCTTCAGTTATTATAATCCTATTACTCGTATCTATTATATCATGATTAAAAAGAAAAGTTGCACCTCTTACCACATGACTACCAGACAAACTCGTATAAGTTGGAGTTCTTTCTTTATATTTGTAAGTATCAAGTATTCGTCCCCTTAAATCAGTAACTTCCCCACAAACTAAGTATGGAATTGTAATTCTATTAGTTAATGCGGGATAATTATTATAAACAAGACCAGCATCCTCAGCCAACGGGTTGCTATATTCATCATAAAAATCAGTGGAACAGAACCCCAACTTAAAGTTATCAATTGTCTGTTGTGTTAAACCTCTAGACTTTAAGTAAGTTGAAGCAGATTGTACCCTGTCTTGATAGTATTTATTACCCAAAGAAGTATAAAGACTTCTCACTTCTTTGACATCAAGCACCTTTTCCTCAACTTCTATAACTTCGTACCCCTCTTCAGGAATAATTATACCCCTAGCAGGACAATGTTGACATCTCCACACCAACTTTGCGGTATTAAAATTTGCATCATCACAACCACAATGAGGACAAACTCCCAATATCTCATGTTCCCTACGCTGGCGAATCTTTAAATCATCAACCAAAGCAATACTAATGTTCAACGTTCTTTCCATTCCTGTGTCTCTGACAGGTTCTACATAAACCTGTTTTATTGTCACTACGTATTATATTTCCACATCCACAGCGTCTCCTCTTAAAGTTAAGAGGATTCCACCTTTCAACCGTCTTATCACTAGCGATTTTTATTGGCTTCGGTGGTTGTGGTGGTGGTTGCATATTAGACCTTATGATAGGATGCTGTGCCTTCCACGTATTAATAACAACCACCTTCAAATAGGCAAGAACTTCCCACTTGCTCCTAGTCTTAGGTAATTTAGTTAATGACAACATCGCATCCCACACGGTAGGTGGGTCAGTCAACTTAATTAAACTCAGAATGTCCTTTTCAGAGATATTGAACTCAGCAATATCAATAAATGCCATATGAAGTTTCTTGATAAGTCCTCGCTTCATATCACGTGGCATTGAGTTCCAATCATCACCCAAATTTAACTGTCCCCACCACCATGTTAAACTACGAGCGTTATCTTCAATATCGCCCATATTTAGTATCTCCAGTTAAATTATAAGGTTGACTCCTCATCTTTCTTGGAACTCAGAACAGTGTAATAGTCTTCACCGTTAAGAATTCTCTCAATAGCATCAGCAGATAATGGTGCAGTAACTTGCTTAATGTCATATAACTTGTCCTTCCAATCTTCACCTACAGCTTCAACTATGTCAATCTCAGTCTTTTGCTTAGGAACACAAGTAGTCATTGACTCACTTCCCTTACCCCTTGTATCCAATTTAATATCATAATTTTTAAGGTCACCCAATTCAGGTTCTTCCTCAAACGACTTAAACTGGTCTACAATTCTCTTACCCTTCTGCATAATTTGAATCTTATTACGAGGTGTTGCTTCTACTTTAGATAAATCTGCACCACACTCACATTCACTTGGGTAAGAACCGCCACTCTCGTAATGTTCAGCTTCACAACTAGGACACAGTGCAATAGATGTTCTATCAAGAACATTGAAGGTATATAGTTTACGAGCATTTAGAACATCCTTAGTTTTTGGGTCAGTCTTCTTTTGTCCTCGATTCCAAGCACAGATAGGACAATCATCCCACCCTGGGCACATAAAAGACATCCCCTTTCCCGCATTTGCATTAGGGAAGGCGTGATGTCCTTTTGGTACAAAGTGTGACCACTGTACTTCTGGTCGAATATCAAGCACTCTAATTACCGTTTGATGGTCACTCGTAACTTTAATAAAGTCAGAACCGTACCTCGCTCTTGTAGTTGTTCTCTTGCTACTTTCGTCTAAAATTTTGCCAAATTCACTCATCAGACTCTCCTTTTACTTTTTATTATACCACATAATTGGCTAGATGTCAAGCCTTTTCGTGGCTTAGGAATAAGTATTTTTTCTCTGTCTTCTCCTCACCACACCTTTTACTATTCCTACATGTATTATACCACACAAAATAGGAGTTGTCAAGCCCTATCCTACTCCATTTATTTTGGCAATGCTTGCCCAAGGAATACCAGCTACTTTATTAATTAATGCTGATGCAATTCCATCAAGGCTTGCTATAGAAGGACCACTAGGAGCATCAGAAATATAACCACATAGGCTTATCCTAGGGTAAGTAGTAGCAGGAGCATTAGCAGGAGTGCACTTTACAGCTACATAGTGATTATCAGTAAAAGCATGAGTGTGGGCTGTATCGTTACCTGTAGTAGCTGTAGTACTAATAGTTACAGTAACATCTGTATCTCCCTCATCCTCCCTTAGCATAAATGCATATGACTTAGAATCAGCACCAGGAGCAGTAGTTAGATTCACATACATCTTAGTGATAGCCATAGTTCTAGTAATCTGCTTTACATTTGCCTCAGTAGCATCCCAAGCCTCACCAAAGTAGCTACCACAGGGATTCTGGTAGGTTACAGCATCTATAGCAGGAGCATAAACACCACAGTTAAAGATAGGAAACTCACCAGCAGTACTAGCTAGGAAGACAAATGACCAGCCATACTTTGAACTAGCAGGACCTCCTGCATTAGTTAGCTTTACACAGAACAGGTCTCCAGCAGAAACAGCCTGGGAGTGAGTGGTATCCTGAACCTTAGTATCTGTATCAGCAATAGCAGCTACTATACCTGTATCTCCACCATCCTTGTACACAGTGAAGGTTCTGGAGTTTCCTGCACCAGGGGCAGTAAAGGCAATAGCATATAGTAGCTTTAGTGTTCCGCCAGTTGGAACTACTGCATAGGCTTTGTCAAGAACAGCACCTACCTCAGAGCCGTAACCAGAGACAACCTGGTGATAGGCATCTCCATCACTGTTCTTCTCATTATCAATATATGCAAAGTGTATGGACTCGTTATCAACGGTAGGTATAAACTCTAAGCTGAAAGTGCAAGCTCTATCAGTAGGAGTGTTTGTAGGAATACTTACCAGTTCTACCAAATCTCCAGCAACTACAGATATTTCATTACTATCATCTGAACCTGCAGTATCCGAAGCACCTGAGATAGTTACCGATAATGCTTGTTCTACACCACCTTTACTGAGATATATCTGATAGCTCTTACCATCACCAGGAGCACCAGTTAGCTGAACTCTTAGCTTCTTTAGAGTCCCTGCTGTAGGCATAGGAATTGCTATACTAGCAGTCTTCCAATAACCTCCACCCATAAGGCAGTGATACCTAGCAGCAGCACCAGCAATATACCTCTCTGGGTCTCCTCCAATTATTACTTGCTCAGACATTTGCCTAACTCCTCTCTATTACAGTACCATCAGGATTAAACCAAATAGCATCAGAAGAATGAGCATAACCCACTCTACGAACAAACTCACCAGCATTACTCGGTGCAACTTGGGACATTTCCCCACTTACAGTATGCACAAAAAGTCCACTAGCCACCACCCAACTCCAACTATCATCTCTTATGTAACCTAGAAGTAATAAAGTAATACTGTCATCCTCCACACCTGACGCAACTACCAATGACAAATGTCCATCTGTTTGCCCTTCTACTGTTGCAATTGTTTTCTTCCACTTACTATCACTTGCATAATAAACTAATTCACCAAATGCCAAGGTTTCACCAGCAATACCACTACACACTAATCCTGCCCAATCGTGGTCGCTTGTTAAGGTCTCTTCAATATTTATTCTTTTAATAAACTCAAGGGCGGATTCACCAGCATTTACGGCAACAAGTTTCTTAGACGAACCAGTAAAATTAGCAGGAGTATCTGTCAAACCAACAAATGCAGTAGGTGCAAATTCTAGAGCATCCTCACCAACATTTACCCTAGCAAACTTTCCACCTTGACCTGCATAGCTTGATGGTGTATCTATAAGCTCAAGAAATTCATCACGACCTGAAACCACTATGATTTGCCCATCTTCAAATACAGTTATACCATTTAATCCCGAAATTGTAACCGCACCAGTTAAACCATTCAAGCTGTCCACGTCAAGTATATCTTCACCAGAGACCACTATCACTTGACCATCTTCAGTTACAGTAACAAGACCTGCACCAGATATTGTTATAATATCAAATAATCCATTTAAAGACAGTACTTGAGCACCAGTGCCACCGACAAAAACACCACCAGACGTTGCATCATCACCAATATACAATGCTTTGGTGTCCGTTGCCCATACTGGTTCACCACTTTCAGGAACAATACCTAGAATTTCGGTGCGTGTTCCTCTTCTTAAATATATTTTTGTTGCCATTTTATTTCACCTATTTAATAAGTTCTTGCCTACTACCAACAGTATCTATTTCATAATGTAAATCTACCTCTAATAAATAAACACTCTTACCATTAAAAGTATCCAATGCGTCATCAGACCTACGTGTTAAACTACACAATAACATTGTTGATACATCATCTCCACTAGCGGGCATTTCACTTCCACTTATTGTAGCAATGTAGTGAAACTTATGCTGGTCTGCTATGGCAGGCATTGCTTGAACAGTATTTACAGTAGTTGGATTTGGAACTATGCCATCCTTTTCTGCTATACTGTAAGTAAATTCCCAATAAACATCTCCAGCAGTATCGTCTTCTGGTACAATGTGAACGTGAGGATAAAGTGTTGTTCCCAATTTATATGCGTGTGGCATTTGCCACGTGAAGTAAACTGTCTGATAATTTACTGCTTGGTCTTCAAAAGCTAACACTTGACCACCTTTATAATCAGTCCAAACAGGAGGTTTGGTGCTGTGGGTCTTGAGCATATTAGTAGGAGTCCGTAAATCTTCCCACACAGTAGACTCACCAGCAAAACGATGAGTTCCATCCGCTTCAAACTCTGTATAATTTCCTTTTGCTATTTGTTCCTTACTACCAATTCTTGTTTTTGGTCTGCCATAAATATCGTAGTAACCATTAGCTTCACCACCATCAAGAATGTTATTCATTGTAGCAGATTCAGCATCAACTACTTCTTCACCACACCTTACAGCAACCGCACCTGAATAATCAGTATCAAATCTAGAATATATTATACTATCTGTCCAAGTAGCTCCATCAATAGTCCCGTCATTATCATTATCTGTCTCATCATAGACAGTAGCACCAGCACCTTCATCTATCTGCCACAGAGCTACTGTATTGGCATCCAGTGGGAATTTGCGACCTGCTCCGCCATTATAATTAGCAGTTATTTCAGCTTGAGTTCGAGCTACATTTGATATGCGGACTTGGGCTATCTTACCTTTTAAGTACTTGGCATTCAATGGATTATGACCAAGTAATAAGTTTACTGTAGAGTGGTCATTTATCACAGCATCAGAGAGAGTTTTGTCAGCTTGTGCTACGTTATTTATATAACACTTAACCGTAGTTCCTTCCTTTGTAATTACTACATAAGCCTCAGTATCAGAGAGATTAGCATGTTTCCAATTTAATCCCTCATATCCACCCCCTGAATTGCCGATGGCAAAGTTTGTTTCGGCAGTCTTTACTCCAAACCTAAATCCTTTATAACCACCCGCAAATTTATAAACTGAAGACAAACCACTAATATTGGTAGCATCAGGGTTTATCCATATCTCAATACTGAGGTCACCTACTAGATTTAAGCTGTTGTCCTGCCCGCAATTTACATAATCATCATCCCCATCAAAGCTGAGGGCATAACCAAGGAAAGGTACAACGCTATCACTATCATAATAATCCACTGGTCTCCATTCTAAACCAGCCTCAGCCTCGGTAATAGTAGGAACTTGTGGGAATCTGTTTGTATAATTACTTGGAGTATCGGTCAAATCAAGGAAGGCAATAGCAACGATTTTATCATACAACTCATGTAGAACAGCTTCTACATCCTCTGACACAAATGCATCAGGACTATCCTCAATACCAATTAGACTTGCACCAAGACCAGAAGCCGTAGCAAGAAGACCAGACATTGTAGGGACTAGTGCTACACCATCAGTTCCTAACTGAACAGTACCACGTTCTGCGGTTGTCGCTATTCTTACTTTTGTTCCCCTAATATCAGCGTTGGGGTGAACATGACGATTCCAAATAGCACCATCAGCAATAGGACCACCAGAAGTTTGAGTCCCAGAAATTGCCCCAACAGGAGATTTACTCAAATCTAATCTACCATCAGTAACGTAGGAAAAGTTACGCCTCGTTATCTCCCGAACAACCCAATCTACTATTTCTTTAGCTTCTCTCTTAGTTATCATATTATCCACTCGGTACTATAAAATTTCCGCCTATTGCAACGCCCGCAACTGGAATGCTCTTCCATTCATGAACTGTTGCACCGAAGTCTACTGTTTTATATAATTTCTCACTTGTCCCAACAACTGCAACAGGAGTTACTGGGTCTACATCTATACATGATACAACTCCACTTATTGCTGCACCTTGAGCATAGTAAAAAATCTCTCCCTCCGCATAATCAAACTTGTAAAGAACCCCACTAGCCCCAATGAATGACTCTTGTTCATTTGAAGCATCAAATCCGACATCTCTGCCTGTTATTGGTTCATCTTCCATCTCATACCAAGTAACCCCAAAATCGGGGCTTCTATAACCTACCCCACCTTCAAAAATTGCTTGAATCTCATCACCACGATTAAATAAACCTTTAAACGCACGATACCAAATTGTATCAATACTTAGTGTTACTAACCATCCTCCACCACCCACAGGACCATATCCATCGCAAACTAAAGCATAAATATTACCAGTTACATTAATTATATAAGGAGTCGAAACAGTGCTCTTCCACTGATCACTATCTATCTGTCCCCCGATAATTCCATCAATACCTATGTAAATGGTGTATATCTTCCCCAAAGGAGGTGAAGGGGCAGTTGTGAATACAACAGCAATGATAACATTAGTACCATCAGAAGTTAAGTAAAGACCTCTTATAGCACTAGCATCACCAGCAAATTCATATGTGTCAATTTCAGTTATAATACCACTAATAACTGAAAATGTCCTAATCCAACCAGGTAACCCATCATAACTAGCAGTAGCAAAGACGTTACCAGCGATGTGAATTAGTGATGGATACCCTGTAGCAACCAGAAAATCATGACTATCTAGTACTGAACCAATTGTACCATTAGCAGCAATTGGTAATGTAATTGCAAGTCCGCCATTATGGGTGATAATAAACACATTACCATAAGCACGCATAATATCAGGTGAAACGGCATTAGCAGAGAAATTATAGCTGTCCAATACAGAAAGATTTGTACCGTCATTATCAATATTAACTGTTGCTAGCCAACCAGGGTAATCAGGAGGAGTTCCAGCAATGTACCAAGTAATAGCATATGTAGTTCCACTAACATGAACAAGCTTAAGGTACCGTGCTACATCAGGGGATGGGTCGTAAATGTCCAATGAACTAATTTCCGAACCTATTATACCCGCATTACTGATATTAATAGTAAGAAGTTTAACAAACCTGTCTGCCGAAGGACCTACGTATGCAATGGCAAAAACATTGGTATCAGTAATATGATGGATATAGGGATAAGACCCAACTCCAATAACCACCGAGTCTATCTCATCACCAATATTACCTAGGCTGTCTATAAGATATGTCTTCATTTTAAGATTATCGGTATTCGCATATACTATAGCACAGACACCGCCAGAAACTTGTACTATCTTACAATAAACTCCCTGGTCTTCATCAAATTCCAAGGTTTCTATACTAGAATTTATAATATCACCACGTGCCATTACTATACCTCAATTATGTTGTAGGGGATTCTAACCCTTCTATCCAAGTTTCACCACCATCAACAGATGTCCAAACACCGTCCAAGACACCCACAACAACTTTATCAGAATCCCGATTACTGGACATGATTTCAACAATTTTTGTTGGGAAAATTCCCTTCAGAGTAAAATTACCAAGAGAATTCTCACTCTTATATAAATTTCCACTTCCTGTTCCGCTCCCCGCTCCATACCAAGCAATTTCGCCATACGGATAATCTTGGAAATTCCTTATATGATCCATCCACACAGCCGTTATGGGTTCAACCCCATCAAGAACCTTATTCCACACACCTCCACCACTCCAACAATGCCACAAATTACCCGTTTCAGTTCCAGCGATTGCCATTTTAGCTTTAGGGTCTGCGGCTACACAATTTACTATAGCATTACCAGTAGAACCTTCTCCAGAGACAGGATTAGCAGTCTCATCTTCACCTGGATACCACTGCTCTGCCCCACCAGAATAAGTAATTTTCAACCAGGGGACAGGTGAGCAAGCAGGCTCAGGTACACCCTTTTTAGTGAATCCTGGCGGTGAGGTTGTCCAATATGGGTTAACTGGACCATAAAACGCTAACGCAGCCCGTTGGTCGAATGTCGTTGGTCTAACATCCCAATTATAATCAGGTGGGGCAACATAACTTGGAGAAAGTCTAAAAGCAATCCACTCCCACCCCTCATCTATGGCTTTTTGAACTCCAACCGTCACAGTAACAGGGTCTACCCAATATGGTCCTCCTACTACAAATAGACCCCACATACTATAGAAATTTTCTATAGAATTAGGATTTTGAGTCCATGTCGGAGCCGCATAATCTCCTTCATCTAGAACCTGCCAAGGAAAGGTATCAGTGTCATAGACACTTTTGTAGTATACGTCAATGTCCATAACGTTATAAACAGTGGGGTCATCCAAGACCATCTCAGCACCACCAAGCATTAAATAGAGTTCGGCACTTTGGAATACACCGCTCGTAGCTATTGGAACTTTAAATTTTGTAAAGAAGTGGTATGCCCAACATTCGTAATGGTCAGAAATTAAGTCTAGCGGAAATTGCCATTGCTTTACGCATTGGAATCCAGAGTAATATTGGTTATTGTGGATATAGACTGTATCCACTACGGCATCATGATACTTATAGCTCATGTAGCCACCAGCCCAATACTTTCTAGGTGGGTCTACCCACCAAATATTAGTTGTCATCTACCCATTACCATAATTCTTGTTTTAACCAACTTACTCCACCATTATCTGAAGTATAAACATACTTCCCCGAAGCTACAAATACCATCTTCTGTTCTACCTCAATAGATGTTATTGCAAGAGTAATAGAACTACTAAGCGGTGGTGTTCCTTGGTCTTGCACCGTCAATGTAACATAAATAGAAAGGGTATCCGTTATCACATTGTAAGTATGTGTAATTCCGCTCGCTACAGAATAACCAGAACAAACCCAAGTATAGAGCAATTCTTCTAATGGACCATTTGGGTCATACGAAGGTGTCGCATCAACAGTAACATCATACATATTACTATCGTCAGCAAGCGACTCATGTTCAACCCTATATACAAACATTGCTACAGGAGCAATATTAGCAACTGGGGGTGAACCTTCAGTCCCCGCACCAGTACCACCAACAAGACTCAATTCCATAGTCCATATACCTGCTGTAAGTGAGCTAGTATAATCATACAAGAAATATTCAATTAGGTCCGTCATTGCGTGGGGGTCATATAAGCTAATAGTCTGTCCAATTTCAAGTCTTGGGTCTCCCTCAATAGTAGCTCTAGCAGTATATCTTAATCTGTTCAAATCATTATAAACTCTAGTAGCTACAGCAATAAGTAATTCTGGTGTATCTAGCAAGTATGACCTGATCTCTGTCCTTCTATATGTTGGTGGGGTAGGAATATAATCAGATGGACCTGCAACTGTAGTACTTATTCCATCATATCCATATACTGTAACCCAATTTCTCAGGTCATCATCTCTGCTTGCACTAATACCTAATAAATTACCAACTTGAGTAATTGTCCATACCTCATCTCCTGCATATGTCTCTTCTTGACTGCGATATGTTTGAGATGATGTTGAGGCTCCGACAGGTCTTATTTCTTTACACTGAACATGCCCACCTTTATCAGCCCATATACGGTAACCAATAAGGTCAGTGATGCGTGTGCAAGCATCCATTGCAGACTCATATGCGAAAACAGCCGTAGCATTGTTACCAATGACAATCGCACCAGAAGCAGGATATTCTACAAAGTCGAGGTGAAGTCTAGACTCTGGGATACCACTATCTGTCAGGAAATCCGTAATAATTCTCTGAGCTTGTCTATCCTCAACAGCTTGACCACCCATAGGATTACCGTCAGCGTCTAGTTCAGACTCGTCAGGTACAGCAGAATAAACTCTTCTATTTGAATAAATATAATAGTTATCTTGTGCTAATTTTAGGATATCACGACATTCTAATCTAACTGTTCGGGGAGGACTAGCATACTCTATTTTATCAATAAACCCAAAAAATGTAATTCTGTAAGTTGAAAGTACATTCCACCCCTGCTCCACCTCAACTCTATTCATTGGGACAAAACGGACATAGTTACCTTCAGAATCAAGGGGAGTTTTTAATTCCAAAGTACAGGTTGTACTGGCTTGGTCAAAACCATAAGTGATATCACAACTTATAACTTCGGGAAAATAATTATCACCAATGGCTTCCACTCCAGGGGACTCTCCCTCAAAAAATTTAGTAACTTTAACCTTAGCAATGGGTATCTTTACCCTTTTCGCATATTCTTCAGCTATTCCCATAATTACATCTTTATCAAAGTTATTTCTACATCATAGGTATCTTCACCAGACCCAGGGAAACTGCCTGTAGTTGGACGCACCTGTTGAGTAAATGACGCAATGAAACAATTAAATTGAGCATGAGTTGGATACAGGTGGTCTCTACAATTATATATGATTGCCTTTCTTAAAAAGAAGTCCTGCAATCTCCGTGTCATTGTACCAGTGATAGCGGTAAAACGTATAGTTCTCGTTGCCCCTTGAAACCCATCAATTTGGATGTGAGGTTGATTAGACCCTATAACTTCCATTTCGCTCATACGAGGACCATATTGCCAGCCACTATCTCCATCATACCTATTTGGATTTCGTGAGAATTCATATTCATACGAACCACCAATATCTAATTTCCATCTAACTACTACAGCCATCTTATTTCCTATTTACTCCTAAAGAACTTATACCAACATAATTGGCTTTTGTGACTCTATCAAAATCAGAAGAACCCACTTCTGCTGTTTTGGTTGATGCCAACTGCTGCCTCAATTGTTGAATCTCCTGCCTCACCCCAAGAATCCCAAGGTTAATATTTGATAAGTATTGCTGTGATATTAGAAGCACCCTATAAGAATTACCTAGAAGAACATTAGTACTTGTCAGTGTCTCACCTGACACAACAACCTCTCTTTTATGCAGGAAATAAGGTCCAGTTTCACGGACAATGCCACCAGATTGCATACTCCTACTGCTTACAAACTCCAACCAATCCCCCCACATCCCTTCTGATGCTGGACCAAATCCCCCCGCTCCACCAGTTTGCCTCAAAGCCATGTACCTATTAGGTGTTTGATACCAACCTGGTATATTGTATTCAGCCTCTAGCATTTTGCTAGTGTTTTTTTCAATACCTTGCAATTCTTGAAGCATTGCGTTCCAAACTTCTCCATATGCGACAAATGTTTCTGCTTGTCCAGTAGTAACTCCTTCCTCAGTACGTGCAAAAGCATAATAAGTTTTAAGGTCAGAAGTTTCCTTATCAATAAAATCACTAAACATTGTGTTATATTTATCTAGTAGTGATTGAATCTTTCCCGCATCTATTCCTTGTAAGAACGCAAACTGTCCTGGTGTTTTATAACGTGGCATATACTCCATAGTATCTTTTAGCATATCGTTATTTATGTCATATTCTCTTTGCAATAGATCTACAATTTTAGCGTGTTCCACACCCTCTGCTACTAATAATGATATGCTGGTCATCTCATCCGCAGTTAAGTCTTTAGTGAGTACCCCCTTTTCCTGGAGAAACTCATTAATTCTACCCAAGTGTCCAATAGCTTCTATGTCATCTGCCAATAAGCCTTTTGACAAAGCAGACCAATAATTTTCTTGAGCTAAAATATCCTCAAGATTGGTAGTATAAGTAGCACTAAAACCAGGAAGAGCTACCCAATATCTCTCTAATTGCTTCATAGCAAGCACTCCCTCTTCTTGTTGCTTAGTTATACTAATTTGAGTAGCTAATACTTCCTGTAACGGTTGGTATGCACCAGGTTCAAATTGCATAAATGCCCCAAAATCTGGAACTAATTGTCTAAATCTAGGCAACTCTTGGGGGGCAAACCTTTCAATTTGTGCTTGAAGATTTGAATAAGCTATTTGAGAAGACTCAATTTGACTCCTTTGAAGTAAAAATTCCTTAGTACCTATATCTAACGATTTTTCCTTTAACTTGTTAATCTCACGGTTAACCACTAACTGAGTGTTTTCTTCAACTCTAATATCCTTAGCCCTTACTGCTAATTCATCCTCTAAACTTAATGCTTCTTTATCACTATTGAGTAGAGCGTCCCGTATATCCTTAATCTGCTGTTCCTTTGGTAGTAGAGCATCTAACTGTCTTGTATGAAGTTCAGTTAACGTAATCCACTCTCCCGCTTCGTCACGTACCCACGTTCCAGTCTCTTTCTGCATTATTTCCCAAGAAGCAGCAAATCCTTCACTACTTAAAGCTTCCATAGCCGCTCTAATAGCAGTAAAATTTACTGAAAACTTTTCCCAAGCCGTACCACCTGTTTTAATAGCTCTTTCTTGAAGTTCTATCGTTTCTCTAGCCTTCTCTAACGCCTCTGCATATGGTAATTCTTCTTCTGATATAGGTTCAGCCGCAAAACCAGCAAGTGATATATCACGAATACCTGGAGTAAGAGCACTTCTAAGCTCGGCAGGCATTGACTCAAGAAAATCTTCCATAGCTCCTTTTAATATGTCTTCAACAGTCCTTGCTGAATCCTCAATAGCTTTACCAATAACAGCACCAATCGCTCCCCCCGCAGCAGCACCTACAGGACCACCTAAAGCCATACCAATACCAGCTCCTATACCTCCTCCCCACGCACCTAAAGTAGATTGTGTTATCTCACCAGCAATAAGACCACCTACCATACCCGCACCTGCAATTCCCGCTACACCACGACTAGGTGTAATCATACGCCTACCAAAAGCCTGCCCTCCCGATGGGGGAGTTCCCCTCACATACAGAGGTGCCCCTCTAGCACCTTGAGTAGTGTCATAGTACCCTGGTGCTCCAGCACCAGCAGCCATTGGATATTTACCCATTCCAAAAAATCCACCCATTCCTGCACCAATACCCATACCCTGAAGCTTAGCCCAACCGATCATGGAAACTTTAATAATAGCTAGAGCAGCAGCAATTTCCATCAAAATTTTCAAAGTCTTAAATAGACCTTCATTCCAACCAGAAATATTGTTAAAAAGACTGGCAAATCCTTGAAACGCTTGTGTCATATCACCTATAATCCCACTCTTTTCACCAAAAGCATACCAGAACTTATTTTGTGCCGCCGTAAATTGGTCATAAGCATTAGTAAGAGTATCAACGATTCTTTGATTAGCCTTTAAAGCCTCATTCTGTGCGTTTGCAGAAATATCAGCAGCCCTCATCGCATTTGTCCAGTTCTGTAAAAGAGCAATAAATTGAGCATAACGTCTCTGACCAGCACCAGCAGCTTTAGCAATTTCCATTATTTGACTTTCATCCAAAGCACCCGTTACTACCATTGATGATAACTGAGTCATAATGTCCCAAAATGACCTCAATTCCCCTGTAGCATCTTTAACAGCAACACCATACCGTGACATAATTTTAATTGACCCTGGATTATAAATAGTTGCCATTAACGCTCTAATAGCATTACCAACCTCAATAGGTCCTAATGTTACAGACTCACTCAATGCCGCAATAATACCATTAACTTGGTCAATATTTACACCAGCAGAAGCAGCAGCACTAGACATAATAGCAAAACCTTGTGATAAATCATTAACTGATACAGCCGCATTTCTAGCTACCGCTACCCACTTATCTAAAAGAATAATTCCTTGGTCAAGCTCCATACCAGTCTGACGCAAAGAACCTACTAAAATATCAATTGCTTGGTCAAAATTCATACCAGCAACATTACCAAGAATAGATGCATCTCTCAACATCATCGTAGCTGTAGCTGTTCGCACCACTTGGTTTTCTAATGAAGCTGTTGCTCTAAGTGCCAAATCCATACCCCTAAGAGTATTTTGGATAGGCATACCCATAGCAATGGCAACATCAGCAGTCTTCTCAAAGTATTGGTAAAGACCAAGACCAATTTCACCAGTTGTAATACCAATCCTTTCTAAAGTTACCTCTAAATCTTTCCACAGTTCTATAACCTCCCCCACCTTTTTCATCGCACCAAGAACTACACTAATAGCTGCCATCCACAAAGTAACTTTTAGAACAGCCTTACCCATGCTTTCTGTCATCCCATTAAAACTAGCAATGTTTCTTTTGTTGGCATCAACCATCTGATGAGACATTTTAGCTGACTCTGCTTGAGAATAGCCATATTTTTGAAACAACGCAGTATTTTCAATTAGTTTTCTCTTTTGTTCTTCATACTGTTTCATAAACAACGTATGACTCATAGGACTTCCACCTTGTTGCCCTGGTATAAATTGTGATTCTACCACTATCTTTCTACCTCATTCTCATCAATTGGAACATTAAATTCTGTTTGTTTTTCACTGTCAAAAACCCTATTAAACCACTCTTCAAGTTCATTAGGTTTATCCCAAATTTCTTTTGGTGGTCGTTTATCTTTTGGTAACTCCATCCAACTATCTATCTGCATTCTCTTCCTTATTAGATGTGTAAAGGTATATGGTACATCTATAATAGATTTAAACTCATCAGATAAAGGTATCCCTGATTTTTGGACAATATGCCACCAACTAGCAAACACATTGTCCCTGCTTAGTTTTTTAATTGTTCACCAGTAAGCTCTAGTTTAACATAAGTATCAAGAAGTTGTCTTTTAATTGGTGTTGCAATGTCCTGAAACTCATCAAATGATTTATAAGCTCCATCAACAAATCTAGAATCCAAATAAGTTCCGCAAAAAACACAATAATCTCTAAAAATTTGCGTAAAAATCTCAAGACATCTTTGGTCTATTGCCGCACGCATAAAAAGAGTAATAAGTTCTTCTTTAGACTTATCTTTTAATTCCTCATTTCTGTTCTCTGCTTTTTCATCCATCTTTTTTCGAACTGATTCAATTCTATTCTTTAAATAATCTTCTTCGGCTTTCTGATGCTCTTCCTGTTCTTCTAATTTTGCATTGTGATTTAACTCTGGTATTGTTTTAATATCCTTATCAACTTCCTCAATAGCCCAATCTCTATAATTAGCCATCTCTGCTAAAACAATACCCATAACAAGGTCACTATCTGACCTATCATTAATATCAAGAAACATTGCTTGATACTCTAAACTAGTCTTATCGTGAAGTTTCTTACGCATATTTCTACTTGCTACAAGAGCATATTGTTGTGCAGTCTGATAGGTTAAATCACCAACTAGTCTAATCCAAACTTTACCAATCGTTGTACCATCTGGTCCTTTCAGTTCTACTTCTTTACTCCATTTTAATAATTTAGATAAATTTTTCATAGCTTCTTTACTCATTTCCTTTCCTCTCTTATTTTATAACAAATAAGGGAGTCCATAACCACGATTTTGAATAATCGTCATCAAAGACTCCCTTAATATCTTTGGTACGCATACCAAATTCCCTTTGTATCTTTTTGATAGAATGACCTATATCTTCCTATTCTATTGTTTATGCTGGAACTGCACCAGAATATACAATACATTGTGCATCGTTAGACATGAATGCGAATGTCTGCGTCAACTGACCACCCACATTTGAGGCTGTTCCATCTGAAGTGATTCTCATATAAGGAATCTTCACTGTCTTCTGGATTGTAGTATTATCAGAAGGGTCTTTCAACTGAACTGTCAACGCCAGTGTTCTCTCTTCATACTCGTCTACGCCATATTCCCCATAACCATCAGCATCAGTTATTGTACCAGTTGTCAATAGAGCAACAATTTCACTATCTGTGTCAAGAACCGTAATATCTCCACTAATGTCAGGTGGGTCTACAATGTAACCAACAACTGAAGTATTGCCCATTTCCACAACTTTAGTGTTGGGGAACGTACCCCTAATTGTCACACTCTGTACTCTATGCATATTCTCAGCAGCAATTACAACAGGAATATTCTTACCACGTATAGCCGCAGGAACAGTGGCATCAGAGATTCTATTAAAAGCTAAAGTTCCACTTAATGTATGAAAAACAGCTAACCAATCCTCAGTCGCTCCACCGCTAAGTGTCACGCTTAAACCATCTACAATGTATTCATCATCTAACTGAACACCAACAGATGCCGCTTCATTCTTCCAATCACCATCCACAATGAAACTTAACAAATAATCACTATTTTTTAGTTGCCTTGGTGTAAGAGTAAGAGTTGCTACTCCACCAACTAAACTACCAGATTCTACTACAACATCATTAGCAAAATATCTCTTTTCACTACCAGCACAACTGTACTCCTCCGTACTCTCACCATCAACTGTGTAAGTAAAGGTAAAGTCAGTAATTCTCATATATTTTACGTGAATACATTTTAGCATCTCAGCAACATCAGCTTGTCTAACATAACCAATCAAATCAATGTAACCAAGGTTACTAACATCTTTCCCCGCATCTCCAAAAGCATCGGGGTCTACACCACATAAAATAGAATAAATCTTATGTGAAACATCAAATGCTTGGAAAGTAGCAGTAACTTCTGGAATATCTGTTATAATCCCTGCATGCTGGTCATTGCCCAACTCATTAATTGTAGTATTAGGTAATGTTGTAGGAAAATCTAATCGCTGAACACGGTGGGCATAGAAATCAGCTTTAGGTCCTACTATTCTAAGCATTACATCTTTATATGGGACCGCTATTCTTTTTGTCATATTTTACCCCTTCTCCCTCAAACAACCTTTCTACCAATTGACCATCATATATTATTCACTCCCCAAACCTGAGAGAGATATTCCATTTTTGTTAATCCAATCCGTCCCTTTGTACTCCTCACCCACCTTTTTCCTTATCACACCTAACTCGATTGAGGAGTAGTTTCCTACCTTCCCGTGTCTATTTAATTCTTTAATCCGATTGTGAATCTCCTGTTCTCTATTAGAACAAGAAGAACCACAACTATGCCACACAGTCTCAACATTTAACCTCAAGTCAATTTGCTTGTTCTGTTTTACTTGGTAGATAGTCCTTTATAGTTTCTTCGGCAATCATTAACTTGCCTGTGTTGATACAGTTTCAAAGGTTACGGCAGCTCTCCAATACTTAATCTTAGCGTATAAATTAAACGCATAGGTAGGTCGTATTGTCCGATCATTTGGATTCATATATTCAATTATCCTCAAATCCACACCTGCTGGTGACTTCCCCGTATCCTTTCGGTAACCATCAGAATAGTCCTTTATAGGAATAGCTACATCCAATGCTTGGAAGATTCTATCTGCCAAGTCATCTCTCTGAACATCAGTTTGTGCAAAGATGTCTATAGCCCAAGTACGTCTGAACCAACTAGCACCCATCTCACCAACACCCTCCTCAGATGTCATACTAGCCTCAATAGATACTGTCGGTAAAATTAGTGTACCTTCTTCTATCTCATTATAAGGGTAACCATCTACAATTTTAGCAATATTACCTAGTGGAGTTCCCTCAATATCAAGGAATTTAAGGAAAAAATAAACACTAAAATCCTCATTACGAAATTTTCCTGCTCCCATTGAACCTCACCCTTATAGAAAAATTAACACCATTACGATCGCTAAAAGAGTACTAAGACAAGCACTAACAACTCTCCACCCAAACCTCTTAATCTCAGTTGCAACAGAACGTACTTCTGCTGATGTGGCTACACCACCATCATTTATATACAACGAAGCAAAGGAAGCTAAGATTACATCTTTAGTTGTACAACCCTCAACTCCTTTCTCTACTAACTTCTCAGTAGCTTGCCTTATCGCAGCCTCCAATAGCCCATTTCTTTTTGTATCTTCCATCATAAACTCCTTTACCTCGGCAACCATCCACTCCATTTTCTCAATACTACACCTTGTGGGCTTAATATAAACCCCTTAGCCACAAGACGATTACTTACAACCCTTTCTGTTCCTGCTAATACAAATATATTATTACCCATCCTTGATTTCCATGCATATCCAAGTTGGGGTTGATTTAAGTACGTAACCGTAACAGTGTCAAATTCCCTAAGAGCAATGTCAGGTACTCCTCTCAACTGTCGCACAATCCCCAACACCTTGTTATAAGCAACAAGCATTTCTCGATTATATACGCCTCTAAAGTTAGAGAGAGTTCTCTTTGGACCATTGGTAGGGTATGCGGAGTATTGTTGATTTCCGAATTCAATTAATTCCCAAAATGGGGCTAGACCAAAAGACCTCATCAGGTCCAATCTCTGCCCAACTGTCTCAGCATATTTGTTACTCCTTCCCTGTACCCAAGCAATGTACAAACCCCGCCACCTGTCCAAACTACCTCTTGTTGGGTACGCAAGTTGTTGTATTGCTTGAAGGTCACCAACATCACCTAATTTCTCAGTATTAATAAATCTCGCTTGAATTACATTCTTTTTATCCCAATAAGTACCTATGTGAGCGGGGTCGCTTAATGCTTGCTCCATTACTGAGAGATACCCAGGAAACCTACTATACTCTTCAATGTCCTGCATATCTTTCCTATACTCTCCCCTTATCAAGAAATTTAGCTTCTGTGCTGCAACCCTTACTTGAGTCTCTATTGTGTAATAAACCTCACTTACAAGAGAATAATATCGAAGTGGATATGCTTTGGGGGTAATTCCTAATATTGTCAGAACCCCCACAGGGTTAAAGTTGAATATCCTATGTGTAAAGCGATATTCCATTTACTAATCATCCTCAATCCCTTCTACATTAACTCCAACCACCGTAAAAATGCTCCTCGTAAAGCTATTCATATTATCGAGAAGAATTTTCCTTACTTTCTTAAATAACTCCTCTTCCTGTATTTCTTCTTCAAGGTCATTTAATGCTATTGCACAATATCTTTTCTTACGTTTATTAATAAGCTTTACGATTTCCAGTTCTGTCAACCCTTCAAATTTGTCCATCATTACCTCCCCTTCTATTCCTTACCAAATTCTCTACACACAAAGCGTACCCTATCTCTTATAGGAACACCTCTTTGTATAACCCTATATACTTGTAGTTTCCTTGAGTCCACTCTTACTTCTTTTATTTTGACAATATTAGAAGCTGAGATAGCATTTATATCAATGGTGACAAAACAATCACCTTCAAAAGTTTTCCCACCTACCCCCATATCGGGTTGGTCTTGAGTTCTCCACCTGACATGGGAGATAATACCAGAAAGAGTATCAACAGTCAACCAATATTGACCAGAACAAGTTGTACAGTACGGGTTAAGACTAACCTCATTTACCTCGTCATAATGGTTTAACCCACTACATACGAGACAGGGTGTGGGGTCACCACGAATCACAAATATAACCGTTTGACCGATTGCTTGCCTAATCGCATCTTTGGTTGATTTAGTTACTGGAAACGTCACCATCTTTTTTCTCTTTTTCTCCCGCTACAGTGGCTTCCTTGCCTTCTAATGCGGGGGTTTCAATGAGCTTTTGCTCTTCTGTAGAAAACTTTTTAGACAATGACAAGTCACCAGCTTTCATAATTTCCTGAATCATTCCATCAAATTGCCTAGCGATATACTCCCAAGTGAACTTCTCACATTGAACGTAATTGTAGGCTGCCCTTCCATACTCCTTAGTTTTCTCTCTATTATGATACAAGTCATCTAAGATACTCACTAAATGTTCAACATCAATCACTCCGCCTTCGGTATTAACACCACCAGTAAGGACTTCCCAACGGTCAATGTTAATTAATGGTGTCCTGCCTTCCCATAACTCCTTACAAGCTGAATGGGACGGAACAACTTGAGCAACTCCACAAGCCGCACTCTCAAATGGGCTCAATCCAAAGCCTTCTCCCATTGAGGTCATAACATGAACATCAGCACAATTATATATCTTACATAACATTGAGAGAGAAACACCTTGTGCTGGACTAATGTGCGTCTGGTCAGTTATTAAAAACCTATCATCAACTCCCCATCTCTGAGCTAGTTGAACCAAGTTCCAACCGACATCTCTTAAAGTACCGTGATAATAAAAACTAATATTTTCTCTATCACTCTTCGGTAAACGACCTAACCACACCTGCATTGACTTCAAGAACAAATCTAATCTCTTCCTTGGTTGATTTCGATTTATGTTCTGTACAATAAAAGCATCTGGTGGCATGCTTGCCATAAACTTTCTAGCATCCTCTATTGGATAGAATTCATCAGTATCTACAGCATGACCAATAACATCTACAGGAATATCTCTTACAACTTGTATACCATCTTTAGCAAACTCCGTATAAGTTGCAACTCTAGCGTTCACCCTCTCCAGAACTTCTATCCACTCTTTCTGAACAGGTAAGGCATCCACTGGTGAATAAGTAATAATCCTATTATTTTCAGGAACTTCCTTAGCGTACTCCGACACTATCCATAAATCATTATTAATTATGATTAGGTCAGGTTTCTCTTTTGTGATAATCTCTTTAACTCTGTTAAACCCATAAATGTTCCCCCTCGCTCTGGCGGGGTAAACTCTAAATATACCTTCATAACGGTGGGGGTCACCAATCGGATGGTTAATACCAAGAACCGATATATCATATCTTCCACTTTGAAATAATCCCTCTAAAACTCCCTGCGACACACGACCGAATCCAGTTGATACAGCAGGGCTATCACCAATCCAAAGCAACTTAATCTTGTTTCCATTCATAATCCAACCCTCTCCTTATTTTATTCAAATCTTTTCTAAACAGTAATTCTAAGCTGTGGTTCGTCATAAATTCTTTAGTTTTATATTTGGAGTATCATAAAGAGTCTTTTTCTTACCACAATATTGACAAATAAGTGTTACTTTACCCATTTCATTACCATGCTGTTCGTTTTGCACTTACCATCCTGGGAATATTAACCATCTCTCCATTAGATTTAACCAAGATAACCATATAACACGCATTACCATGAAATTTCATTGGGACACACGTGAACCCGTGTGGAAAGTGGGCTTTAGGTTTATCGTACTTAAAGTAAAATTTTATTGGTTCGTGTAAGTGACCTGAGTATACAGCCCTTAAAGTATCGCTTAGGTACTCATCCCCCTCTTTTGTTGGTTGAGTCCAAAATGGATGATGAGAAAATACAAGATGGTATTTGTCAATTTTTAACTGCTCCTTCAACCATTCATATTGTTCGGGGTCTTCGTCCTTCAGAACGTCCGCCCAACCAACAGCATATTTATGCCCCATGAATGAAGTATCCAGAAAGTCCAAACAAAAACCATTAAGATTGAAAGCCTTTAAGCGACCCTCTCCAAAACTATCCTTCCACAATTCTCCCCCATCATAATCCCCAGGAATTACAACTACCCTATGCCTAATCTTGTTTAAAGAAGCTTCTGACACTTTAAACAAGTCTTTATCATCAGAATAGTGAGTAATATCTCCAGTCACCACAACTAAATCTACTTGCTCACGATTTATAGCCTCAATCATCGGGGATAATAGATTTCGGAAAGAAGTAATATGTAAGTCTGAAATCTGGATAATTTTTAAAGCAACTTTGTTCCTATCCTTTTCTTCCACAATTTCCTCTCCTTTATCATACAATTTAATCTTTATAATAAATGGTGTCAGAGTCAGTACTCGATACCATAATCAAATAGTTAATCCAACAACTTAGTATTGAGAACATTCACTTAATACTCTAAACAAGTTTATTCCCAATCTCTAGTCCAACCATACTGTCTTCCATATTGAGATTGGGCTAACTTAACAGGAAATAGCTCATTAAGTTCTCTAATATCATCATCTAATGTAGAGCTTCTCTGCCTTGCTGATTGAACATTAGAATATGAAATCTCTTCATCCCTCCAATTAACAGCACTACCAGACTCACTCCACTTTGTGCTACTCTTTATAATAATAGAAGCCTGTAAGATAATAGCACGTTCATCCTGACCTTGGATAACTGGAGGCTCGGAAAATTCAAACAAATCAGAGTTCTCATTCCTAATAATTAAATTAGGGACACTGCTCACTGTGGCAACAAAATATTTGTTATTCCACCTGCGTCCTAAAGCTTTAATAGAGTCAAATAGGAAACCAGACAGGGTGGCATCGTCATAAGTATAAGGAGACGTGTAATCTGATAGATGTCTCCTAAACTGAGGTATCAAATATGCTAATGTTGTCGTCTGTGGCATTTACTCTACTCCAATGGGAAAGATTAACACAACCTTATTAGCGGGGATGTTTACTTATTGTGTAGAACCGCCAATCTTCACACCACCTATCTCGGCTACGTTGGGTAATGTCCTCTTAGTGAAGCTACTTAGAGTTGCCTTCAAGAATTCAATAGTCTTGAATGGTTTATTACTCTCCAACGCAAAGGTAAGTAATCTATCCACAGGAACAGGTGACGTAAACTCTATTACTCTCTTCTTCATCTTCATAAACGGTTGCTTTAGAAGATCTTTTAAGAAACCATCACTTACCGCATTCACCTCATCTAATGTCATCTCATAACCTTCACTAATCTCGACTAAATAGCCCTTGACAATTGCAGGTTTATTATGCTTAATGAAGTATTTCTCAGCCTCCGCATCATGAACCTCTACAACAACCCGTTCAACATCTTTGGTATGGGGGTCACCTTTTAATAGAAATTCTTCTATATCTCCCCTCGTGTTGATAAACGTACCACCAACAGCACCCCTTATAGCCTTCCTAAAAATTCTTGGATATTTCTTATCTTCCATTCTATATCTCCTTTATGCTTTTTATACTGAATTTCTGAACCTCTCTTCCATCCAGTTCTTAGTAGGGGGGGTTTAGCCCCCCACTATTTAACTTTTATCAGTTCTTATGATGCCCACATTTTCCATACGGTCAAATAGGAGACCGAATTGCTGATAAATTCTAATGTGCCAAGTTGGGGGAGCAGTAACCATATCGGTCCACTGGTCTTCTCTTACGTCTCCATAAGTAATAAACTCACCACAATTATCACCAATAACAACAATTAAGTCATCTTGGATTAAACCATTTCTATCATATGGGTTATCGTAGACTTGCTCTAAGCTGATAAAATTTGCGCCGTAGTACATACCAAACCAACCAGTTCTCTTAATCTCCTCCAAAGTGCTTGGAACAGGTACGGGGTAACCAGCCGCTTCGGTGGCTCCCACACCAACCCTATATCCAGCAAACTTTGTAATAGGAGCTAAGGTAGGTCTTCTGCCAACCACAGCCCTTACATTTCCAGCTACATCCGCTATACTATCAATGGCATCTTCCAACGCACTTCTAGTAAGACTTGTCAAATACCAGAAGTTTGTAGCACCGACACCACTAGCAGCATCAAGTGTAGCCAGCGTATATAACGCATTCATAACCTTAACAACATAAAAGTCTGACAATTTAGCCATCATTTCACGTCTTATCTCGTCAACAGTGCCAATTTCACCTGACTCTACCTCCCACTCATTGTGGGCAACTTCTGCGTAAGCTGTATCCAAATTGTAAGTCACAACTTCTTTCACTGTGATTTGGCTAGCAAGCGTATCCTGACCAGGAACTAACTGACGAACTTCGATGCCTCTACGCACTTTCTTTACCAAAGCATCACCAGGATTTAATGATCTTGTGTTCAAGAACATACCTACGATGTCCGCAGTAATGTGCTTAGGGTCAACATATTCGACAATAAGTTCAGCCAGTGCTCTCTTATCAGTTTTTGCTATTTGAGCCATAGCTTCTTTAAACTTTTGTTCGTCCATTTTTTCACCTATTCAGGGGGAGGAAATAAACCTCCCCCAATATTTTAGTCTAGTACACTAATTTTAGTTCCTTTCAGTCTTAATTGTTAGTGTATTCTTGGTACTATTTCTTTCAAAAACAACAGCAACCGAATCGGCATCCAAAGCTGTCTCTGTCCAAACACCACCAACTCCCGCCTTAAGTTTTTGACCAACAGCATAAGTTGCACCAGCAACGAAGCATCCGCTTGTTACGGTATAGATACCGTCATCATAAGCCAACATCAACGCACCTGAAGGGATTGTTGCATCTTCTTTTAATCTCGGAACTACCATTCTTAGGTCAATATCCTCAGCAGGTAGGTTCTCTTCACCTTCTACAAATTCTCTCATTGTATAAGGTACAGTAGAACCACCAACATCCAACACTGGAAGAGTCTCATATAGCGGTGGTTTCTCATTATAAACACGAAACGCTGCTACATAATGAGCCGCAAGCTCTCCCGCACCTGTAGGTTTTTGTGCTCCCTGCAACGTGTTATAAATCCCATCTTGCAATCGTGGGTCAGGGTCGGGACTACCAGCCAAAATACGTGGGGCATTTGTTGCGGGAACAAGTTGAACAGCAAGTCCTGCTTTAATGCTTTCTTGTGCTATACAACCAATTGCTGTACCTCTTAATCTAATTTCTACTCCCATTTTTAACTACCTCCCTTAGCCTGTTTTAGCTCTTTCAAACCATCTGAAACAACTATTTTTGCGTCAGACTCATCTCCACTACCAACAGGGGGAATTTTTATACTTGCTGAAGCTTTTGCTCCCTTCTTCAGTTCGCTCATCTTAGCAATTGTCTTATCTAGGGTCTCATCAGTCATACTCAACCAGTAATCGGCATCAGCTTCCACATTAGCCTCAATTGCTGCTTCATCTAACTTAGCTTTGATACCCTTGATTTTTTCCGCTCTTTCAGCGGCTTCATCAGTATCAGCCTTGAACTTTCTTAGAGTCTCAAGTTCTTCTTTCTGGCTGTTAAGCTCAGTTGTGAGCGTCTCAACCTGAGAAGCCTTTCCCTCTAGGTCAGCTTTTTCAGTAACCCAAGTTCCCTTTTCGTCCTTCAAAGCCTGTATCTCCAACGCAGATTTTTCAGTGCTCCAAGTCTCCTTTTCCCTCTTCAAATCTTTGTTTTCCTGTTCAAGAGCCTCAATTCTCTCTTTGTCTTCCATTTTTACCTCACTATCTTCGGGTTCAAGGTCAATAAGCTCGCTACGCTCACCCATTGTCTCAGCATCATAATATTCCATGAATACTTGTTCCCAATCAAACTCCTCTGAGTCACCAACCTGAAGATCCAAATTATAGTTCTTTTTAGCATAACTTTTGATTTTGCTCTCTACCTTCTTAAACTTACCACCCAAGATAGATTTATTTTGCTTTTGGTGAACATATCTCCAAGCGGCTAGGCATCTAGCTTTAGTGTTAAGTGGGTATCTATAACACTCAGGATCACCGTATTGTCCTCTCTCCTTGGGGTAACCCTTTGGAGGACTCTTATGACACAACTGAGCTACAGCACCATCATTATTCTCCTCTGCACTAGCAGGAACACCAGCCGTTAACACTTTCTTAATTTCTAATAACTGAGGAGTAGACACACCAGCTAGGTCTAATAATCTTTTCATTTAATCACCTCAGTATCTTTTCTGTCCTTTAATTCTTCATCTATCAATTGAACCAAATCCTTCGCACTGATAGAAACTAACGGTGTCCTACCTTGGTAAGCAGGATGCTGAACAGCCGTTACAGCTTTAGTAGTCACATCTTTTAGCCACTCAACACCATCTTTTTCCTCTGAATCCTTGTATCTTATTTCCCAAGAAAAATCCACAGTTCCACCTTCCGCCATCTCTCTCTTGAAGAAGTCAACAATATCAGGAAACTCATCGTGATATATTGCACCAATAGTAACTACCTTATTTGCTTGCTGTTGTCCTCCCTTAATAACTCCAATTATGTGTGCTTCAGAGTGTCCCTCAAGTCCAAATTCAGAATCAAAATCAGCTTTGATTGGCATATAGGACATAGACTTGATGAGATTTAAAAACTCATCTTGACTAATCCCCTGGTTATTCGCATTTGGTAAGTCATCTGTAAAAATAAACCTTACCCACGTCAACAGAGGGTTCTTATATTCATCAGGAATACCAGCTTGGGCTAGTTCGCTATCCTCGATGAGGTCAAGACTTAACGTAAATTTAGTTTCTTTATCGGTCATACTCAATACTCCGTTAACTTGCCCAAACGGGCACAAAACACGTTTGGTTTCCCTGATCGATCACTAACGAAAAGTACACCATTAGACCACGTTTTTGGCAAGTAATTTAAAGATAATTTAAATAAACCATAAAATTAAGATACAATACCTAATTTTCCTCTGTTCGCAGTAGTAATCACCTTAAAAACCTTATCTGCCACAGTTGACCAATCAAATTTAGGGTCTTTGCCAACTTCAAAGATGTTCTCTTTCCGTTCTGATAGATAAGAACGGTCTTCATAGAAATTATTAAGCTTCTTAGCAAAATCATCAGTACTGATGACATCACCTTTAAACTTAGAACCAGCAACATACTCTGAGCGTTCTATTTCAATGTAATCAGCATTCTTGCCCCAAATATCTCTAAGATTACCATTATCAGTACATAAGATGGGAACACCACAAGCCGCTCCTTCAATAAGTGATAAACCAAATCCTTCTCCAAGTGCTGTATTAGTGTTAATATCCATTACATTGTAAAGAACATTTAACTTATCTACAATTAGTTTATCAGTACTAAGAATAACTTTATCCATTATACCAAAATCTTTTGCTAAAGTTGGTAAATCGTATGCTATATCGGGATTATTAGCATGAATAAGACATTTTACATCAGATTTTCCCTTGGCAAACTTGGCAAATCCCTCTAGTAACAAATCAAGACGTTTTCTATAAGTGTTGGAATTGATATTGCCAACAATAAAATCTTTTCCCACTCCTAATTGTTCTTTAGCATCGGGTATAGGAAAATATAAATTCCTATCCACACCGTGACAAATAGCAGTAACATTTAAGTTCGGATTAAGTTCTTCAATTTTACGTTTAGAGAAATTAGTGTAGGTCATAACTTGCTCAATATCCTTCACTGTAAAGTAAAGCATAACATCTCTACCAACAGGTAGCAGATTAACAGGAAACAAAGGAACTATCCTAGCCGAACTGTTATATTTCTTACTCACATTACGAATAGCGTCAAGGTATCTATTAACAATGTGGTCATCATTGAACAGCACGACAATATCAGGATTTTCCTGCATCACAACTTGTGCGGCAAAATCAAAACCATACATGTCTTCAGAATGTTGACCTGGATATATGTGATAATTAGCGTTATGCCTCAATTTACCATCATTACGCACACCATATACGACCAAATCACACTTATTAACTAATTGATTACAGATGCTATGCGTCACCACGCTAAACCCTGACTGCACGAGGGCATCACCTATCCATAAAACTTTCATGTATACCTCTCCTTAACTTACTGTTCTTCCACCAAAAGTTACGATTCTTCCACCATTCCTCTGTGGAATGCGGGGAACTTTCGTTACGATTTGTCTCTCCGCTTCCTCTACTGGTTCATAAACAGTTCTTCTTTTAACTTCAACTGCACTACCCCAATCAAAAGAAACATCGTCACCTTTAATTGTATAAGATAACTTATACATCTTGTTGCCCTTGTCCACGATAACACAATCATCAAAAATGTCCACTACATAAGGACCATATGATGGTGTCTCACGCATCAACGAAGGAGAAAGAGCATCTCTTATTTTATCCTCAAAGTCGTAGAACTGCTCCCTAAGACTTTCTTCGCTATAAGCCTCAGAAGAACCTCTCTTCTTTAACTGCACTTTACAAATCGCTATCTTTTCACCTTTGGTGTAGGGTTTATCAGTTCTCTTGTTAGTGCCAGTTATACTATCAACACATTTCTCCATCCACTTAGTTTGTTCTGGCGTTTCATTTTTTATGCCGTATGGCATTCCATTCACCTCTTTATTTTATTCTCCTTCCCAAAAAAGGAGTATTGAAATTCTGTGCAACCACAATCGCACTTTTCAACTTTATTGCACTTTGTACATATTTTCATTTGGTCTCCTTGAAATTAAACTCCCAAACCTGACCAACCTCACAAGACTTCCTCGTTCTAATCTAAAAATTATTTATCACACTACACACTCTGTTAATATCATCATCAGATAGTAGAGTATGCAATGGGAGAAGTATTACCTGCTCATAAACTTCCTCCGCTACTGGTAAAGATTTTTGATAGTTAAATAGTTTAAATGTATGGTTTGGAATATAATGTACACCACAATTTATACCACTATCACGCAACACTTTCAATAGTTTGTCACGATTGGTTACTTTAATATGAAATGTATGATTAGAACTAATTCTGTCCTGCTTGTATACTGGAAACATGACCTTACTGTTATTTATGCGTGACAAATAAGTATCTACAATTCTCCTTCGTATCTTATTGTGTTCCTCCAATACCCCAAGCTGTCCGAGACCAATTGCAGCGGTAATGTCATTCATATGATATTTATAACCAAGCTCGTCCACGTTATAGTACCAAGAGTAAACCCCTGGTGTATCACTAGACCTTTCCCAAGTATCTTTGGTAATCCCCATCCAACGTAGCTTTAACAGTCGCTCATAATCTTCTTTGTTGTTCAAAGTAATTGCCCCACCATCACCCATCGGTAGGTTCTTTACTGCGTGAAAACTCCAACAAGCCATATCAGCAGACCCCAATTTTCTCCCTTTATAGGTAGAACCAACAGCATGTGCGGCATCTTCGATAACCTTCAATTTATACTTGTCCGCTAATTGGTATATCTCATCCATGTCACACGGTTGTCCACCATAATGAACACACATTATAGCCTTAGTCTTATCAGTAATAGACTTTTCTATCTCTCCAACATCTATATTTAACGTTCCATACTCAACATCAACAAAGTTGGGGACAAGGTTTTCGTACAAGATAACCGCATTTGTAGATACAAAAGTCATTGGAGTAGTAATAATGTCATCACCACTACTCGTATCTAGTAGTTTAATTGTAAGATGTAAAGCAGAGGTACACGAGTTAAGAGCAACACAATACTTTGCCCCAACAAAATCAGCGAACTTCTGCTCAAACTCTTTAGTCTTAGGACCTAATCCTATCCAACCAGACCTAAGAACATCACAAACACCTTGAACAGACTCTTCTGTAATATTAGGTTTGAATAAGTTAATCTCCTCCACAATAATTCTCCTTTGTTAGTGTCATTCTAATAGCATCAATAAATTCACCACTACTAAAATAGTGCTGCATCAATATGGTTTCAACAACAAAACCAACTTTGCGATATAATTTTATTATTTTAGCATTGGTTGGAAAAACATCAGCATAAATCTTATTAAGAATAAGGTCATAAAAACCATAATCAAGCAGTAATAGCAACGCTTCCTCACCAAGACCACGACCTAAATAATCATCATCACCTATATAAAATCTTCCAAATTCTGCTCTCATATTGGTATCATCAATGTCATATAAACTTATAGCTCCAATATATCTTGTAGCTATCACAGGAGGTGCTACAGAAAAACTTATCTTGTCATCAAAACAAATGATAAAATTTTCTTCATTATCACTTTGCCCATAAAACCACTCTTTCTGCTGCTCAATTGAGGACGGTTTCCCCGAAAAGAATGAAGAGTACACTCTTGGTTTATTTCTCCACTCTACCATCTTATCAAGATGTTTAATATCTACCAACTCTAATCGTATATTACCCATCAAGCCCCTCCAAAATACTAGTTACCCAGAAATCTCTATATTTTAGATTAGTAAGATTTTGTGTGATTGCCTCTTTAAAGTAACAAATAGCCTGTTCCAAATTGTTAGTTTCATCGAATATGAATTCTTTTTCATCAACAATTGTCGCATTGGTTAATCCACCATCTACTCTATCATATGTAATAACCTTCAATGTTGGTTTTTGTAAGAGGTCACATAGTATTGTACCGTTGCTACCGTATATGACCACCCTAGCCTCTCTGTTCGGATGATTGAAGCTAATATAAATAAACCCCCTTGCCCCACCATAAAAAGGTAAGATACTAGTCTCCTTCATCAGACGAATCTTACTAAACTGTAACCCACCCAGTGGAGTAAACATGTCAAGAACAGCCAACAGATGTGAAGCCAGTAACCAATTTATACTAAACTTAGTATACTTATCATTTTTAGCTATATCACCAACAGCTAAATACTTTAGTGACAGCTCTACTGCTTCTAAATCACCGATACACCCATCCTTGACGAGTTGTTGTGCTTTACGCAAAGTTCTTGAAAATGTATAAGTAAACTCTGTAACTAGTCTCAATCCCCTATCACTAGCTAAACCAAGAAGCTCTAACACTTGCTTGCTACTGCGTGATAGCGGTTTTTCGCAAAGAACATGTTTGTTATGAAGTATTGCTTCTCTAACTATTTCATAATGTGTGTCAATGGGGGTAGCAATTACCACAGATGTAACACTATCGTCTTCCCATATTATATTTAAATCATTGATAAACCTACCTCCTGGGGCTAATGAACGACCAAAAATATACTTTACATTAAATTCTTCATCAATATAACGCAAAAAACGTTTGCCCCAATAACCGTAACCAATGAGAGCAATGTTTACCATACTTCCCCCTACTTTTGAATAATATATATACCCAATAGGAGCATCAGAAATAAGTTTAGTAACAACTACTCATTTGCTTGCTCCTTTCTGCTTAATATTTTCCCACTTGTTGTGTAAGTAGTGAAATCATCCTTTCCACACCCTTACTATTGAACTACCTTCTTTAATAAGTCCATCAGACTTAAAGGTTGGTCTTATGGTCAAAAAAACTTGTAAAGCTTTATCAACCGATGAACTTGGTACACAATCATGAAGAACCAGTACACCACCAGCGACTAGTTTTTGTGTATACTTCAATATATCTAGTAAACAGCCATGTATTGAATGGTCTGCATCCAAAAATATTAGAGACGTGCCCCCAATAAGGTCAAGATTAATGTCATCAGAGAATCCTTGGAAAAAGTTAACTTTTCTATCACCAGAGAACTTAGCCACGTTTGCTTTAGTCTCCCCAAGAAAAGAATCAGTCCACACTATATTCCTCTCTCTAAAGGTAGCATCTAGTGTTGGTATAGCTGCCGCTGGACCCCCAGGAGAATGGTATCTGAATTGACCTACTATAGATAATTCGCCTGTTACGCTATACAAGTCCATACCAATTAATAAAGCCGCTGACGAACCTCCACGGTAAGACCCAACATTAATAAGAGCCTTAGTTTTGTCCCCTATTAACCCCACACTATCACACAATACTTCCAAATCTTGTATTGAATGAATCGTTGGTATGCTGCTTAAAACATCTTGTACACTTCTCATTTTATTGCCTCCACTATCAGAGAAAAGTTCACACACACAACTCTGTATGAGCACCACAACCGATGTAATTTAGTCATTTAATTTCATCCATTCACTATTGATTTCAACAGCTAATCTATTGCAACGTCCACAGTTCTTGAAACAAGTGCTTGGTTTCCAACCTTTGTCCTGAGAACGGAGTAGTGCTGCATGAAAATCATCCATATCATCACTAACCCTACCAGATACACGATTAAATGCAAAATTAGGTGACGCTGTACTAGAACACCTATAAATATACCCATCCGAAGAAATACTAGTTTGATAATAAGGATATATGCACTGCTTAAACATTATCATTCTATCAACATCTTGACTTTCTGGAGAAATATAGAAAACAACTGGTTTAACACCCGACAGTAGCGGTTTAATTAACTCCTTATATTCATCATTACACCGTAACTCAACTTTTTCTTTATATTGACGAACCTTACCAAACTCTTTGCCATAGTTATCATACGGTATAGAAAAACGTAACGAGTCAACACCTATCTTTTTAGCAATATCAACCATTCCGCTCAGTTCTTCAAATGAAGAATTAATTTCAGTCATAAGGTAAGCGATACGTATTGCTGGTGTTGGTGAACTACCCCTAATCTCACAAGCTTTGGCAATTCCATCAATAATTGTCTCAAACCAACTAATTTTGGTGTTTTTTATCCTTTGGTGACTTTCTGGTTTGCCCGCATCTAAACTAATAGTGATATAATCAAATGAGGAGTTAGCATTCCCGACTATCTTAGTTAAAAACCCTTCTTTATTTTCCCTGTCCAAGAACAAAGAACCATTAGTATGAAGACCATAGGAACAACCTATCTCCTTTGTCTTTAACATAAGCTTCAACAGATATGGGTTAAGCAATGGTTCACTATACTGACCCCCATATGCCTGTACTGGTGGTGCGTGTCTACCAAGACTATCCACAGTATCATCACCAAACTTATCTAGCAAACATAGCACATCTTCCTCGTATGGGTATAGTATCCTATCCATCTTGCCACCTTGGCAGTAATAACAATTAAAATTACATGGTCTAACAAGGTCTCCAGGTAGATGTATTTCTAGTTGCCTTGGATACACAAGTTTTCCGTTGAACACAGAATCAAAACTTCCACCAAGATGCTCCTTTAACATTTCCAAATAATTATAACCTTCTGGTCTGCTCATTAACATCTCCTAGTTCTTTTAATCTTACCACAGTTGCTTGGTTCATTGACCATAACACAGGTGTTATACCACTATCAGTGTAAGTTAAATATCTTTTTTCCCACGCAGCTATTCTCGGTGCAGTATAGGTTATTATTGTTGGTAAGAATCCGTGCTCCATTTTTCCAGTTTTAAGCATCCTTCCACGTATATCGCAATCTGCTGGAATTCCAGAATTAATGTTGTACCTAAACTCATCAAATACTCTAAGGTCATACATGGTAGCACTGTTACCAACATCACCACATCCAAAAGCATCATTACCTACCAAAGAACCCCGCCAATCTTGAATTCCATAAACAAAGTTATACCTGTTGTCCAGAGCAAAGTTTATCAACAATTCGAGATGGTCTTTAGTCCAAATATCATCATCGTCAAGTCTTGCTACCCAATCTCCACGTGCCAGCTCTAAAGCCCTATTACCTGGTACAACGCTAGTGACATTCTTACTTCTCGGTGGTTTGTGTATTATTGTATTATCAAAGCGGATACGCTTATCATTGAACTTACGTAAAAGGTCTTCAGTATTATCCGTACAACCATCACCAACAACTACCACCTCAAAATTTTGATACGTTTGCCGTAATATTGATGGTATACAATAAGCAACCAACGCTTCACCAAGATTATAAGTTGGTACTATTATTGACACTAGGTCCATTACCGTCTCCTAATACCTAATTGGTAGCAGATGTCTCCATTTATTATACAATCTTAAACAAGCATCGTCATGAAGTTGCGACTCTTCTTTGTTGTGTACTTTTAACATTTCTATATGACCAGAATTACCACCACAACCCCCATGAAAATAACCAATATTGATAATTATATTTGCCAGTCCGATGTCTAATGATTTCATACACATATCATCATCAAACCCGTGAAATAAATACTCCTCATCAAACCCCCCAGATACTAACAGTTTACGATTAGCTATTATTGCTAAACCATCAACGGATGCAACTTGTAACCACTCTCTAGTTAAACAAACACCATGAACCCTAAGCCATGACTCATTACAATACGGTGGACCTAATTTATTGACAAATTTTCTAAGGTCTGGACTGTTAAAATTCCAATGAAATCCTACTCTCACTAACTGGTCATTCCTAAATGGTGCTTTATAAATATCAGCAGTTCCGAGACCAGTACTTCCAGCAAAGCCGATAATACCGATATGGTCTTTTGTATACCTCTCAATTTTCTCGTCCCAACCATTCTCAAGAACGAGTATGTCATTGTGTAAAAAGGCTACAAAGTTGGTTTTAGTAATGTTCCAAGCTCTATTATAAACAGTTGGTAACGAAAAACTGCAATCAGGAATGACCAACTTGACGTATTCCTTATACTTGTCAAACTCAACTCCCAAGTAACTGGCACCGTTATCTATTAGGTAAATATCGTGCTCTAATGTTGAATTCTCTAATATAGAATCAATAGTCTTAACATAACTAAGACTAGGGGTAACAATTACAATATCAAACGACTTCTTCATTTCTAACCCTCTGCCACAAAGTATCACCCAATTTCCGTATTGGCAACAATTCTTTCCAATTATTATACAACAACAAGCAAGCTTCCCTGTGTACACCATTCTTTACCTCAAGACTACCAACAGCAATCTCGTCATTCATGTTATGTGCTTTTAGCAGGTTTAAGTAACTACTAGCCCCACCGCTACCCTCGTGGAAGTACTTGATATTTACCATATAATTATCATACCCCAAAGATATAGCATGTAAGCACAGGTTCTCATCAAAACCTTGGAAGATAAACCTCTCATCAAACCCACCAATTCTCTCGAATACTTCACGCCTTATAATCATAATAAGACCATCAACCACAGAAGCCACCATCAGCTCGTCATCAAGGTTCTTACCATGACTCCTCAACCAACCATCATCATACCCAGTGCTACACTCAAGAGCATACTCTCTAACCTCTTTGTTATTAAAGTTCCAACGAAAATCTATCCTTGCTACATCAGCATTTTCAAATGGTCTCACATATATATTCTCATTACCATACCCAGTAGCACCAGAGAATCCAAGAACTGCCGTCTTATCGTTAAAATATTTCTCAACTTTAACGTCCCAACCATGCTCTAATACTATAGTATCATTGTGTATAAAAGCCACATAGTTAGTTTTTGTAAGCTTCCACGCTTGATTGTATATTTCTGGAATTTTTAATGTATCATGTGGTATAGAGAGCTTAATCAAACCTTTATACTTTCCCAAGTCATAACCCAGTACAGTAGCACCATTATCTATAAGATAAATGTCATGGTCAAGTACAGAATTCTTAAACACATAATCAAGTGCCTTCATACACACATCATTTGGTGTCACCATTACTATGTCAAATGACTTTGTTTTTGATAAGCTCATAATCTTCCTCTCTAGTCCTAAAAAGCTTAATATTCGGGTCTAATATTGTCTCTTTACCAATAGCTCCACCCCATTTTCTATTATAAAATGTCTGGTTTGCTCCAAAATATTTACTATTCAATGTACCAACCCCACCCTCATGTATACTCCTACTCCAAAAATGGTAGTATCTAGCAGCTTGAACAATACCAACATTAACCTTGCCCAAAATACATCTCAAACCATAGTCATTATCTTCAAAATAAGCGGGAAAGTAATTAACATCAAAATAACCAACCTTTTCAACGGCAGTCTTCCTAATTGCTCTAACGGTGAAATTAATGCCCCTTGATGCTTTTGCCCCCGTATACTCAATAGTTTTCTCATTTGGTAACCCTTTATTGTCTTTATCAAATATATAATTATATCTGAACTCTTTCATCACTTCTCGATTAACTCTACCAGTTAGGTGCTCCAATGCAAATAACAAGTCAAAATCTCTTGTCTCTGTCAATCCACGATATAGGTTATCCAAACAGTTTTTATGCAAAATTACATCATTATGTATAATAAAAACTAGTTTATTTTTTGAAAAAGAATACTCCATTGCCTCATTATTAGCATAAGAACATCCAAAATTCTTGTCATGATGGATATGTGGTATCTTATTTTCCTTAAGCCAACTAAGCGTTTCATCTGTAGACCCATTATCCACAACCAATAACTCATATGGAAACGAGCAACAAATTGACTCTATACACTTCTTCAGATATTGCAAATTATTAATTGTTGGGATAGCAATTATAACCTCTTCCATTCCTATTCTCCTACCACATCTTTCTGGGATAACAATGAAAAATTGCTCCCATGAAAGAACCTAATAATACATAATGTTTTACCAAGTGGGTAAATTTTGAATTCTTTAGCCATTTTATCCAAAAACAACCCGTCACACATGGTTGCTGTTTCCCACTCAACGGGAAAATATGGTTTATCAATTTTGGATAAACAATCCTTTCTAAATATCACACTACTTTGTCCCAAAATACCCGAACAGTGAAAATGTGCTGCTGTACCATATATATAGTTGTACTCACGATGCTGCCACACAGACCATGTACCTGTCACCTCACCTGGTACTACCCAATCTTGACCTAGGTAAGCACAGTGACTATCGGTAGCTTCAGCACAAGCATATAACTCTTGTAGACAAGTAGGAAGGATTATATCATCATCAGCCAATAAGTACAAGTATTGTCCTTCAGCAATATCCATATATTTATTCGTATACAAAGCACCCACATACTGGTATTTTCGTTCATCTTCTGTTGGATTCTCATAAAATAATCTAATTCTACTATCTTTCTTTTCATAAGACCTTAATATAGACCTAACTTCTTCTTTACTAGTTGTGCTATTATCAACAAGAATAAGATCAATATCTTGAAGTGTTTGACCTAAGATACTATCTATTGTCTCACCAATAAGATGAGGTTTATTGTAACTTAGTGTTATTACTGAAACTTTGCTCATACCACTCACAAGTCTGCTTTAAGGCTTTTCTAAAATTATACTTTGCTCTCCAACCAAGTTTATTAATCTTAAAACAATCAAGGCTGTACTCTCTATCGTGTCCCAACCTATCCTCAACAAATGAGATTAGACTCGTTGGTTTCCCTAGAACACCTAAAATTTCTGTTATTATTTCAATGTTTGTAGTTTGGTTATTGGACCCAATATTATAAACCTCCCCTACACCACCATTCCTAGAAACAAAATCAACAGCTTCACAATTATCTTTTACAAATAACCAATCACGAATATTATTACCAGTACCATATACTGGAATCTGCATATCCCTTAAAGCATTACCAATAACCACAGGAATAAGCTTTTCTTCGTGCTGATAAGGACCATAATTATTAGAGCTTCTAGTAATTATCACAGGAACTCTAAATGTTTTTAAATAAGCATTACAAAACGTCTCAGCAGATGCTTTACTTGCAGAGTAAGCAGATGATGGGCTAAGAATGTCAACCTCACGACTAGGAACACTAACTGAACCATATACCTCATCTGTACTAATATATATAAACCTGCCAACACCAATCTTCTTACACAGTTCTAGCAAGTTTACTGTTCCTAAAACATTAGTATTCAGAAAATCATGTGGTGATGTTATTGACCTATCTACGTGTGACTCAGCCGCAAAGTGGTAAAGACAATCGTACTCATCAAAATCATCTTCGATTAAATCACAAATATCTTTATGGACGAACTTTATATCTAATCCAGCAATGTTTTCCCTCTTACCAGCATAAGTCAATTTATCAAAAACAGTAATCTTAGCATCATACCTTTCACACAAATAATGAACAAAGTTTGTGCCAATAAATCCCGCACCACCAGTAATGGCTATTTTTTCCATATCTGACCTCTCATGTCGCTTTCTAATTTACTTAGAGCCTCATCTAAATAGTATGGTTTCACCTTTAGTATAGTAGAAGCCTTCGTAGTATCTAACGAAGCGTCTTTTGGTCGTTTAGCAACCCATTGAAGCTCGTCCATAGTAACTGGTTGTAGTAAACACTTGTTAAGTTTAAATTTTTCTGCTATAGCTATTGCAAAGTCATATCTAGAAATCCTATTAGCACCAGCTAAGTTAATTGTACCTTCTATTCTATTATTAACTACCTCTAGTAGCATACTAGCCAGATTATAGTTTAGTACTGGTGTTACAAATTGGTCAATAGCAAGATTAATCTTTTTCCCAGCAGTTAAATTGTTTATAATCCACAGAACAAAGTTATCTTTTTTACCACTAGACGGAATAGACCCGTATATTACACAAGACCTTGCGACACTAGAACAAAAATTCTCACCGACCAACTTTGTATAACCATAATAGTTTATTGGGTGTGTCTTATCTTCTTCTTTGTATAGACCACCGTCTCGTCCAGGAAACACATAGTCAGTAGAAATACCTACCAAAAAACAATCTAATTTTCTAGCAGCAAATGCAACTCTTCTAGTACCCTCAACATTTATGTTATAAGCCAGTTCCTTGTTTACCTCACAATTATCAACATTTGTTAATCCTGCTGTATGTATTATAACATCTGGTTTTATAGAATATATTGGTTCTAAACCATCTGGTAATAATAAATCAAGTTTTACACCACCTTTATGGTAGTTATCACAATAGCTAGAAATAACAGTGTGTCCACACTCCCTAGCCACTTCTACTACTCTACTACCCAACAATCCACTTCCACCAGTCACAAATATTTTACTCATAATTTACCTACCCATGCTTTAAACCAGTTACCAACCCCCAATCGTATGGTATAGTATCCGTATCTGGTGATAACCTATACTCGTCTGGTTCATCATAATTATAAGGTAATGTTGGGACACTTACAAAATAAGCCGACTCATCAACAGCTTTAAACCCGTGCCACACTAGCGGTGGAACGCTGATAAGTAGTGGGTTTTTATCACCAATAAAAAACTCATTCAACTCACCAAATGTTGGAGAATCTTTCCTATCATCATACAGAACAACCTTCATCATCCCACGTACACAAGTAAAGTTATCAGTTTGAATCTTGTGATAATGCCAAGCTTTTACCCTCTCCGCAAAAGCTACTGATAGGTACACCTGCCCAAACTTCTCAAATATATCATCATCTTTACGTAGAATCTCCATTAACCACCCACGCTCATCTGGGATAATTTTAAGATTTTTAGTTTTAACTCCGTAAATCATATTACCTTCCTTTTATACGGTTTGATGCTTCAAGTAGAGTGTCGTACTCACCGACATCATACCACTTGTCTATAACAGTATAGTCACAGCCTCCTAGTTTATTATTAAGGTCAGTAATCTCAAATTCACCCCTAGTAGATGGTTCTAAACTATCAATAATCTCAAATACGCTACTAGGATACAAATAAAGACCTGTAACTATTAAATTCGATACAAATTCTTTTGGTTTTTCAACAATACGAATAATTTTGCCATCATCTATCTCTGCCACACCAAACTTCTCTGGTGTATTTGATTTTGTTAAAAACAAATGAGGTACTGTCATCGCTGTAAAATTAAGCGTATCGAAGAAAAGGTTGTCACCAAGAATAAGAGTAAAATCACCGTCTACAAAATCACGTGCTATGTTTAGTGCGTGGGCTATTCCTAGTGCTCCACCACCTTGGTATCTGTATGTTATATCAACACCTAACTCAGAACCATCTTGTAATAGGCTAACAATGTCACCAGCAGACCTCTCTCCTATGACCACTAAAATATCTTTAATACCACCATCTGCCAATGTTTTAATTGGGTAATAAATCATTGGTAAATCATAAACTGGAAACAAATGCTTATTAAGTACATTACTTAACGGTTTAAGTCTAGTAGCTAAACCACCCGCTAAAACTACTCCCCTCATTATTCCTCCTTATCTTGTTGAGGATTTCTACCAGTATTTGGTATATTTGGTGAAGAGAACGGTAATACAGGAGCAGGGTCAATGCCTTTCTCCTTCATCTCTTTCTCCTCTTGAACCTTTCTCTCAATTTCAGTTTCAAAGTCAAGACCAACAAGCTCTTGCCTTGATGTCCTTGAAATATTGCCTTCCATGTATAGAGACTGACCAATCAGGTTAAGGTCAATCAATCTGTAAAGTCTCATTGGTGTAAACTGAGGCATAGGATAATTTTTGATATACTCATTCTTATCTCTAATTTCTTTGTACAATTCCTTAGTCCACTCAAGTAACCTATCTCTTATAGTTTCCATAGTAGCAATAGGAGAGAATGCCGCAAAATCAGAACCACCTTGGACATTAGACCTTAAAGTTTCACCAGTAATCAATGTTCTAGGAAATCCGAATGCCGCAATTATGTCATCCTCAACAGCACGATACTTCTCAGTGTTTATCATAGCTTGTGTATCAGGAAATACCCATTCAATTTTAAGAGTATGATTAGCAAATAATTGATATACTCTCTCTTGATACCCTGTAGAAGTCCTATAATTCATTTGATTCTTAATGTGGTCAAAATCGGTCTCATCTGTACATGGAAACTCATCACTACCCAACTTAATTATTTGAATAGCAGAAACAACCCTAGACGCAATCGCATAATCCATTTTCCTCAAATTTCTCTTGTGAATCAAGGACTCCAAAGCATTTTCCATGTAAGGTACTGGGTATGCTTCCTCTGGAAGCGTCTTAGCAAGAATGGGTCTCATGTCCTCTAGTTTAATCTGCATCTTAGTACCTTTTAAAGTTTGAACCGCTTTTACAAATGCGGGGTAGTTCTTTTCTAACTCGTTATATGTCTCCTTATCAACTGTGCCATCAGGATATTTGCCCTTGTTCTTAATGAAAGATATAGTTCTTGCATCAACATCAACAAAGTAGTATTTCTTATTTGGGATAACTGAATTCTTAACAGTGACCGTTGCGGGGTCTCTAAACCAAATATTATTGGGAACAGTTACTCTACGTCTAGAATTCAATTTCTGAGAAAGCTCGCTACCCCTCATTCTCACCCACTCATAATGCGGAATAACTAAACCAGAGAGTAGGTATTCTAGGCACACATTTCTAAAGAATTCTTGAAGCATCTCAGTTAGGGCATTGTAAACCTCGTACTCCTCATCACTACACTCCGACTTTTTGTTTGACAGAGGAGTAATGGCACAATCAACCATTTTGTTCATAACAGTACCAGCAATTGGGTCACGCTTGTAAAAAAATCTACAAGTTTTTATCAATTTATGATAATCTTTTGGTATTGCCATCTTGTCCACTTCTTCAGTGAACACCAAGCCAGTTTGAGTTGGGTCTGTCAAAATATTAACTGCCGCTTTAACTAGTTTACCTGGTTTTAGTTCTCCAGTAATCACTTTACTTATAGTTTTCTTTTTATCCTTATTTGCCATCGTAAATCTCCACTCTACCGAGCCAACCATCCACCCCGAACCAAATCACTGTATTTGCCCTTAGTTGGTTTCTCAGGAGAGTAATACTTATAGTAATACCCATATACCCATGTCAAAAGAGAAGCAAGTATGTGGTCTTCACCTCTTTGACCACCTTGGGATGAATACACAAAGAATTTTGGTTGCCCAAGCATATCCCTAGTAAATCCAACTCTCTCAAGTTCAGAAATAACATCATCATCCTGCGTAGAAAATGCAATTATTTGGTCATTCTGACTCCACTTTTGTAGTGTTTGGATTGTAAATTTTCTTACCCTATCCTTTATTTCTTTCTCATCCTCATCATACCCAGTAACAACATTCGCTTGGAAATCAACTGGAATTAACCTTTTAATATAGTTCCTACTCTTAAAATCCCCGTCTTCATCTTGTAATATTTGACATAATGCCAAACCAGAATGTCCCGCATCAACGGCTATCATGTTAAATCCATAAATAGTGTCTAACCAATTAATTATTTTCGCTTGCAATGGATACTTAATTCTCCTCAGTTCAATTCGAACGAATTCTCGCCATGTTAAAGTTTCCTTCTCCCTCCACAATACAGTAATAATTGTTGGGTCATTAGAGAAACCCGCATCTATTCCAGCTATTATTAAATCATATTTCTTTTGAATATCAGCAGGAAGGTCTGGTGCTCTTAAAAGGTCATTAAACTGTCCATCATGTTGGTCTAAAGAAATATTATTCAAAATAGACACCGACACAGGATAATCCTCTATTCTCATCAATTTTCTGTCAAATACTGAGAAAGCGGGTGAACCATGTTCCCCAAGAACCAAATGAACATAATCATCACCGCTCTCACCACCATACTGCTTCAAGTCCGTTTTATGTTGCTGCTTTGTATATCTAATACTGCTTAATCTCGACACATTATGACGTGAGAACTTCTCATTAATTTGGTCACACTCATAGAGAACATTTTTTTCACGAAGACCATTAGGAACTCCGCTCACCCAAAGAAAGAAATCTGCACCACAGGATTCCACAGTATCCCATGTGGTTAAGCACTGCATCAGTGAATTCCAAGCTACATAATTAAAAACTTGACCTTCATCAACGTATATACATGGAACGTGAAGACCAATAACATTACTGTCCGCCGTAGAACCAACAATTCTACACCTTATCAAGCAACCATTCAACAACCTTATTTCATGACTTGACATATTGACACCAAGCCTATCAACAAAGTGCTTCAATAGTTGATGTCTCCTAAAGAAATTAATAAGACGTAAAAATACGGGTTCTAGCTGTGCCTTGTTCTGAACTACCAATAATATCTCGTTAGCACTAGCTTTTTTATACTTGTTTGAAACGGCAGTATGAATAATTTTAGTTTCCATACTAGCAGTTTTACCAGTAGTTCTACCAGTAGCTATACTAATATAAGGTGAGCTGTCAATCAGCATTTTTCTTTGATAGTTGTCATAATGCCAGCCTGTTCCCTGCTCTATTTCTTCATCAGTACATCTAATAAATTCACTAAATAAAACGGGGTCTTCTATTATTTCCAATACTGCTAAGTCACCTTCACTGAGTGTTACTTTCTCTTTCATTTTTGAACAACCACAAAATCCTCATTGGAAACCTCAACTATCTCACCACATTTCCAGCACTCGTGGCGAATAGTAAATTTATATGTCTCAATCGGTTTAGTTTCACTTTCTATTGACCCCTTCTCACCCCTATCAGTTATGTAAAAAATATATTTGCCTAGAACCTGCCCACACTTAGAACATACAAAACTCTTTAATCTACCATCTACAAACTTCTTGCCAATCTCTTGAAGCCGCTCAACATATCGTAATGGGGATTCATCACTCTCACTCTTTCTCTTTTTTCTATTAATACCAAGTTCTGTTTGCAAAGTAACCCAATTTTGATTGGCGTCTCGTAGAGCACTGTGAAGCTCCCTAATTTTTTTAGAGTTTTCAAGTGGGTTTTTTATGTCGCTAAGAGCTTTTTGAATCTGCTCTATATTAACTTCTATTTGGCACATTTGAGTTAAAGCTGCCTTATCATTAGCCGCATTCAACTCATCAAGTTCGTACTCTTCTAAGTACTTCTCAATCTTCTCTTGAACGTCTTGTCCTTTTCTTTTCCTACCCATAATGAAAACCTTCCTTACGGATTAGATTCCCTTCTGTATCAATGTCCCACTTATCCCCCAAATAAATCAACATGACAGACTTATCTCTATCTCTTTTTTCTCCTCTTCGTCTCTTCGACTCTTCACTAACAACAAATCTAGTCCATTCTTTCTTATTACGAATATCATCTCTAAATTCATTATAACAATGCCAGCAAAAATAACGATTAGGGCGAATTATAGTTTCACAGATTGCACATTTGTAGGTCATATTCAGTACACCAAATACTAGTGGAATTTTTGCCATTTCTAAACTAGGTAAAATAAATAATGGAGAATGGGGGACACAGTAAAGAACGTTTCCTTATTGCTACTCTAGCTTAGAAACTAATTCTTGAGGAATAGGACAACCCCCATCTTCACACTCCGTACAGAGCGTTTCAAGAACTTGTTTTGTCCTACTTTGGTTACGGAACACCGTAAGCCCTTTGAGGTTCGTATCGTATGCAAGTTTAATAACTCGCTCAACATCTTCAACCGTAGCATCATATGATAAATTTATGGTCTTTGATATTGAACTATTAACATGCCGTTGGAAAGCGGTTTGCATCCTTACATGCCATTCAGGAGCAATTTCCAATGCCGTTCTAAAAACTTTTTGCCACTTTTCTGGTACTTCGGGAAGCCCCGACACCTTACCACCATTTCTGATAATCTTATTAATCAACGCTTGGGAATACCACCCCTCTTGTTTAGCAATGCTCTCAAAAATAGGATTAACTTGAAAGAATGTATTATTCTCCAAGATATTAGTTTTTTGATACACTACAGCAAAAATAGGTTCAATACCACTGGATGTCTCCGCTATAATACTTATACTCCCTGTAGGAGCTATAGTAGTTAAAGAAGCATTCCTTTGTGGTGGGGGCACGGTAGAGTCACCAATATTCAAGAAATCACCACGATCTTCAGCTAAACGTACAGAAGCCCTCCGAGCTTCAACATTTATAAAGTCCATCACCTCTTCAGCTATCTTTTCTGCTTCTTCAGAATCGTATGGGACACCAAGTATCAATAATAAATTAGCAAATCCCATTATACCCAAACCTATCTTTCTATTTGCTAGAACTTTATCATGGATAGCTTCCAATGGATAGTTTGAGGCACTAATAACATCATCAAGAAATCTTACAGAGTGGTGAACAACTTTTCTTAAGGAGTTATATACAATCTGCCCATCCTCAACAAACTTCACTAGATTTATAGAACCTAGAACACAAGCTTCATAAGGTAACAAATCTTGTTCTCCACATAAGTTCTTTATCAAGTGTCCCTGTTTTGGTGTAGGATTGTCCTGTTCAATTTTATCCCAAAAAACAAAACCTGGTTCTCCATTTCGCCAAGCAGATTCAGCAATAAAGCGAAATAGATACCTAGAATTAACATTTCGTACGGTCTTCCCATCTTTGGGATTGACCAAAGAAAAATCGCTATCATTTTTCACACAACGCATAAACTCGTCAGTGATAGCGACTGAAATATTAAAATTATTTAGTCTTGTTTCATCATTCTTACATTTGATAAATTCAATTATATCTGGATGATTAACTAACAATAATCCTAGATTACCACCACGTCTAATACCACCCTGCTTAATAACATCACTTACCGTATCATAGATTCTCATAAAGTCAATAGGTCCACTAGCTATACCCTCAGTAGTCTTCACCTTATCACCAGCAGGTCTTAACTTGGACAAATTGAGACCAACTCCACCACCTGTCTTCTGAACCATACCACAATCTTTGGCTGTTTGCAGTATCTCTTCCATCGAATCACCAACTTCAAACGCATAACAAGCAAATAGGTAGTTTAAGTCAGAATTACCAGAATTAGCTAAACATGGTGTATTAGGTAAGAACATTTGATTAGCCATCAAATTATAGAACACTTTACCCCAATAATCAGGACTACCACCAAAGGATTTCTCCACTGACGCTACATGGTTAGCAACCCTATGAAACATTTGTGACGGAGTTTCCTTTTTGCCATCAAAACTTTTAAGGTATCTTTTATCTAACAAAGCTAAGGCATTAACCCCCAATTTAAGCGTATCTTCAACGCCAATAGCTTCTCTAAACCCACGAACTTCGGCTCGCTTTGCCCTATATAAAATATAAGTTTTCGCTAGTTGAGCATCACCTAATTTAATAAGGGCATCTTCAACCTTGTCTTGAATATCTTCTACAGATAGTTCTCCATTACCGTTCAAGGTATTAGTAACTGTAGTGACAATATTTTGTGCAATCTCATCGTCCACCTTACCAATAGACTTCATAGCCTTGGTAACGGCAAGAACTATTTTTTCGAAATTGTACTTGACAATCCTGCCGTCTCGTTTTATAACCCTCATCTTAATTGTGACTCACTCCCTCAATATAATAACCAATCAAAATACGTGTTGAGCCAACACCAGTAATATCTATTGATACTCCTTTGTTCTCAGCCAGCTTTATCGGTGCGGCAAATGTATGGTCCATGTTCTTAACACTAGGAACAAGGACTTCACCACCACCACTCTCACTAAGTCCAATACTGGTACTATCACCACATTCAATGAATATATCGGTTATCCAAAGTCTTTGACCCTCACCTGGAGCATCAATATCCGTATCATATAAAATGTGTATAAGGGGTGTTGAACCCCATCCAAATCTATTTTCCATTATTTTCTACCTCGTATCATGTACTCCCTCGCCGTTCCAGTATTTCTTCCAATGCAACAATACCTGAACAGCCGAGTCAAAGTCAGGTACTATTCTAGTTGTGCCCCAACTAGGAGTATCTCTAGTTAGAATCAACACAACATTAACTTTCTCTATATCGCTCAAGTCTCTTTGAATTACTTCATTTATAGTAAGACCATCTTTGAAAGCATCAGCAGTAATTTTTTGTATATTTTTAAGGTTTTCTTTGCCCGCATTGGAGTCCGACACTTAATGCCGACTGCGTTTAGTTTTTAATCATCTCATCACGAGCAGCATAGCTTCATCGTAACTAAGATTAGCTATCCTACCAGCTAAATAGACTTCATATTCCTTCGTTTCCTCTCCTTTACTTGCCAGTCGAACCAAAACCTCCTGAACCACGTTCAGTGTCCGATAATTTAGAAACTACTCTAAACCCAATGGGTACTCCCCTCATCAATTCACCCTGTGCTATCCTACTACCAATTTGGAAGATTTCTTGTTTCTTCATAAATAAACCATAAAGCAGAACAATAACTTCCCCCCTGTAATCAGAATCTATAATCCCAGGTGCATTAGGAATTATAATACCCCTAGCAGCCATGCCACTTCTATTATATACTTTAATGTGCCACCCTTTAGGTACTTCAAAGATGATACCAGTTCTAGCTTTATAAAAATGACCATTGCCTAGAACAAAATTCTCGCAAGCACAAAAATCAAAGCAAGCTGAACCTTTAGTAGCAATTTTAGGAACTATCGCTTTTGGGTGTATTTTTTTGATTTTTATTATCGTCATAGACCGTATCAATTAACCCCATTTCCTTAGATTCCTGACTATCATAAAATTGCGGAGTATTATCTTTTAAAATGGCAAACCAATATCCGATTTCCGCATACTCAGTTCCCTCAGCAGTACAGCGATTAGCAATTAATTGAGCTATCTCCCTCTGCCAAAAGGTAAGCAATTTTTGCTCCGCTTCAACATTCCTCATATCACCAATAAAGCCAGTGGTAATACCATGAGCCATCAATGTACAAAAACTGCCCATCCTCCTCTCATCACAACACTGTAAAATGAAGAATGCCATTGACATTGCCTGCCCATGAACATCACCAAAAACCTTTATTCCTCTACTCTGAACCGACCTGATTGCTCTTATAACAGCAATCCCACAAAAAACATTTCCACCAGGTGAAGAGATAGTTATAGTAATTGGGTCAGTAGAATCCTCCAGCAACAGCATCTTGATATCCTCTATAAATTCACGAGCACTACCACTTTCTAGGTCACCCGTTAAGACCAACACCCTATTAGCTCGAAGCGTTCTCCTTTCAAACTCAGCATCAATTGTTATTCCACCGCATACCTCATGCTGTGATTTTTTCATCTAACCACTCCGTTATGCTCAAAATTTCTTTAGCAATACTAATATCACACTTATTTTTCATCTGAGGAAGAACAGACTTAATTATGCGCCTAATCAATTCTTGCTGGTAGTATGAAAACCCAGGTGCTATTAATTCAGCAACCCTGTCACGTAACTTATCTACATCCTTCTTTAACTTATCTACTTCCATTATACCATACAAACCTTTAGTTGTCAAGTCGTTACATTATGGCAACGAGCACAAGTTTCCCAAATACTATCAAGGTTTCTTTCAGAAAGTTCTGGTACTTTTATAGCATAATTTGGATGATGGTCAGTAGCATAATTTCTACTAAGCGGATTCGCCACGTCACGAATGTGTAAACAACACCACATACAAATCTGGCACCCCAAAACAGGACATGTCATTACAATACCACCCAATTTGGGGTTTTTCATAGCTGCGTGTTCTTCTTTTAAATGTTTTTCCAAAAAACAATCCATTATCCTCTCCTCTTTATAAAATTATGAATATCAATTTCATTTATTACTAAAGTGTCAATAAACTCAAACAGGGTTAATACTATCCCTTGAGCGAGTACTCGGTTCAACCGCTCATCATCAGTCTCATCCAACGCTTTAAATCCATCAATAATAGTGGTAAGTTCCCTGCGATTCTTTCTCAACGCTTTAATTATGCTTTTTTTATTGGTTTCCTCACCCATTGCTCTTCCTACCATGTTCTGACTTAGTTAACCACTGACAATTGTTTGGCTCGTAGTTACCATCATTATCACGAATCACAAACAATAATGCCACGACCCCGTAGTTGGGGTAGTTATTACATTTGGTGTTAAAAATACGTTGTTTCATATCCTGCCACATTTCGTACATTTTTTCATAATTTCCTTAGATCAAAGATCTAATATATAATGTTAAGATCTGATCTAACGTCCTTATTAAGATCACTTTGCCAAGCAAAAAAAGTTAGCATCAACATAGTGCCAATTTTTGCGGAAAATGTCACAGACCATTATTTTCCGTCTTTTTAGTATATCTTTTGTCAGCAATCTTTCTCATCTCTATTTTTAATTTATTTACATTGTCATTGGTATAAAGAATAATCTTGCCGCAACGCTTTCCTTTATCTAAGTCCATAGGAATATCCAAGTGTTCACCACGAAACTTGTGTCTTCCATTTTTGACTTCTCTCCAATACTTACCATTCTCAGTATTGACATAGGCATGAATATTGAACTTGATTCCACGATAGTAGACTACATAATCCACACCGCCAATATCTAATTTCTCATCATATATAACTCTCTTAAAGTGCTTTTTTAATAGATACCCAAGATGGTACTCCCGAACATACGATAAATAAGCTCTCTTCAGTCTTGATACAAGTCCTCTTAACTTCAGGTCAGGATATTTAGTTTTGAAAGTATTAAGAAAAATTTCTTGTGTTGGTGGTATTTCATCTTTTATCAACTCTCTAAATGTGGAGAGCATAAACGGTAGAGACTTGTTCTCTACTTCCTCTCCCCGAAATTTCGGTTTGCTTATCCTGTAACCTGAGATAATCTTCTCTAATTCCTCTATTTCCATAGTTATCTCCAGGCATAACAATATACTCGCAATCTAAGGTGATTGCGAATATCATTAGTTGTTTACTAGGGGTCACCTTCGTCATCTTCTTCAAAGATGACTTCCATCTCTTTATCAGTGTATAAATATACCATAACTCTTTGGCATTCAGGACAGATTGGTGCATTAATATATCTCTGCTTCAGCTCCATCGTTGGTCCAATTAGGTCCGTCCATATATTTCACCCACCTTCTCGCTGGCTAACCAGCATCAGTGGAAAAGTAACTACCTTATCGGTTCGCTCTAGGTCTAGAGCTCCCATCCCTTAACCTCCATTTTTGTGCGTGAACTTCTTTTATTTTGTCATCTATAACTTCTAGTGGAAAAGTTACTATAATTGTTTCAGAACGAGAGGTAAAGCACTGAAACCTCAGCATACAGTTATCGCAATTGGTAGCGTCACACCAGAACGACTCATGCTGTTCTTCACAATCATCTTGTATTATTATTTGTCTTGATTTTTTCATAATATATATAGTCGTCATCATGTCAATATTTGTAGGTGAACGACAGAATTTTCTATTGTCATCTACTGACTGTGGAGGTGAGGGAGGGTCGAACTCCCTGTCCAAAATAACCTACTAAATACTTTCTACAGGTTTACTCAGTTCCTAAGCTTACGTTCTCCTGAACTGAACCGAGAAGGGTGGAGGGAACGTAACTCTAAATTCTTTCTAATTTCTTAGACAGTTGCTAGAGCTTCAACTGGTTCTGTTGAGAAACGGTCTTTCACGGGAGACTCAACGCTCTCATCGAGAAAGAGTAATCCTTCTTCGAGGACTACAAATAATTTAACTTCGTCAGTTATTTTTTCGGTGCTGTTTAAGTCTTTTCACCAAAGACTACCTGCTTATATATAGCGTAATTACCCTGTCGAAACCACGCACCCCCAATTACATTATTAGTTCCTCAAGCTTAAATACTAGCTCCTCAACAGATTCATATATCTCTTCATTTGCTACATACTTGGAATGTACCCTGTGTTCTAGTCTTGACAATAAAAGATGTAGAGCTTCATGTTTAGCACTTCTCTTGACATCTTTAAAAGGTTCACTTTTCTCAGATAACTGACTATTTAGTGTAACCGTTGCTACCATATCATTTTGGTTAACAGTAAGGTCAGCAAAAGAGTTCTCTAAGGGTTCAAACTTAAAATACACTTTATATCTAGTAAGCCCGAAACGTTGTTGATACTCTTTAAAAGTATCCTTGAAATTTATAAAAGTCCATTTTGCAAACTTACTCCCTGATCGATCACTAATGATTTATGCTTATTAGACCGTTTAAACTACGCACGAAATCGAAATATTTTACATGTCTTCCAATTTTTTCTGTTTAAGACCCTTCCAAGTAGCTATCATATCTACGTCACGTGGTGTTAAGCTGAACATGTGCTCAGAAAGAGTGAGTTCAAAGTCTTTACTCACGTAAATATCTGGGACAGTTAGTAAATCATCAATTCCGTCTAACATAATTTCTCTTCCCACTGGACCTTCGATACAAATAGAAACCGAAGTCTTACCTACCACAATCTCAGCATTAAGCTCTTTATCTATGCTTAGAGGAATAATAGGAACAGGCAAGAACATCTCACCGTTCCAAGGTAACATTTTAAGCTGACGTTGAGCAGTTATAACCTCCATTAATAAGGCATCACTTACTTCAATACGATATGGTTCTCCAAATGCTCCAGTACTATAAATAGTTTTCAATTTGCACATCCTAGATAAAACTCAGACCCCACGCAACCATTACACTTACTCTTCTCAGCAATCTTATGGAATTCTTCGACAGAAAGCTGTTTAGTTCCACGTTGAGTCCAACACTTGAACCGAATCAAGCAATTATCACAAATCTTGTCACATATAAATCTTAGAGGTTTCTCTAACCTAATCATTCAACTACCTCTATATATATTATATCACATGAACACGGAGTTGTCAAGCCTTTTCATGGTCAAATTCAATGAAATTAGCACAATGTTATGAAAGATAAACCCGACATTTTTGAACAGGCAAATTTGAAATTTTGCCCAATCTAATAGATCCAACACACTCTAGCGAAGTATGCTGAAAGGGCGTGTTTTTATGTAAAGTAGGGGGGGGGGTAGGGGTTAACGCTGTGTCAACCCCTGCCTGCTTACCTTGTTTGACTATGTAGAATAACTAAAATGCTGATACATATACCAGCCGCAATAATCCCTGCCAATGATGACAGGAATAATCCTGTTAGTGCTATATCTATCATATCAATTTACCCTCTCTTCGTATAGTTCTTTTAAGTTTGCGTTTTGGTATAATACCTTCTCATTAAGGTAATAAGTATTTTTACCAAGCAATAAATCACACAATAGTGCAGTATACTCAATAGCTGTTAGTAACATTATATTACCTCACTTGATTTAATGGTGCTAGTCTTATTTTATACTGTTAAGACTAGCAGACTATCAGTGTAGTCTACCGATTGTATAGGATACAGAATAACTTAATAACTGCACCACTAAGCACTCCTAGTATTACCCACAATGCTATTATCACTTTTTATCCTTTGTAGCAATCGGTAATTGATAGATAGGTGCATTAAAGCTATCATCCCTATACCCTGAGCGTTTAGTGATAGGTATTTTACGGGGTGCATATTGGAAGCGTAGATTTTTACTTCCGTCTTCCCATCCTGCTATATGGACACACAATAGGTTATCTGGAGCGTGTATCATAGTTAACGCTTTCACACCATCAAAAGCTGTATGCAAGTGGGATGCTAAAACATCAGCTTTTTCTCCCATAGCGTCAAACGCTTCAACCTTTTGAGCGTCAACCAGTTCAACCTCGCCCCTGTGTGATAGGATAGCTAGGTTATTGACCGCATTAACTTCTTGAGTTTCCACAATCAATGCATCCCTTGTTACCTTGTCCGCCTCACGCTTACCAGTACCGCTTCGCTGTGGTAGTGTCTCAATATCAGTTTTATAGTCCTCAAAACTAATATCCTTATTTAGTTTTTTAGCGTAGCGTTTAGCGTCAAGTCGCATTTGAGCGTCTACTTGCTTTTTGGTCACACCATCAAGTTCGGACATCTCACTATAGCGTTTACGCTCACGTCCTAGCGTACTAGGTGATATACCAGTTTTAGTGTTATTGTCTACCACTGTATAACCTCACAATTTTATTTTATACCGCTTATAGCGGTATTATCCTATTACATTGTATTGCTTTCACCTAGTAGTGATTTACTAGCTTAATATCAGTATAGCAAACTGAATTTAGCGTTTCCGCTAATAGCTTTGTAGTGCTTCTTTATGCTTTACACTGTAGCTTATTCTTTTATCATCTACCTAGATCTTAAAGGATTATTTCAGCTTTGTCAACGTCTGGTAGCGTTTATTTTACATTATTTTAATAAAATACTTTAGTCCTATACTATACCCTTGCAAACGTCCACTGGTAATAAAGCTAGTTATGTAAAGTGGCAAAATTGCCACAAGGCTGAACAGCAAAACTTTGCCATTTGCCACAAGGCTGAACAGCAGCCACTAACCTGAACAAGGCACAGAGAAAGCGGAGCGTTACCTTATTATATTATGCCTCCTCTAAGTAAAAATTAGTGTGTTCTCTGCCAACCTTTGATGTCCTGATATGATGCTTATGACAGACTGTGCAGTTAGCGATTACGTTCAGCCATAACAGCATCAGTGTCCTTTGGGTCAAGTTCATCAGGTACAGGTTTACGTGATGCCCAAATTTCAGCTTTTTCCTTAGCTTCCTGTTCCGCCCGCATCTCACGAGTCGGGTGGCTAGCGTAATACTCTTCTTTGGAGACTAGTCCACCATCTCTCCAAACACTACCAGACTTTGCCCGTTCTCGGTCTTTCCGTTTACTCATGGCTCATCTGTCCTTTCTCTATTATTATTCCACTGTCTTGATCTTAGCACATGCCAAGTGGTTTGTCAAGTTATTTCGTGGGCATACTTCCATTAAATGCTCTTCTAACACAAACTATAAATAAAAGCCAAGCCCTAAAATAAATGGCAAAAATGCCATTATTTTACACACGGCAAAAATGCCCAAATTGCCGTGACGTTGCCAAAATTAAAAATATGTGGTTTTCTATGGTGGCAAAAATGCCAAGACTAGAACAGGGGTGAAATGCCATCTTAACACTTCACCCCTTGTTTCGGCTACTTACCGAAAATCTGCTGCCGTTTTTGGCTTCGGCATCAACTCACTATCTGGAAGTAGAAGCCGTATATTGAAATTACCACCAGAAACCAAGTGTGCCATATTGCCACCAGTTACCATCTGCTTCCGTGCCTCACGACATGTTGGACAGATAATAGGAAGCCTTCCCGTATATGGGGTACTGTTGCCACAGCAAGCACAAGCTCCATCCACATTATTCATAGCCAACTCCTTTCATTAGATTACAGTCACCGATAGCAAGTCTCCCTTATGGCTTACTTCGGTGCTATTGTAACTTCAACCGATTGAGGATTACCAAGCTTAGCCGCTTCCTCTTTACGGAGGTAGATGCTGTGCCCCGCATTATCAGCATACCTAATAGCCCCTTTGGTCACTTTGTCTTGGCTCATCTCATACACAAATTCCATCAGTCTCCTTTCTTTAGTTAATTAAGGCTTTAATTCTTTTACGATTAGCGACCCTACATTGCCGTAGAAACGCTCTTGATTTAGTGAAGCGTGTTTGTTTAGCCATTATCCTTTCGCCTTCTCTGACATATCTCACAATGACGACTGAGATGCCCCTCCCGTTTTAGCTGTCTTTCACGCCATCGTGCTAATGGTCTAGTAGCAAATTGTTCAATAAGCCCTGTTTGAAATTCTATGCCCTTCTTATTATGAGCGTAATTGACAAGAAGTGAGCCAGTACCATTTCGGTGCTTCTTAATTCTATTATCAGCCCCTATGGTGGTATATCCTACATAATGACGAGCCCTATTCCAGTAAGGCTTATCAAAGTGGAGTATATAGACTTCACTCGGAGTGTTGTTGTTATTTACCTTATTCATTCTATTGAGATCATAACATAATGCCAAAAATTTGTCAAGTGTTTTCTTTTAGCCAAGCTTAACATATGGCAAAAACGCCTTCGAAGCATATGGCAAAATAGCCTTCATTATTGCGACTGCGGGACTTAAAGGTGTGTGGGCGATTATGCCATTATTTATGTATGGCAAAAACGCCATAATAGTGAACAGAGCGTATGTGGCATATTTTACTTGACTATGCTTGCCGTGAAGCTGAACAGAACGGTTAGAATGGCGTTTTGTAAAACTTTCTTCCACCGTTGGACAACGCTACTATACAAGCCTACGTAGAACTAGACGTCCAGCTCTACATCCAGCTCTACATCCAGCTCTACAGCTCTACAGCTCTACGTTCGGCTCTACGTCCAGCCCATCGTGCCATTTCTTACTGTTCTTATCTCTAGTTAATATAAGTATCACAATAACCAATGCCCCCGACCACTTTGTAGGTTACATTAGTAGTCATTGGTAATAGGGAGAGTACAAACCATAAACCAAAGCACACGCACCAAAGTTTTGCCCATGCCGTGTTGTGGAACATCGCCATAAGAAACACTTGACACACTGTTCGGCATATGATATACTATAGGTAGTGAGAATATGGGAAGGAGCTAGAAATGGCTAAGAAGCAGATAGTTGCTTCAAAGCATTGCCCAGATTGTGGCAAAGCCATAACTAGAAACGCTACTAGGTGTGCTTCTTGTGCCAAAAGGGGTAAAAGACACCCTATGTGGGGCATTCGTGGTGAAGATAATCCCCTATGGAGGGGTGGGCAACAATTTAACAAAGCAACTGGCTACTGGTATATACACCAACCAGACCACCCAAAGGCAAATAAAAGAGGATATATTAAACGAGCAATTTTAGTGTTGGAAGCTAAACTTGGTAGGCATATCAGAGATGGTTATGACACACACCATATTAACCTTGTTAAAGATGATGATAAAGCCGAAAACTTAGAAGAGCGAGAGCATTTTGAGCATAAGGCATATCATAGTAAATTAAGAGTAGGCAACAAAAACCCCGCTTGGAAAGGTGGGATTTCTTGCCAGAAAGGAAGTGCGAAGTGAAAGGTAAGAAAGTTTTTCATTGTGATATGTGGTATTTTGATAATGTTTGCCCGTCACGGGGAGAAAAAGACGCAGCCGATGTTCGCTATGACCAAGAAGGTTGGCTACGGAGATGCAGGTGCTTTTGTAAAACTAGAGGGCTCTCCCCATTCAAAGAGTGGAATTTCTGTCCTCATTGTATTGAGTATAAGCACTTCTTTCGTACTGAGCCTCAAGTTCTGACTGGTAGAGTTATCAGCCGAACTCCTTATCAAGTAAAAGAAGAAGGCACAGCACGCACCATCAGAGCTTTCAAAACACCAAAATCTGTGAGGAAGTTCCTAAAGAAAGCCGAGAAACCAGAGGAAATTTATGGTGTGGAGATAAACTCAGGGAGACTTATCTCTGCGGCGAAATGAGGTAAGATATGGATGAGGCAGAATTAAAAGCTGAGAGAAATGAAGAGGCTACGAGACAAGAGCAGGCAGAGGTTAAAAACCAAAAGGACAAGGGCAATGTAGCTTATAGAATTGCTAGAGAAATTGATACTCTAGTGGTAGACAAGCGGGATGGCATTATCTGGTTGTGTGATTGCAAACATACTGAGAATGGCGAAGATGTTTTTTACATTGACAGTAGTGATGTAGCCAAAGGGTTAGACGAAGTTTTGAAGTGGAGGGATGCTCTACACCAGTTAGTGCCTGTCCGCTTTAGGGTGGATATGTTCTTCAAACGGCATCGCTCTAACAATCATAAGTATATTCCAATTACAGAGTTTGATAGAGGTTACAGTATCAAAGTAACCAGACACGCAACAAAAATCACTACTTCAAGAGTAACGAAAGGAGATGGCTAATAAAAAAGGAGGGCAAAATGTATAAAGCAATACTGTTTGCACTTGACGGCGATTGGGTTACTGATTATGAGAGCGAGGGCAAAGAAGAAGTCAGGGAGAAGCTGGCAGATGGGGGTTCAAGATGGTTCTTCTATCCAATAGAGGCAATCATCAGGAGCAAGGGCAGTCTTTCTTCTATCTTGTTACCTTATCAGCGTATCCTTGAAATTCCTGAGCCTTTAGACTTTCTTACTGGTAAGTCAATCAAAACGGCAAGTGAGTATATCAAGGAAAACAGCGAGGAAATCGCACACCTATTATTTTAGTGGGGGCAGTAATGAGTGATATAGATTTAGATGAGGCGAAGAAAAATCGGGAGAGGGTGGCTAAAGACAGGGATAGGAAACCTTATTATTGGTATGAGGAGAATGACCCCTTTGGAGCAGAGGTTGCCACTAGCAATCCTGATGGGTTAGCCCGTTCAAAACTAGAATTGAAAAATAGAAGGAGGTGACAAAGTTGAAAGTTGAATTAGAAATGCCAGAGCAGAGGATACAGGATTTACTTTGCAATGCCCTTGAGGGTGGCAGTAATTATTGGTATGTTATCAAAGATAAACGCTATCCAGAGGGGCAAACTAAAGAGAGTCTTGGTATTGAATTTGAGCATATTGAGTTACCTCTCAAGGGCGGTACTCTTGTCATTGGTGACTTTGAGGCTGAGGGTGATGAAGATAAGGAACTGAACAGAGAGGCAATTGAGAAAGGACTCAAGGTAATGGCGGAGAAATACCCAAGACATTTCGGTGACTGGATGGCTGAGAACGATGATGCAATTACTGGCGATGTGTTTCTCCAGTGTTGTCTGTTCGGCGAGGTGGTTTATGGGTAGACAAAGAGCTGAGGAGTATAATATGAACGTACGAACACCTTGGGGCACAGCAGATAACTCAGAGAAGATAGCGAGAGGCATCGTATCATACTCAACTCCGAGTCATGGTGGCATCCATGTTACTCCAAGAATATTGGGAATGATGCCAGAGGAACTACGGATTGAGTCGGGTTGGTATGAAGAAGATTGCGATTGGTGCTTGATGGCAGTTGCTTTTCCTCTTATGTTCAAAGATGAATACAAACAAGCATTGGATACTATGCGAAACTGGTATCCAGACAGATACGAGAAGTATTTCGGCATTGAACTGAAACCAGAGGAGTCCCACGTAAAAGGGCAACAGTTGTTTGATGAACAGAACGTGAACAATTTTGTTGTCAAGACTGCGTGGGGGAGCTGGCACGAGAAAGTTCCAACAGGAATGGTCGGTGTCCTTGCTAAGAGAGAGAGCGATGGCAAAGAACGATATTTCTTAGTGCCAAGAAACGAATATAACATTCCATTTGTTATAGATGTTGAACGGCACGGGGAATGGAGTGGAACGAACTAGAACGGCTGAACGAAGAACCTCACCAGAGCATTTGAGAATGATTTGACTGATGTGATAGCTTCGTTGGGGTTGGCGTTGCATACTGAGAAACACAAAGCGTCACTAGGGCAGAAAATAATAGGAATAAAAGGGTAAGGAGAGACTTGATATCCTAAGTGGCTTATGGTATACTATAGACAGTGGGAAACTATTTGAAAATAGGAAGGAGAAAGCCGATGAACGGAATTACTTATAAAGGGCATCACATCTCATTCAATCAGATTGAAGATGTTGATGGCAACGGAGCACTACAATACTTCATAGATGGTTGGTGGCACGGAACTGTTAGCACTAGGGGTGAAGCAGTAACGAGAGCCAGAGCGAAGATAAATACATTCTAAGAACAGGAGGCAAAGAGTGAAGAAGTATAGAGTATTGTGGCGGATAGCTTTAGAGGCTACGGTTGATGCGGAGAGTGAGGAAGATGCCAAAGAGCAAATTGAGGATGTGGATTGCCAACACGAAGGTAGCTATATAGAGGATAGTTTTGACTTCCTCAAAGTAGAGGAGATTGAAGGAGGGCAAGAAGATGGGTGACACTGATAATGTGGTGGTAGAAGTTAAGGTAGGGCTATCCAAGAGCCAAATAAAGGGATATAGGGACAACTCCCAAGATGGCTTGAAAGATTTTACGGATGCGGAAATAGTGAGTATTATGGCGGAAGATATACTCGGCAGATACTTTAATGAGGAATACTTTGACCTAGAAGGGCTGTATCAAGTTCTATAAAAAGGAGGCAAAATGCAAAATCTGGACAAGACGATGGAACAACTCGGCTTTGAACTAGTCAGGGATGAAACTGATGCCTTAAACTATGGGATAACCGAGTATGAGGCACGGGATGGGGGTGAGGTTATCACGGTTACAATAAATTATAGAAAGGAAACGAAATGAACCACAAGGCACTAATTGACAAATTTGTGAAGGGGGCAACCAGAGGGACAGCAAGCAATATGTCCATAGATGGTGATACTCTCTACTCATATGGCAAACACTTCCCATTGCTGGTGAAGATGGATTGGGGCTTTCTTCTGAACGCTGATAAGTATAGCTCTACGACCTCAAGTCATCAAAGTTCTTGCTTCTGTCACGCCAAAATCCAAATACCATTCTCGGCATTGAACTCTGCTGGCATCCCACATAAAGCGATTGAACTGGTGGATTACGAAGCCCAAAGGTGGGATATTATCGGTTACACTGATTATGAGAAGAACATCAGCGTGGCTGAATATGAAGCAATGACTGAACTGGGACGTAGAGCCTTCTCTAAGAGGGCTGAACGCAGACCTGAGTCAGCCGTAATCCGATATGATGGTAAGCACTACTTATCATCAATGGAGGGCTACAACTTCTTCCTCTGTCAGCTTCCTGAGCCTGTGGAGACTGTTGAGGAAGCTTTTGCGTCATTGAAGCCAAAGGAAGTAAAAGACGAAAACTTCCAGCGGCAGGGTGAGTGGTTCTTTGTTGAGGCAACTGAGCTACCAATCTCATTGCTGACTGATGGGAAGCCTAATGTTTGGGATAAAGTGGTAAAATTCTTTTACAAGGCTATGACAAAGGGCTTTACGCTTCCTGATACAACCCCCAACGGCAACCTTCACATCACAACTAGAGGTATCCAGCTTGGCGATGCTATCTTCGTCAGTGGTCAGATACGGCATCAAACTCGGTGGGGTGGTCGGGGCGAGCACAAAATGTTAAGGCTTTCTACTCTTGACGACATCAAGATATTTCAAGCGTTTGAAAACAGGGCACTCGGTTCTTGGTCAGCCAATGGGAATGTTGATTAAGTCAGAGGCAAAGGAAATCTCGGTCAATAAGCTGGCAGTAGCATTTGTGGGGTTAAACGTGCTAGACTGTGCATTGACGCTTTACTTTGTGGGGAACGGAACTGGCAAAGAACTAAATCCTTGTATGCGTGAAGTAGTTCAGACACCAGTGCTATTCTGGCTTATCAAAGCAGGTGGAAGCACAGTCCTAGCTCTGGCACTACTAGGACTGGACAAAGTGCTGGCAGAACACAAGCTCTTAACTAGGTGGTTTCTTGTGAGGCGAGTGTTTGAATTGCTAGTTGTCTTAATGCTTGGCATTTGCGTGTTTAATCTCGTAGGGATAATAATGTGAACAAAAAAGCGTATGATAAGCAATGGCAGGCAGACCATAAGGGAATTTGTCTTGACTGTGGTAAGGAGATAAAATACGGAAGTAAGAGATGCCGCAGTTGTTCTTGTAAGTTTAACTTTAGTGGTAAGCGAAACTATAATTGGCACGGGGGCATTAGAAAACACGAAGGTTATGTTTTCATTTTGAAACACGACCATCCCCGTTCAGGCAAAAGTGGGTATGTTAAGAGAGCAATTCTCGTATTGGAAGAGAAGTTAGGTAGACCAATACGTAATGGCTATGACTCTCATCACATAAACGAAATTAAGGATGATGATAGACCAGAGAATTTGGAAGAACGGCAATACGGTGAGCATAGGTCATTACATAAGAAAAAAGAGAATAATCCAAATTGGCGAGGTGAGAAATGAAATTACATACTGCGAGGCAAATTGTGAGTGAGGTTACTGGTAAGATAGCGGGGAAGGTATCATTAGCTTCTGGTAGAACAGTAGAGTCTATCCAGAAGGAGGCTAAAAATACAATACGCAAAACAAATAAGAGGGAACGGCTAAGAAAAAAGTGTGTTTGATAAGAAAGCGTATAATAAACAATGGCGGAGAATATAAGTAAAAGATTTGAGGTGAAAAATGGCTAAGTATACGGTTACACTGGAATTCAACTGCACAAAGAAGAACATTAGAGATAAGGCAAAATCACTGAGGAAAGTAATGACAGACCCTACCGATTGCCAAGCCAAAGATGCTAATGCTCTCGGCTACTGTGCTGACTTGATGGATGAAATAGCAAGGGATATGCAGTAATGGCAAGGTATAAAGGTAAGTATTTACACACCATTACAGAAGAAGATGTCAAGAGTATGCTTAGTATAACTAAAAGGACAAACGGAACAGTTGACTTCTTTAAGTTATATAGTAATGTTGGCAAACTTCTTCCACGTGATATAGGCAAACAAGTCTATGAGATGCCAAGTGGTCATTATCAGATTGAGAATGATGAACAGTTGGCTAAGAGACTGAGCTTGACAAAATAAACGGCGGATGGTATAATTAAGACAATGGGATGTTGAGGTTGATAAAGTAGGTAAATGAGACCTTGACAGAAAGAGTGGCTTGTGTCTAAATCAAAAATGCGAAAGTATGAAGTAGGCAAGTCTCGCCCCACAGAAAATTGGGCTAGTAATGCTATCCTCAATGAGCAGATAAACGAGTGGGTTGAGAAGGTAAGAGAGGCTGGAAAGAGTGTTAATGGAGATGGGGTGAGGGGTAGTATAGATAGGGTTGCTAATGTGCTTACGGATTTAATCCTACAAACAAAGAAAGGCAAAACTTCAAGAGAGGTAATATCTGGTTTGGTGAGCCGAATAAATGTCCAAGCTTCGTTAGCGATTGCACATAAACGAGAGACTAATATTAGATAGAAAAGCATATATGAAGCATAAAGTTGAGAGGGCTGAATATAAGGAAAGGAGAATATAGTGGCATTAGCAAGAGGTGTTAAGCGTGGTCGCAAGGCTATCATTCGGGAACATCGTTTGGTTGTGTTCTTGAGAGCATTTGATAGGTATTGCAATGGCGAAGTTCCAGCGGAGTATGTAGCGGAACGCCGCAATAAACTAAGGGAGATTAAGTAGTGAACAATGAAAGATATGCGGAGAATTAACAAAGTCTGGCAAGCGTGTAATCCATTAGGTGAGTGGTATACGTATGCTATTGTAGGTAGTGGTAAAAACTCATTTGTTGCTACGCTATCTAATGGAGCAATGGCAGACTATTACCAAAATAGGGTAGGAACGGAGTATTATGGAAAAGCTGGCTGAACAGTTATACGAAGCTTTGAAAATGGCTGTCGAAGCGTTAAGAGATAATGACATTGACGAGTCTATGGCTGGTGAATTTGAGATACTTACTGACGCTCTTGAGGCTTACGAAAACGCAAAGGAGATTAAAAATGGCTGAAATGGTATGGTGTAATTCCTGTAGCACAGTCGTTTGGGCTTATGACCATCAACCACATATGGACATATGTGGCTTAGTCAATATGTTTGGGTTGCCTTGTCCTAATTGCCACCAAACACATTGCTTTGATGGTTGGGGTACAGATGATATAACTAAACTTAACGGACAGCATCCAGAAGTGTTTGATAAGTGGTCGGCAATGAAGTATATTGCTAGACTGCGTAATTTAGAATGGAAGCCATCTGGTGATAACCGATGGCTGATTGAACATGCGTAAGGTGGTTATTCGTGGGTGAGTGCTTGACATTTCAAGCGGCTTATGCTATAATTAAGATAGTGGAATAAAAGGATGAAGCTAGGCTTCAGAAGGGTGAACAAACTGGAAGAATATTTGGCAAAACAAGAACAATATAAAGGGCACACAATAAAAATATACAAAGACCCTGAGCCGATTGACCCTAGAGACGGTGGGCATCAAGACAACTTTGGCACGATGGTGTGCTTTCACAAGCGGTATAATCTGGGTGATGAACACGGCTTAATCTCAAGTAACTTTGATGGGTGGTCGGAGTTAGAGGGTTATTTGATAAAGGAACTTGATGCGGCAGTAGCTCTACCATTATACGTCTATGACCATTCAGGAATTACAATACGAACTGCTCCATTCAGTTGCCCCTGGGACAGTGGACAGGTTGGGTTCATTTACGCCACCAGACAGAACATTAGGAATAATTATGGTGTCAAGCGTATCTGGAGAGGAACACTAGAGAGGGCAACCAAGCTCCTTGAGTCTGAGGTTGAGGAATATGACCGATACCTTACTGGGCAGGTCTACGGATACCGAATTGAGGACGCTGATGGCGAAGATGCTGATAGCTGTTGGGGGTATAGTGGTGAACCGTCAGAGATAATCAGCGAATGTAAGGGCATCATAGATAAGATAATCAATGAAGAGTTAGTACCTCTAGCTGATGCTCTAACTGGTGGTGAATATAGCAAGCGAAGGCAAAAGCACTACCCTAAAGTAGATGCGTTTGTCACTAAGGGTATGCAATTCAGGGCAAGCATCCGTGAGAGTATTATCTCCCCGACTTATGAGGTTACTATTGGTGGTGAAGAATGGAACAAAGGGAAGGGAAGAAACCACCAAGCAAAAATCCAAGAGCAGATGAATAAAATCTTGCGGGCTTTAGAACAGGGATATGCACGATGTATTCACGCTAAATAGGAGCGAAAATGGCTAAAATATACAGTGGTGTTCAAGGTATTCGTAAACCTGCTATCACCTTAGATTGGCAGGGGTATGAAAAACGTGCGGAGGCATATGTCCAGAAGATTAAGGACTATGCCAAACGGAACAGCAAGTGTCCCGAAGCTGGAAAAGAAATATACTTTCCTGTAGCCGATGGTAGAGCTTGTTATGTGGTGCTGTCCCTTAAACCAGTAGAACTCGTTCACCTTGATATAAATGATGGTTACCAGTTCCAGTATGTGAACAGGTTAACAGCGACAGATATTTGTGCTGAGGTAAAGCGTAATGAAGCCTTAGCGAAATTATTTAAGAGGTAAAGGAAGAAGCAAATGGGTGACTAAAATGGGTATGATGAAGCAATATTTAATGGAAAAGATAACGGAACTTGCTAATAAAATCGGAGTAACAGAGGGGCATATTTACAGTGATGATATTCTCTATGGTTTAGCAACAAAGTATGCTCAATTAAAACTAATGAGTGAGGCTAATGAAGGCAACGAGAGAACAGATTGAACAGCGAGAAGACGAACTAGCGGAACAGGAATACAAAGTAAAATATATTGACCTGCCAGGGGGTATCAAGCTGAATATTCATAATGCTGTATTAGAGGAGTTTGGGGTAAGAAGGATATTTAAGCTCACTTGTTTGGATTGTGGCAAGCCATATGAGGAAAAGGTTGAGGGTAATTTGGTTGAGATTTATACTGATATTCAATCAGAAATGCACTTGGAGAGTATAGAAAGCATTTGTCCTTCTTGCCAAGAAATTAGGAACAGGAAGGCTGACAGGGAAAAATGGTTTGATACCCCATAAAACTTTGAAAAAACAGAGGAAAAATGTCTCAAAAAGCCAAGAATTTGAAGCTAAAGTAGGATTGAAGGTGGGTCAGAAGGCAAAATAAAACATAATAAAACAAAGAAAAGGCAAGCAAATTACGGCATTTGGTAATTTAGTCAAAGCTAATGGTGCAAAATTGATAAGGTGATGATGTTATAATGAGGGAAGTAAAGAGCGATGGTGAGGGTGGCGATATTGAAGTAGAGAAATGGGGAAATGAAAGCACCTAAACCATTAGAGGGAAACAACTGTGATACCTGCGAAAAGCGATTTAATTGCTTTACATCTAAACAGTTGATATGCCCAATAGTGGTTGGTGAGAATATTGGTGGTTGCTGGACTAGCTATAACAATATGGCAGCGTGGGTTGATGGTGAGCTTAAATTATCTCTTTATTGTCTTATAAAACCAGAACAAATATTAAAACTGCTCAAGAAGGCAAAGTTCCGAACATATCGTAAATATGGCAAGGATTATCTTGAGGTGATAGATTGATTACATATAAAGGTAAGTACAATTCAGCCAATGTAATGATTGATGAGCTTGACGAGATAACCATTAGCCAGATTTACTCGTTTCTCAATCATCCTGCGTTTGCTAAGACACACATAGCAATCATGGCAGATGCTCATGCTGGTGCTGGAAGTTGTATCGGTTTCACTATGAAGATGAATGACTACATCATACCGAATGTGGTGGGTGTAGATATTGGTTGTGGCGTAAATGCTTATCCTCTTGAGGTAACAACCATTGATTTTGAACACCTAGACCATTTTATAAAGACACACATTCCAAGTGGCTTTAACATAAGAAGTATCGGTGAGAGAATGGCAAATGGTGTAAAACCACATCTTGTGTTTGACAGCAAATTCCGTAAGAAGGTTGTGGCACTTGCTCAGGACTTAAATCAAGAGGAAAGCAAGGTCATAGGTTCAATCGGCACTCTCGGTGGTGGAAATCACTTCATTGAGGTTGACCAAGATGATAATGGTCAATATTGGCTCTTAATCCATTCTGGTAGCAGGAATTTCGGGTTACGAGTTGCTAACTTCCACCAAAACAAAGCTAAAGAACTACTCAAGAGAATGTTTATGGGGCAGATGCTTACAAAGGTTTAGAGTATCTACCTATGGATATGGGTGGTGAGGAGTATCTGGCAGACATGAAGATTGCTCAAGAATATGCCAGCCTGAATAGAAATGTAATGGCAGGGCTTTTAATGTATAGCTTCTTCAAGGAAAAAATCTCCCCTGCTATTTCACCTTTTGTAAAGGCAGAAGGTGGTATCCACACAATTCACAATTACATAAACTTTGAGGACAAGATAATTCGCAAAGGTGCGGTCTCGGCACACGATGGGGAACGATTAGTAATTCCCTTTAATATGCGTGATGGAGTTATGATAGGTATTGGTAAGGGCAGTAATAAATGGAACTGCTCTGCACCGCATGGGGCAGGGAGATTACTGTCCAGAAGTCAAGCCAAGAGACAGCTAGACCTTGACGAGTTCCAAAGTCAAATGGAAGGTATCTATACCACTACCGCAACAATTAACACCATAGATGAAGCACCGATGGCATACAAAGATAAGAACACAATTGTTGAGGCTATCGGGGAGACAGTTGATGTTGAGTTCTTTATGAAATCAGTATATAACTTTAAGGCAGGTGGAGAGTAGTGCTGGAACGAGTATTGTGGAAGTTGAGCACGAAAGCACAAAAAGCCCGCAAAATACTAAAAGCAAGGGATTTGATACCCGAAGATTACGTTACTGTTAAGTGTAACAAATGCGGCAGAAAGTTGTGCTTCTATCCTTATAGTGTGTTATTACCACCAAAATGCGAATGTGGTAATGAGGATAGTGGCAACTGTAGGAATTGGTTCAAGGGTGATTTTGGGAGTTTCAGATTAGTGGCAATAGAAGTGCTATGTTTTCCGAATATACTGGGGGAACTTCAATGAAAACATACCAGGATAAGAATAGTCCTCTTTATGATGGATTGCCCTTCATGGAGATAGAGGGGGAGTCGTTCACTTACCCCTGCCGAGTTGAGATCAAACTTGACGGCGAGATGCAATATGTTATCAAACAAGAAGGTAAACTCTATCTTGCTAACAAACCTGAGCATGGTAGGATACGGATGGAGATGCCAGTTCTCAACGAAATTGAGGATAAAATTCCAGATGACAGTGTGTTCCTAGCTGAACTTGTTTGGGGCGGTGGTAAAGATTTCTATGACTTTGCAAGGCACAAACTTGATCCTAATTGTAGTCTTGGTTTCTTTAGTTGTCTCGAATACGCTGGACGCCAGCTTTGGAATAATCTAACATATACAGCAACTAGAAACTTCTTAGAGCAATTGAAATTCTACACTCCAAATGCTGTGCTTATTCCTAGTGTTATTGTTGCCGACCAACAAGAACTAGACGACTTATATCAGATAGTAATTGATGGGGGATACGAAGGAATTATTGCCAAAACTCCAGAGTCAAAGTATATCAATGGCATAACATACGAATGGACAAAGCGGAAATTTGAAACTGAGGGTGATTTTGTTATTATTGGCTATCAATCTGGAACTAGAAGGGCAAAAACATTATCTATTCTAGTTGGTCATAGAGTAGATGGTGAAATAATTCCACTATCATACGTTGGTGGTGGCTTTGGTTCTAAGACGGTAATGAAAGAAACTTTGCTCACCGTATTAAACGGTATGGTGACAGGGCATAAAGGCGATGAAACATATGTTGACCAGAAAATTGTAGTTAAGGTAAAATATAATGGCGTAATACGTAATGAAGATGGCAGTGTTAATTCTCTACGGCATCCTCAGTTTAAAGGTATTCGTCTTGATAAGAGTATTGATGGGGTTGATACAGTAAAATGATACGGCATGGTTATGGTCAATACCCTGCGGCATTTGTATGCACAGATTGTGACCATTTGTTTGCTCTAGCGGAACATGACTTTGATAGGTGTCCTAGATGCGGTGAAACTTCTAAGTTTTTTACTTGTAATTGGAGTGGTATAGCTGGCAAAGTAGACCAAATATTCTGTGATAATTGTATAATTAGATTTAAGTGTTGGACAGAGAGAGAGAATAAAGAGGGCAGAGAGCAATGATACGATTAGACAGTAGCGATAACATTACTATTAAGGTTAGGGAACTCAAAGAAAAGCCAGGAAAAGAAATAATTCTTGTATTTGATAAGTATGAAATACTTTTAGATAATAGATGTTTGGGGCAGAGTACCAAAGCTTGTGATAAGTGTAAACTAAAATTCCGTTGCTATACTGGAGATGCTCTGCGTATAAACTTCAATGATGATTTGCTTAAATTGTCACTTCCATCGGAAAGACCTACTCTCGGTGAGATAATCCAATGGTATCTTGCAAGTAAAGGTGTAGACCAGAGTTTGACAGGGATTTATGTTGAGAAAGAGGGAAAGGAGAAAAGGCTACGAAATTTAGATGCTTGAAATGTGGCAAAGACTTTACTACCTTATCTGAGCGTGATAAGTTTAGGAAGTTTGCCTTCACACATTTTATATTAGATAAAATGATTTGTCCTTACTGTCATGCTAGTAATTGCCACTTGCTTCCAACTAAGATAAAGAGAGGCAGAAACAAAGGGTTAAGTAGAGGATATGCAGGATGGAACGCAGACCGCCCTCAACCAAACATTATCCTTCATCAAGATTGTCGGTCAAGATTGTCAGGAAGCATGGATACTGGCTATGAAGTAGTATGTGAGGGGTGTCCATGTGTTTTCAATTGTTGGACTGGTAATGTAGATGATGGTGAACATATTCCTCCCATAGGGAAAAGCCCCGAAACTAAAAAAGAAGAAGCTGTAGTAAAAGTAGTGGTAAAAAAGCGTGATGAGCAATTGGAACAGCTTCAAAATCTGAGAGAGAAGATGGGTAAAGTTGGGTTAAGTTATGAAACTAAAAACGGATTTGGATACTGTAGATTGGGCGGAACAATCTGGAAATTACTCACGGAAGATTTGGCATCAGTAAGAGACGATAGTTGGGCAACAGCTAAAACATCTGTGATTAAAAGGTCATTAGATAATAAAAAGATTGATACAAAATATTTAAGGTATTTGGTATGCAAGCTAAGTTAGCAAAGGAGTTAGGTTACTTTAGATGCGTTGGCACATGGTGAACATACTAGCTTGCACAAGCGAGGAGGAATAGGGCTTGACAACTAATGTGGCTCGTGGTATAATAAAGGGTGGGGTGATAGGTTTCAATGCTTTACTGTGTTTAATTCCTTACCTAAGTTTGTAACTAAAAACCCACGTAATACCTTAATTTCTACCCAAATAGTAAGGAGAGGATAAAAATGGCAAGAAAAATGTCTATCTCAATCGGTGGGGGGTTTCTCATTCCTGTTAGACTAGACAATGTAGCAAGAGGAGCCAAGAGTAACTTGCACGAATACCATAAAGATGATATGGGACTTGGTGGCAGAAAGAAAATCTGCAAAGCTTGCGGCAAGGATATTACAGATGCCGATATTGTCAAGGGTCTTGAAGTGAGTAAAGGTAATGTGGTAACCTTTACTAAAGAGGAACTCGCCACGCTTCCATTATCTACCACGAAGAACATTGAAATTGACCGATTTGTTGAGGCAAAGGAACTTAACTCGCTAACATTTGACACTGGTTATTACCTTTCACCGCAGGAAGTCGGGGCGGAAAGTGCTTTCAACCTTTTTATGGAGGGTCTGAAAAAGCTTGGCAAAGTAGCAATCGGTAAAGTAGCAATATCACAGCGAGAAAATCTCTGTGTTATTCACCCCACAAATGGTGGGTTGGTGCTTTCTACTATGTTCTGGAACAACGAGATAAAACCATCTCCACAAGTGCCAAAACATCAAGTTACTGATGAACAGATCGACCTGATAACGCAGGTTATTAGCAAGTATTCGGGGGTATTTAATTATACCGATTACTCAGACAAGTATCTTGACGCTCTGAGTGTACTGGCAACGAAGAAGCTTGCTGGTGAGGTAGCTCAAGTAACTACTGAACAAGATAAACCACAGCAAAATCTTGAGGATGTGTTAAAGGCACTAGTGAAGGGGAACTGATATGAAACGTTCTACTCTGGCTAGTATTTTGAGTGGGATAGCGTTGCTCAGTGGACTTGCTTGTGCATTTGCAGGATTGTTAATGCTTGCATGGAATATAGTTGGTGTTGCGGCGTTATCAATTGCAGCCCCACTATCATTTCTAACAGCATTAAAAGGTGTTGCCATTTTCTGTGGGGTGGTTGTATTGGTTAATATTATTCGTTCAATGGTGCAAGTTTATATACAGAAAGCCCAAATGAAGATGTTGTATAAATTAGAGAAGGAAGCAGAAAAGGCACAAGAAGATGACGACCTTCTTCGACATTTCCGCCCAAGTTGAGGAGTTGCGGAGTGAAGTGGTGCTATTCCACTCATGGGGGATATAGCACGAAAGTCGAGCTATTGAGTGAGTCGCCAGATTGTAACAAGTTGCAATCAGGATTACAAGTAACCAACCAAAACAGTGGTGCGGCATCGCTTCACCCGACTCGGTAAGAGCAGGAAAATGGAGGCAGTTATGAGTGAGGAACTATTAAAAATCGCACCGTTTTGGATGGTGTTTGACCCTAATATTCAGTTTGCCGTAATGATGATAGTAGTGATGAGGATTATAACGATAGTGAGGATGATGATATGACATTAGACCACATACCAAAGATTGCCGAAGAGCAGATTAAAGAGCAATTCGGTATGCTTAACCAACAAATTGTTCAAGGTCAAATTAAGCCTTGGCTCAATGAGGAGTTACATAACTTACACAACAAAAACCCCGTTCTTTTTCATTACATTGTAGAGAGGGCAAACAAATTAGCGATGGGTGCAGTAATGGTAGGTGACCCAAATTCCATTTCTGTATCAATGGCATTAGAATATATGCTTTTGCTTAGAATTTTGGATGCTGGAATTAGTAGTACTGTAGGATTAAAGCAATTCACTGATATTATGGGATGTTGGTTCAAGAATGAAGATTTGAAGGGATTGAACGATATAGGAAAAAACAATAATGAGAAAGATAAGCAACCGTAAAAGGCGTGTTGTTCCAATCGGTGAAGGGTTTACTGGTAAAGACAAGGAAGATAACCTAAATAAGTTTCTCGCCACTCCCGAATATCAAACACTTTGGAGTAGGTTGGAAGAAACCAAAAAACGTTTGCCCTGGACACGGAGCACAGTTGATAGCTTAAAAGCTTTCGTGGAAGGGAAGGGAAGTCTCACGGATAAGCAGAAAAGCTTTGCCACAAGTCTCTACATTGATATGTGTGTTATGAGTGATGATAGGTTATTTGAGCAAGTAGAGACAAGAAAAGTGGGATATCGGCTATTAGACTTGGAGCTAGGGAGAGCAAGAAATTTTGTTATTGATGTAATGTATAAGACTGACACTAGACCATTTAGTTTAGGGCAGATGAGAGCACTCAATAATATAGCAAAACGGCAACGAGTTAAACTTACCCAAATTCCGAAATTGGTTGATGGCGAGACATTTGATGGTTGGTTTTTAATAGCAACCCAAGAAAAGGCTAATGTTTGTAGCCGAGAGTAGCAGTTGACAAAGCTAACGGCATGTGATATAATTAAAGAAACAGTGGAGAGGGTTGATTTATGGAGAATATTACGCTTATCCAGTTAATCCTAAAGCGTTGCTCAGAAGTTGGTCTTACAGCTATGCTTTGGGGGCGTCATGGTATTGGTAAAAGCATGATTACCAGAGAAGTATTTGAGGCACTAGATTATGACGTTATTGACCTTAGACTCGGACAGCTTGAGGTTGGTGACCTCATTGGTATGCCAGCACAGGAATACTACTGTCCGAAGTGCCAAACCAAGTATGGTTTTGGGGTAAAAACTGCTTACTGTCCGATGTGTGAACAGCAAGAACAGGCTAAAATTCCTATCATCGGTAGAACGGTCTGGTTAGCACCGTCATGGTTTCCGTCAAATGGTGAGAAACGCTGTATTTTCTTTGATGAGTTCAATCGTGGTCGTCTTGATGTACAGCAAGCGGCATTCCAGATTGTGCTTGACCGTAGAATACATACTCACAAAATTCCTGATGATTGTGCGATTGTGTGTGCTTGTAATCCACCCTCAACCGATGCTGGCACTGGTCAAGAATACAATGTGGAAGAAATTGATCCCGCTTTGCTGGATAGGTTTGTTAATATGAAATTCACTTTGACCACACCTAATTGGTTAAGGTGGGCACGTGATTATGGGGTAATGGGGGACATTATTGATTTTATTGCTACAGAGGAGAAGTTCCTCGGCAACGATGCGATAGATATACCTGTTGAAATTACCCCATCTCCACGTTCCTATGAGTTTCTACATAAACTTCTAAGTGGGGATACTATCCCAAGAAAATATTGGGCAGAAGTTGCAGAGACAGTAATTGGACCGACTGCCGCAATTGCCTTTACGCAGTCTCTAAAAACTGACCTTGATAAACCAATTAAAGCGGCTGACATCTTCAACCATTTCCCTAAAGTTAGGGATAGAGTTGTGGCACAAGTGGAAGCTGGTGAAGGGGATGTTCGGTTTGACTTGCTCAGAGTTACACTTGATGAAATAAATCAGTGTCTTGCTAGTGGTAAGTCAAGTAAATATAATGAAAAGCAACTTACTAATCTCGGTAACTTCTTTATACTTTTACCAGAGGATTTGGCATTCTCAGTGTTGAAAGACCTTGCTTTGAATAATGATATAAACGATAGGCTACTGCTCAAGCGTGATGATTTGTTCTCAATCTTGAAACAGACAAGAGGGGATATTGGTTAAGAATGGGTAGGAGTATTAGTTGTAACAGTAAACTGAACAGGAGCACAGTATGAAGGAACTTATAGAGCTTGAAGTGATAGAACTTTTGCTTCAACATAAGCACTTCTACGGACATTTACTCCAACAATTCCGTAGACATAGTGTTGACCATAAAACTAATGTGGGGGCAGGTCAAGTAATTAGAACGCTTGCCGTTATGATAAGCAATGAACTTCAACCTCATTTGTTTATCAATAATATGTTTTATAATAGTGGCGATTACGACAAGAGTAAACCTGCTCAACATTCGTGGGGGTTAACCCAAGAGGAAAAGATTGCTGTTTTGGAACATGAAATTTTGCACATTCTTAATAAGCATCTTTTACGAATAGAAAATCGTAATCATTATGTGTGGAACATTGCTTGCCTAAAACCAGAAACTATCTTATTGGGAGATAATAAACCTATCAAAGATTTACAAGGCGGAGATTTTGTGTTTGGCAAAGGTGTTTTACAATCAATTAAAGCAATAGCTAATTATGATTATGATGGTAACATTTATTCCTTTAATCCAAGAGGGATGTTACCTATTGAAACTACTTACAATCACCCAATATTACTTGTTAAACGATTGAATAAGAATAGGGCAAGAGGAGATGATACATTCTCGGCTCCCTACTGGAAATTAGCTCATACAATAAGAAGTGGTAAATATTCTAAATTAGCAGTTCTTATTCCGAAAATTAAAGGAACTTTTGATAGCCCTACATTAGATATGACAAAATATGTTAAAAATATCAAGTCTGCTCACAACTGGCATATAAAAGAATTTCCAATCAACAAAGAAACTGCTTGGGCATTGGGATATTATGTGGCTGAAGGTTCAGGGGAGGGAACTCCAGAATTCTCTTTTAAAGATGCTACCCCAGTAGAAAAATGGGCAGATATTGTTGAGAGAAACTGTGGAATAAAAACTAAAGTTTATTACAATAAGAAACATGCTGATACTCGTTCTCCAATTTTAGCAAGAGCTTTCAATAGTTGGTGTGGTAAAGGAGCACATAATAAACAAATCCCTGACTTTATAATGAACAATGTAAACAAAGAAATTATTTCTAGCTTCTTTGAAGGTTATGAAGCAGGAGATTATTGCCAATCTAATAAGCAAGTAAAAACAGTAAGCAAAATTTTAGCGTTACAATTACAACTTCTTGGGTTTAAAATTGGCAAATACTTTGCTATTCATGATTATGGTAAGTATTATACTTTAATTGATACCGAAAACGGGGGAAGAAATTTTGTTGATTTGGGTGATTATGTTGCTTCTTTATTAACAGAAAAACCAAAGAAGGAACATTATGTTGGCAAAGTATATAATATTACTACTCCTGACCATACTTTCTTGGTAGCTAATGCTATTACACACAATTCTGACCTTGCCATAAATCAGTATATTAAGGGATTGCCATATGGTGGAATGTGTCCAGAGTGTAATATATTTGTGAGGAAAACACCATCAGGGCAATTTCCCACTTGGTGTCCGATGTGTAATATGAAACTTAATCCGAAAGTTAATGTTTTTGAACCCCTTGACATTCATAATTTTAGGATTGATAACAAAAAGGTTGACCTTCAAAGTGAGAAAGCTTCTGAGGTTTATTATGATATTTTATGGAGTAAAATTCCAAAATACGTAATAGAGATTGGGAGTAAAATTACTAACCAACAAGAGAAGGCAGCAAAAGAGCAAATGAGAGAAGGTCAGGAGGGGCAGGCTGGTAAGGGTAAGGGGCAAGCTGGTCAACAGGGTCAACAAAGTGGGCAAGGTGGACAAGGTAAACAAGGACAGCAAGGCTCTGGACAGCAAGGTTCTGGTCAAGGGCAAGCCAAAGACCAGAATAGTCTTGGCAATCAAGAAGGTCAAGGGCAAAACCAGCAAAAAGGCAAAGGTGGTGGTGATGGGAGCTACGAACAAAAAGAAGATGAAGGTGATAGCACTGGCGGAAAGAGTCAACAGAAAGCTGAGTCTAAAACTGAGTCTCCTAGAGCTGGTAGTGGTTGCGGTGTAGAAGTTAATGGAATAATGATACCAATGCCTATGGATAACCACGAAGCTTGGGCGGCAGATAGTGATAACAAAGAAATGGCACATGAGAAAATCAAGGAGATGGTCAAGAAAGCTGTTCATAAGGTTAATGAGAAGTCTCAGGGGTATATGCCAGCATGGTTGAAAGGTCTTGTTGATGCGTGTCTTGCCCACAAGACTATAACTTGGAAATCTGAATTACGCAGGTTCTATGGTTTTCGCCAGTTCTCTCACTTTGTAAGCACTCGCAAGAGAATGAACAGACGCTTCCCTGTAGTATTCCCAGGCTATAAAGTTATGCGGAAAGCACACTTTGTGGTGGCAACAGATAGCTCAGGTAGTGTGGACGATAAAGAATTTGCTATGTTCTGGAAGGAAATTGGGGCAATGTTCTCCGCAGGTGTTAGTATAACTCATGTGGAATGCGATGCCGATATTACTCATGTTAAAGACTACAAGAGAAAACCACCAACAGGTCAAGGTATTAAGAGGTATGGCTATGGTGGAACTGACTTTACTCCTGTGTTTAAGTTCGTGAAAAAGGGTGTTTATAAGAATGGTAACGGTGAGAGCTTCAAATTGAAGCAAAAAGTGGATGGTATCATATACTGTACGGATGGTGCTGGTACTTATCCTCGTTCAATACCATGCCCCACGATATGGGTTGTCACGCCTGAGCACTATACTGGGGGATGGTCACCTAAGCTCGGCAAAATTATTGTGATGGAAAATGATTGAATTAGGTACAACAAAACGAGGAAAATGACTAAGATTTGTAGCATAAACCATCACATTGATGGTGAGTATGTGAAGGAAGTTTACGATGTCAGTAAATGTATTGAATGTGGTTGGCGGTTAGAACCAAAAACTACAGAGATACTAGGATTGTATTCAATAACCTCCCTTAACAGGTGTCTTAAAAGCCCCCTTAAAACCCATGGGTTAAGGATAATTAGAAACATTCATATAATGCCATCTTGGTGTCCGTTGCCTGAAAAGGAGGAAGGAAAATGAAAGATAAAGGACACGACTAATTGCCTATACTCAAAAGAGGTCGCGCCCAAGATATTTTTAGAGTGCAAGGGATATATCAATGCAAGAGAATAAGACCAGAGAGCAAACTATCAAACTACGCAATGAAATGCAAATTGAGATAAAGGCGATTGAGGGGCAAATTTCGGATGGTTCTGCTAAAAATCTCTATGTTGAGGAGAGGGAGCAGTTAAGGCAAATTAAGATAAAGAAGCTATGCGTAGAAAGCCAACTTGTTGCTTCACTTCCTATTGAAATTGAGGGATTTTTGGCGGAAGATGTTGGTGATGCAGTTGACCGTGATGAACACGGCACTATTCGTGAGATTTTTCAGTATCTAGGTTGTCCAAATTTTAATAGTAAACATCCTGGCATGTCTCGCATAGCTTACGATGAATTTAGGGATGTAAGTGAAATCTTAAAGCACAATACTGAAAGATTTTTGAGAATAACTATTGAGGCTATTCCACTTGGGGAAAGCGAAAACTGTGCGAAATGCGATAATAGATTTCGTTGCCTTACCACAAGGTGTAAAAGTTGAAACATCTGACTAATGAGAGCATAGGAAACACATAAGTGAGGCTTTGAAAGGAAGCAAGTAGACAAACTAGAATAAATAATCTTTATATGGTATGCAATGGCAAGCGTAAGACAGCAGGCGGTTATAAGTGGGAACATGGAAGTTAAACCTCATATTATTAAACATAAAATAGGTTATTGTAGTTTTTGCGGTTTTACACATGACACAGTAAGACCATATACAATGACCGAAGGTGACCATATTATAATAAAACCTATCTGTACCTCTTGTCGCAAAAAAGAAAGAGAAAAAAATCGTCTAGTATTGTGTGCTTGTTGTGGGTTAGTTAAAGGCACAAATCTCTTTCCTACTACAATAGAACGTCTAACTTTTGAGGGTGTTAATACCTGTAATTTTATAGTTCCGCTTTGTAAGGAATGCAGAGAAAAGCCACACTCAGAGATAAGAAGTAAACTTAACTTGGAAGTTACGAGTATCTGTGGAACTTGTCCAGATAGGTTTAAGTGCTATACATCACAGCATGAGATAGCAACGGAAAGCCAAGTGTATCAACAAGACCCTCAAAGGCTTCACAGAAATCCAAAGGTAACTAAGAGGTTCTGGCGATGAGAAGAGAAATAGATGAGATTAAAAGGGGCAACGAGCTGATTAGACTTCTTGGGTTGGAAAACAAGCAATTAAGGAAAGGGAAGTGGTAATGAATAAAGAAGAAATTTTGCTAGAAATGGTGATAATCTATAAAAAATACTTTAGCATTGTGGAGCAATTAGGTGCTATCACTATGTCGCCATACGATAAAGAGCGACTTGAATTTCTCGAAAAAAAATTGCATGAAAACGAAAATTAAAGAAGATGTTAGGGGGGATTATATCATTTGTGATGGGTAGTTAGGCAGGCTATTCCCCGAAATAATGGACACAGAGAGATTGGTGTAGCCACAAATAAGGTTTGACTTTAATTGGGGCTTATGATACAATGGTTATAGTGAGGTGAAAGAATGGAAGGATATGAATTGCTACCCAAGAAAGTAAGGGACTGTCGTGCTACTAAAGGTAATACCTTTGACACAGATTGCGATGCTTGCAAAGACAGGTGTGCTTGTGCTACTGGTTGTCACGAAATACCTACCAAAGCACACATAGAGCTAGTTAAGCACCTGCGTCAGTGTGTAGCAAGGGGAGAGTTTGATTGAGTTAAGGATGGATTACGAAGAAAGGTTCAAAACTGCAATTACTGAGGCAGAGAAAGAAGAGGAGAGGGAAGCCAAAGCGGAGGAAAAGAATACAGAAAACAGCAAAGACTATTGAAGAGTGACACCCTGCTGGCAATGTCATTTATGTTAGATTTGAACCATACGGCAGACTTGAATGTTGGTGGATAGATGGACTGTCACCAGAATTGCAAAGATTGTTGTGTACTATGGGGAGGTAAAACAATGTCACATTTTTATGGGAATATTCAAGGCGATCGTGGTGAAGCTACAAGGGGCGGAAGTAAGGATAGCGGAATTGCTGGTCATATCCGAGGCTGGCGTACAGGAGCTAAAATTGAGTGCTACCACGATGATGAAAGTGGCAAAGATATTGTTCGTGTCTACAAAACAGGTGGAAGCGGTGGTGGTAATAGAGAACTGATTGCTGAGTGGGGCACGGATTATTACAAACCTATTAAGAGGATTTGTGAAGGTGTTTTACAGGGCGAGGAGTGCGAAACTTGCGTGAACAGGTTCAAGTGTTTTACGGAGAGGTAATGCGAATAGTGCGTTACATATTAGGTGGTGAGGAGCTTGGTGATGGTTATTGCGATGAACATTGTAATAACTGTGAGGTTAAGTTTCAATGTTACACAACGAAATGTGAAGTCCTCATTATGTCTAAATTAACACCAGAACGGTTTCATTTGATACAACCCTATTTCTTAGCATTAAAAGAATGTAAGGAGTTATGCAAAGTGTGTGGCAGATATAATTGGGGTTCATGTGAAGCAGATAAATATGGAATTTTGATTGGGGAGTTACCTCAGCACAATTACAACAGTATTTAGATACTAGATGGGTGTTGGGGGAGCAAGATGGGGGTAGAAACAGTGTCCTATATGAGCATACCAAATCTATATAAGGAACAAGAAATACTTTTATTTAGGGAAGTATATGCCTTAGAGAAAATTCACGGCACTTCTGCTCATCTTTCTTATACACCCGATAAGGAAACTACTCTCGGTAGCCGACTAGCATTCTTTGCTGGTGGGGGAAAGTATGAAACTTTTATTGAACTCTTCGATGCTGAAGCAATAAGAACAAAACTTGATGAAATAGCCCCACCGAACAACAAAGTCCACGTCTACGGTGAGTTCTACGGTGGAAAAATGCAGGGGATGAGGAAAGTCTATGGTGACAAGCAGAAGTTTGTGGCATTTGAGGTTAAGATTGGAGACACTTGGTTAAATGTTCCAAATGCAGAAGATATTTGTAATAAACTCGGTATTGAATTTGTCCATTATAAGAGAATTCCTACTACTCTTGAAGCAATTGATGCCGAAAGGGATGCTCCCTCTGAGCAGGCAGTCAGAAATGAGATGGGAGAGCATCATCGTGAAGGTATTGTGCTCAGACCGATTGAAGAAGTTGTGCTGAACAGCGGCAAAAGAGTAATTGCTAAACATAAGAGGGATGAGTATAAGGAAACCAAAGCCCCACGTCAAATTAGTCCAGAGAAATTAAAAGTTATAGAGAACGCAAAGGTAATTGCTAACGAATGGGTAACGCAGGAGAGATTAAACCACATTTTGACAAAAGGTGTAGTCGAGGCAACAATAGAGAACACAGGTAAAATAATTGCCTTGATGACCGATGACATTCTTCGGGAGGCTGAGGGTGAAATAGTTGACTCACCCGATGCACGCAAACAAATAGGTCGTTTAACAGCTTTGATGTTTAAGGATTATCTGAAAGAGAGAGAGTTTGGAGAAGATAGCCGATAGGTATATTAAAATTGAAAAGGAGTTGTTACGAAAATACTAACAGAGCGACAGATAGAGGATGCAGTTTTTAATGGTGAAAGATTTGTAGCTTCTAATAAGCGAGGTGCTGGTAGAAGAGCAATAACCCAAGCTCAACTAGACCAAGATGAGATTGATGGTAAGGCTGAATGTCAGCAGAGGGTTGAGAGGATATTGGACAAACTTATGCTGCTATTTTCATTTGAGTTAGCCCAAAAGGTAAAGTCTATATTAAAACAGGAGGCAAGTAATGAGAGAATTTCCAAGTAAAACTCCAAAAGCAACAATGGATGACTATGTGAGAGAGGAAATCCACAGGACTATTGTCGAGACACTAGCTTGGGTGGTTGATGTCGTTCCTAAATTACCTGAAACATTTTTTGACTCAGTTCCAGCCGATATTCTTAGCAGTCTGTGCGAGGAATTAGAAGCCTGAAGACATTAGTAATAGGAGAAGATAATGGATACTAAAACAATTAAATGTCCTATATGTGGGGAGCCGTATACTTTTTATCCCTATTCGGTGGCAGACCAATCAGCTTGCCCAAAGTGCGTGGCAAAAGCTAGGCAAAATACACCTAAATGGAAGAAGTGAAACCAGTAGTAGGAGAGGATAATGGATGAGATAGTAGAAATAATAGCTAAACGAATGCTGGTATACTGGATTGGTGCTGTTTCTGATAATAGAGAGAGATGCTCTCTATGCTGATTTAACTGAAATAGCCAAAGTAATCTACAAGGAAATCAAACCTCTAATCCTCTCCGAAGTAAGGTAGGAGCTTGAGGGATGGCACGAAATAGTAGAGGAGAAGAAATGACGTCTAATAGAAAGATAATACTAGCTATAATTATCTGCCTAGCTGTATTCGTAGGGGTTAACGTCTATTCCTATAATCAGGTATATGGCTCTGAACTAAGCAGGGAAGAACAGCTAAATCTACCAAGCCACTTCCACTCAGTTGAGGACTTAGAACAGTTCCTAGCTAAGGTACAGGAAGAGACCAAAGGTGTAACTAAATTTGATACTGACTGTGACGATAGAGCTATGTCACTACAACAGAGGGCATTGGAGGAGGGTTGTATCCTATCACTTGAGACACTAACAAGGGCGGAATATAGACAATACTATGGTAGAACAATATATGGGGGTCGTCTGCACTTGATTTGCAATGCGGCGATAGGCAATGAACTCTGGTATATAGAGCCAAGGGATAATAGAATTTGGATAGGAGCGTATCTAGATTGATATGCGGTGTAGAGGCAAGCTGGGTAATAAGATGTTTATTCCTGCACTGGTTGTCGGGGTTGGCGGCAGCCTCGGTAGTATCCTGCCTGATTTTGACCATATTACGACCTACTATCAAGGAGAGATGCAGCGTGGTGTTTTACATTCTGATATTTCTGTTATCGTTTTCATCTGCGTGGCTGTGGCATCTCTATGCGGACTTTGCACAATTAGGTTTTTAAGGAGGTGATAGATTGACTAAAGAAACAACAAAATGGTATGAAAGCACATTGGATTGGCGAAGAGAGGTAGTGTTTAGAGAATCTACATCAGGATACAGGTGGGAATAATGCTAAGTAGATTGACTGATAAATAAATATAAAGGAGTTGTTATGAAAAGATTAACAGATAAACAGATAATGCCTATATTAAATAGGCTAAGACCAGCAAGCATTTTTCATGTTAGGTCGTTAGGTAGAGATTTCAAAAGGGATGTATTCCCTCTACTTCAAGCTCAACTAGACCAAGATGAGATTGATGGTAAGGCTGAATGTCAGCAGAGGGTGAAGGATGAGAGGCAGAGAATACTTTCTATGGGGTGGAAGAAATTTCTGAAAGAGTTAGAGACTGAACTTGACGAAAGGTGTTTCGGGTAAGCTCTAAAGGAGGAATTATGAAGTATATAGATATTATGTATTGTTTCTTGTGTGGGTTGCTTGGTGTGGTGATGGCGCATTTCTTCAGCGTTTTGCAATGGCAATGGTGGGTAATAGTTTTCCCTGCCTGTGTGGGGTTTGCCATCCTAGAGGATTACTCTAAAAGACAGATTATTAAGGAGGGTGAAAAATAACAGACCAAGAAATCCTAAAGAAAGCTAAACTATTCCGAAAGAAAGTATGCGAGCTATGTATGGAGGAAGATTGTTTAATCAGATGTCCTTGGCATAAACCCTGTAAGTTCCACAGATTATCGGAAAAGATATTTCGTATAGCTCTGGGAGGTAAAAATGACAGACCAAGAAATCCTAAACGAAGCTAGGGAGAAGATAGATGCTGAGATTATTATTGCTTATGAAACAACTGCTAGGCAAGTAGCCTCTAAGAGAGTAGACGAAGAGGAGTTTAAGCGAAAACTCGCAGAGAATGTTAGGAAGCAAATCCTCAATCTCAAAGTCGGCAAACTAACCATAGAGGAACTCATTAAACTATCTATCAGAGCCGATAAACCCGATAGGTCTCTTGAGATAGTATGGGCTAAGGGGGAATTGCCTGAAGTTGATGAGGCATATAAGGATTTTGGAGGCAATGATAGTATCTGGGAGGAGTCTCAACTGGCTATGCTCAAACCACCATATAACTATCACCAAGTAGTAGGAGAAGAGAAATGATATATCATCACACTATTTTAGAACCCAAAACTTTAACATTCAAAGCGGAGTATTATAAATGTCCTGACTGCAATAAGAAATTAGAACGACATATTATCTGTGAAGGAGCACGGTTTCATGTAAAAAGCTGGAGTAATCTAGGAACGCAATGTAGTTGTGAGCAATGTGAAGTAAACCATAAATGTGTGCGGCAAAAAGTCAGATAAGGGAGCTCAACAGGATATGCTGAAATATAAATATCACCATCAAATCCTACTCTTATTTTAGGAGATGAAGATTGCCAGCTAGGTTTACGGGTGAGTTGGTAAATACAGAATGGTTTCTAGTGCGAAAGCACTTTAAGCAAGCTGGCTACCCGAAAGGGGCGGCGTGAGTTAGGGCGTAGGTCTATCCATAGCTCACTTTCGAAAGTAGGCTACTAGCCAGCATAAATCTAACAGGAGGGAAAAGGGAATGAAAAATAAGGACAGAGCTAAAAAGGAACGAGATGCTTACATTAAGGCACGGAATATTTTACGCTTCCAAGCGTATGTTGATTACAGCAAGGCTTGGGATGCTTTCACAAAGACACTAGATGCTTATACTAAAGCCTTGCAAAGATTAGTAAATTAAGAAGACTGGGAGGTAAAAGGAAATGGTAATTAAATATAAACTTACTATAAGCAGCACAGAAAATAGGGAACTTCACCTTACTGGTAATTTGGATAACATTGTAAGGGATGTGCTCCATGCTATCCAGGTTGTTTACTATGACATCACTCTCAACCCGTCTCTGGTTGAAGCGTTTGCCCTTCAGTGTGAGGAAAAACTTAAACAATGGGCAGAGCGAAATAATGGAGAGATAGAAAAGGTATTTGAAAACCCTATGGCACAAGAAACTCATAGCAGATAGTAAATTGGAGCTGAAAGGAAATAAAAATGCAGGACAAACATTATAACTTAAGAATTGGAGACACTGTAGAGTTCAAAGCAGGAGCTTTTGAGAAAAAGACAATGTATGGGACAGTTAAATTTTTGGAGCCAAATGGTTTCTATATCGTGATAAGTAATGGGCAGAATTACCAAATCCATTGCAGAGACCTTAAACTAAGAAGGTTAATAATACAAGAGGAAGAAAATGTATTTAGTGAACAACCTAGCTGAGAGATTGGCTTGCCATGTAGGTATGATAGCTGTTTTGATTACCCCCCCCCCCCCCCCCCCCCCCCCCCCCCCCCCCCCCCCCCCCC